CCGTTTAAATCTTTAAGAGCTCCGTCCAACGTCATTGACCAGATCGGTGTCAAGAGCACCTTCGCTTTGTCGTAAACATTTTTGAGAATAGCTTTCTCGTTGTCGCCCTGTAGAGCGATTGCCTGTTTCCGGTAAACCAATCAAGGTACGCTCGCGCTAAATCCCCGTCATTTGCGTAGTCACTTGGATTTGGTGCATTACGCAAAGCGTCTTCCAATGGATTTACGTTGTTAAATTTAATACCTTTCGCGCCACATTCTCCGCAAACTGGCTTCCAATCACGTACAAATGAATTCACGTTGTCTTCGTTTTCATGCCCATTGGGGCATGTCCATTTCATGACCTGTGACATGTCTTTATCCTTTCGAAGCCTCCAATTGAAGGATTTATCCCTTTGGTGCCGCAAGATAATTTTTCAAAGCAAGAATAAGTGACGCAACCTGCGCCTCAGAAAGATAAGCGCAATGGTAATCGAACTCGCTACCGATTTGAAGCAACATTACACCGTCGCCCAATGATTCATCTGCCGCGCTCACGTTTATGCGTGTGGCTTCGGTCGTAGCGACCGAGGCAAAGAAGTCTTGTCGTGTTATTTTTGCATAGCCAATCTGTTTCGCAGCCAGTCTGGCCGCTCTATTAAACTGCGCCGTTGTACATTTCGAGAAGTCGAGACCGTTTAATGACATGCGTTCTTGAATGGTTTCGGCGGCAGAAATATCGACATTAAGCAATTCTGAAATTTGTTCCGTGGCGCGATTCACGCTACCCTCCGCAAGCAATTTGTGGCACAAGTTACCGATCGTTGTCTCAAACCGCTGATGTTTGCAGCGATTGGCGCGTTGTGATTGACGTACAATGTTTTTATTCTCCACTTCCTCGGCGCGCTCCAAATGACGAAGGATGCGGTTGGCACCATTCTTGGCAGTCATTGGTTGCGCACCGGATAGCTTCATCGCTAATTCAAATCCAGCATTTAAGCGACCATCAGAGATGGAGTTTCCGTCAAGATCCATCGAGTTAAAAGTATCCGCAAGAACTTTGTGATGAATATTAAACATTTATTCCGCCTCCCTAATGTCTACTGCACCGAGAGGAATGTTATTGTCGTCGCACCAACGAACAGCAAGATCAAACCCATCAAAGATCAGTGGTGCGGAAATATTGTTTCCATCTATATCAAAGACGGCATAAAACATATTAATCACGCGCCCTCCCTTCTAAAATCTTTACCGGATTGCTGTCCGGTCGAGCATGACCGCGCATCACGCGAACCCATGCTGCATTGATTTCTTGGCGGTGACGCCAGGGAGATTGAAGGAAACCGGTCGCCACGGATAGCATGACCTGTTTGCGATTGCCGAGTACTCCATATCGCCGGCGCCATTCTTCGATTTGCGAGTCGCCAAGGATGCCTACCACATTCGCTGCTTTTGCTAAATGCTCTGCGAGTCGAATACCAGCATAAATCGCCAGCCGTGTCGCTGCATCCATCTCAGCACGCGGCAACATATCACGGAATTGCGCAGGTGTAGCATCCTGCTGTTCGAAGGACCAATGGTCATCGCGCTTAGGAATAAAGACGGGAACATGATCGGTTTGCCGACTATAAATCGAGCGTGATTTCGAAGACCGCGGAGATGCGGTACCGCGCGCACGGCGTGTTTCCCATGCTTTCAAGGCAGCGGCAGATGACATCGTTAGGCTACTCGCTTTCTGGCGGACCCGCGATGCCTGCCATCCATTTCCGCCCGGAATTTTGCGAAGACCAGTTTTGCGTGGTGTGACTTGTGGCAGGTTTCATGAGCCAACGTGCGGTTCACCGGACGATTGTCCGAGTGATTGTTGTTTTTGTGATGGATGGTGATATCCACCGGAATCGGCGGACAGGTTGCGTTACCAAAATCAACCTTTGCGTCGTAGAGCAAAGGCTTACCACAGAAAAAGCACTTTTCACTCTCAAGGAAATGCCAAAGCAGCTCTCTACTCTTGCCCAGTTCACGGCGAATTGCTTTCGACATCGCCATATCGAACCATCTCCTCTCTAAACGGTCTAAGTAACTGCTTACTTTTTTACGGTCTTACGTATTATAAACTTACTGTTTAACTTTTTCAAGGTCTAAGTAAGGCGAAGGTAAGGCGAAGTTCTGTATTGAAACTACGTATGTAATGGAATAACTTGTCTAGTTACGTCTAATTGCGGACAACCGTCAGGAAGGAACACCCTCTAATATTTTAGTTTGTGCCGTGAGAGCCGCTTCCTTTTCTTTCTTCCAGAATTCTACGATTGCAGGAACTGCCTCGGGACGGGTAAAGCCGGGGTGCGGCCAAAACTCTACTTCGGTATTCATTACCAAGATGCGGAAGTCGTTCGCAAAAAGTTCGGAAATTGAAGCATGCCAGGTTCCGGGACCATAATACTTTGGAGGATTGAATCCGCGAAGCTTGCAGTAATCGCCATATACTGTTTTCTCTGCTTCTTCGTTTCCATCCTTTTCTTTGCGGACGGATTTTGCGATGTATTGTTTAACTACATGTCCATATTCATGAGCAACTAAATAGCGGGTCATTGCCGGATGTGGCGGGATTCGTTTCCCTTGCAAGACGATATAGGGCATCCATGGATATTCCCGGTCTTTCGATTCAACTTTATAGTTATATTCGAATCCAGTGTGACCATTCGTGCGAGACTCATTTTCTCTATGCAACACACAGATGGTTACGTCTCTATCGATTGGAAATGTAGCAACACATCGGTCAGATTCTACCCGGACAACGTCCAGGTTATGTGCATAGCACGGAGTGGGATCAACAACTTCGCTATGTCCGTAGCTTCCTACTGGCAATCTGAAATAGGGTTTACCGTCGAACGGCCAAATCAAATCTTCGGAGCAATGTTCGGTTATCTTAATCTTCATTATTCATTTCTCGCGGATTGTACTGATATTTCTGCTTCAGATTCGAGGGCGGCAACGTGTTCCTGCACCTGGTCGAAACGATTAAATGGAATTCCAATAAGGATCCAGATTTTTTTTGGTGGCGGCATTGTATCAATCGTATCCATTCGTTTGTCGCTAGTAGGATCGGCTAACAGTTCCGCGAGCTCGTCTGGATTCCAGAACTCCGTTAGATCAAGTTCAGAATCTTTAAGAGATTCAACATCCCAGGTTAGATCAACCTCGTTTGTCCTATTGTCGGCTATCGCCAGTCTCTTTGCGCGCTTGTCATTTGCATTTAAATCTGTGCGCTTTACGGCAACAAGCTCATCACCCTGTGTTTCGACAACAATAACTTTTTTATATCCCTGCGATTTTGCTGCATCGAGAGTCTTGTTTCCGCCGAGCGCCACCTGATTCTGATCAACAACAATCGATCTGCCGGCACCAAGCTCTCGAATCGACTTTTCGAGCATGGTTCGGCCGCGCTTATTACCCTTATTGGTATTCTTCTGGTCAGGCTTTATGTCACCGATCGGAATAACGGTCACTTTTGGCGTGTCGCTCATTTTTACCTCGGCGCTCGATCAATACTTGAATCTTCTTCTCGCCGTTGTTTTGCTGTAGCGGTTCGGTAATCTTCACGGACGCATCGAATCGTTTTTGCGGATACACCAAATCGTTTGGCTACAACCGCGGTAGAAAGACCATCAACAAGAAGAAGTTTGATAATTTTTTCTCGGTCAATAGCGTCTAACCGAAAATTGGGGAGTTTGCGCCAGTCTTTATTCCAAGATTCCTTCTCTTGGACCGTTGCTTTAGTCATGTCATAAAAAGGTATGGGGAAGTTTTTGAATTGTCAACAGATAACTATTTCTGCCTTAAAGGTTTAACCTTGCGCTCATAATGGCTCGGTTTTGTTATAAATATTCTGCCGGTGAGACCAAACTGTTCGGAGATATTTCAAGGTGGGTATTTTATTCGTTACTTATAGAAACCAATATATCCCCGTGACAGGATTGATGTGGAAAACACCAACATCCCAATACTTTACCGCGGAGCTCTTTCTTGGCGTCGGCTCTAAATTTTCCCTGTTCTGGGCGCATAATCCACTCACGATATTTCTCAATTACTTGTTCTCGCGTGCCATCTGTTCCAATCTTAAATTGATTACCCCACTTCGAGGGACGACCGATATAGATATCAAACTTCTCTTGCTTGCAATGAACAACCCGCGGAGCGCCAATGCGGCGCAATTCCGCTTTCTGTAAGAGGCGTTTCTCACGTTCATCCACAAATAGGGTTGTCATGTCGATTTCCTGTGAGCATGTTCTTTTGCCGCTTGAGCTAATCGCTCAGGATCGAAATCGAATCCTGTGACCACTACAGACGTTTGTGTGGCAAACATCACAGATGACCTCAATCCATACGCGACCAGTAACCATACCGGCTCCGTCACTTTGACACCATAGGCGTAGGTTCGTATTAATCATCGCCCTCCTCCCAGATAATATCTTCCTCGCAGATGCCGAGGCGATAATTAAATTTGCGCCACCAGCAAAACTTCCCATCCGGCCAGAAACCCCAATGTCGCCGGCGCGGCCCTTTTAGGATTAAGTTCCAGCTTGGCTTTTTCAGATCACGGATAATAACGCGATGGCGCCACTCTGCGGGCCGGAGCAGGATCGAGCCTGGCTTATGTTGGAGGATGCCAACATCGGTTTGTTCATCATAGCCACCTTTTAGGATTATGCTAACAAAATCCCATGGGTGACAATGAAGGGCCAAATCATAATCGCTGCGGCAGAATTTATGTAGATAGACTCCACCGATTGGCGTAGAGAAAATAATATACCGGATAAGTAAGGGATCGCTATCGGGACCGACAATGCGCTTATGCAGGAATTTGAATCGACCGATTTTCATCGCGCTCTCTAATAATTTTTGCGTATTGCTCTGGCACTTCCCATGAAAATATTCCCTGCCTTCCACGAAGTGGAATCGGCTCAGATAATTCAATTAAATTATCAGGATCGGTCAGCCAAGCATAACGTCCATCAGCATAGTTCCCCCAATGTTCTTCCCGCTCAGAAATCGAGCTCCGCACTTCCTCGGTTCGTCTACAACTAATTAATTTAGAGATACAAACGACCGCACCATACGGCATTGGGCGCGGAAGCCAAATATCTGAATCGATTACCGCCGCATCTTCTCGCGTAATCCGGCGCTTTGCTGCATGAATAGCGATATAACCACGAACCATCGTGGACCAATGACGTGTTTCGTTCACTTTAATCTTGAGGGACATTGCGGTTGCCCATGGCTGCCACAATGAAATACACGGTATCTTCAAAATGGCTCGCTATCTTCCGCGATGAAAACTCGGATATCCACGCCTGGATTCTTCCGGTATCTCTTTGTAATCGTTGCAACTGCAATCTGCGCATCGTCTCTATAGCAAATTCCAGTTAAGGCGTCGCCGATCGACCTAACCAGTTTGTCGTAATCAGGCTTTGTGTCTTTATATGGATTAGTTTTCCGATTACTCTTGGGGCGCTGAAAATAAAAATCGCATTCAAGGATTACAGGGCCGGAATCAACCATTTCAGCTCCAGCTTTTTGCATGGCTTCTTGCGCCATCCAAGCGACTTCTTGCCGCCACGGCTTTAATCTATTACTGACGTCAAGCATGATTGGCTTTCCGGTTCTATAGTTGAGCATTACTTTTTTCGATCCCTGCGGAACTGGAATCCCAAGAACAGAAAATGCAATCATTGCAATATGCCGATACTGCGCGAGTACTCCATGTATTTAAGAACTCTTTCCTTCTTTATGTTAATGCGCCTGTGAATGTCGTCATCATCATCCATGAAATGATGAATTTCGTTGAGCATCGACATGATGCCGAGAACGTCGCAGAACTCACCATATAAACGCTGGAGATTGTCGAGTGGCTGCGCCTGCTGCTTTAAATCCGCTTCTCTTGCCGCGTCTTGTATTTCACGCGGACCAAAGATCTGCGCCTTGATAGCGCGTTGCCCAAGCTCACAACATTCCTCTACTAGCTTGGAAAAAAGATATTCATCTGTTTTCATTTAGTTCTTCTTTCGCGGATCGAAACCAGGCGGCATCGTGTTTCTAATAACCATGGGCGACAGCGCAACGGGAACCAAACGTCGACATTCTGTGCAAAAAAACGCAAATGCCGTTCGGCCGTCAGGAAACTTTATTTCCTCAAAAAATACGTCAACCGGGTCGGCGCTGCAATCCTGATGTGGACAACGCGCTTTTGGTTGTGGTTTTGGGTTCTGTGAGTGCGGAATAACCTCATCGTCCGGAGTTGTTACTACCGCCCCGGACGGAAACGGAACCACATTCTCGGCCGGTGTTTCGGCATGAAACGGGTCATTACATTCCTGCATCTTACCTTCTGTATCTATTAATTTCGGCAATCCCCTCATGCCAGCACACTGAGGACAGCGAGTCTCTGTCATTCGATCTCCTAAAATAGCGTATCGGAAAGTTTAATTTGACCTTGCCCTACAACTTCTACCACCTTACGCGCGACCAAACGGCTTATATATGCGTCACGCGAAGAACGTTTGTATCCGGTTTCTTCATCCAAACCTTCGCGGTCGACCGGAGAATTGCCGTATCGAAGCAAACATTCTAATATTTTCTTTTCACCAAGTGGCAGTTTTCTTAGCCAATAATCACGCAGGTCTTCACCTGATGGTAGTGGTTCGTAGTCAGAACCGAGGGCGTCAACGCCTTCCTGGGTTGGCAGGATAAGTGAACCATTTAAGCGTACATAGGATTTTGTAATCAAACGGCTCACATAAGCATCCCGACTGGAACGTTTATAACCGGTAAGCACCGAAAGCTGATCGCGATCCACACCGTCCGGATATTGGGCAGCGGCTATTAGAATGGCTCGCTCACCGACCGGAATATCGCCATTACCATTAGACGTGGATGGCCGTAAGGCTATATGCGGTCGCTTTGGCTCTGGCGTGACCGTAAAAGGCTCATTTCGCCTTACTTCGACGTTTACCTCCATATCCGACAGAAGTGGCTTTATTTTGGCTATTAGGCGGTCTGCCTCGCGTTTAAAGCGTTCCAACTCCTCAGATCGCTTCCGAAAGCTGTTTTCAGCCATTATCGATATCCTTTTGGCTGTTTCTTCCAGGGCGCGCTTGATTTCGTCGGGTTGAATCGGCGAGTTATCGAAACCAACGGCATTGATCTTAACAAGGACTTTCACAACATCCTCCAGTAATTTTTCAAAGCTGGAGATTTGTTTTTTGAGTTTTAGGGTATCGCCAGAAGACGTAGCCGCTACGGGTATGTGGCGAATCTGTTGTTTAAGATCCGCAATTTCACGGCGCAATTCCTTTTCTGTTCTCGCCTTTTCCTCTGCTGTTTTTGGAAGGTCTGCCAATTTCGGCAAAAGAGCCTTAATCTCGTCCGGCGCCGGCGGAGGCTCAATCGCATATTTCATGGCTTCCTGTCCGTGCGGCGTTGTGATCTCGCCAATTTTTACCAGAATACGCTCGCGCGATATCGCGCGCCCGAGAGCAAAGAAGTTTCCAGGATCGAGCAACTGGATCTCTTTGTAAAATTCAGCCATTTCATCCTTAGGAACACTCAACTCATCTGCCGCGCGTTTCCGGTTAATCGTCTCAAATGTGGGACCGATAAGACGATTTAAGAGCATGCTGCTGGCATCTTTACTGAGTGACGCTAAGCGTTGCGTGGCAAAACAGGGAACGAGCATGCGCTTGCGGCCGCGCGTACAAAGCGCAGTCATGGAATCGATGGCTATCGAATCGCCCTTACCTTTTTCGGGGCAAAACATATGTGCTTCGTCTACGATAACTAAACACGGCTTCCAGAGACTTTTGGGCGTTTCAACTAATCCCTCGAGAAACAACTTCACCCATTCATGGCGCAGGGATGGTTTAAGTTCCGAGATATCGCAGATACAAGACGCATGGAGTTCACGCAGGCGCAGTGCGAGCAATGCAGCGGACCGCGGATGGATTTCTGTCTCGCCACCTTTGCCTGCGGTAGCAAGAACAAAGTCAAACTTCTCCCGCATCGGGGCGAATTCACCCTCAGGATCAATCACGATAATGCGGATTTTATCGAACGCCTGTTCGATGATCCGTTTAAGCAAAACCGTCTTACCGCCGCCAGAATCTGCTGTAACCAACAAGCGCGTGGCGAGCAACGTTGTAATGTCGATCGCCACGTTCTTGTGGTTGTGCTTACCTATAACAATTTGACTCATGTGAGTTAGCTAATAATGTTGACATCCACCCGATCGGAAAGCCACGCCTTGATGGCAGCGGCAGCGCCAATCTTCCAGCGCCCACCATCACCTTCAAAAAGCGCGAGTTGAATATTGTTATTAGGTGTCGTTTTGGCGCGAAAAACAAAGTCAGAAACAGGCTGATCGATTTCCGCGAATGTGCGATATGGGGCTAGGCTGACCATCGGCTTAAGGATCGTTTCTTCCTTAAGTGAAATACCCTTGGTTACAGCTACGCGTTGCGTAAAACCATCGTCTTCATGCTTAGTGACAGCTTCCGCGCTGATCTTTGACGCAATCTGGAGAACATAATCCAAGTCACGTTTAAACGATCCGTCATCGTTCTCGATCTTAACGCGTTGGAAACCCTGTTGTGCGGCAATGATAAAACTTTCCGGATCCATCCATGTTCCGAAATTGAATGACCTGCACTCAGGATATTTGGCGCGAATAAGCACGCGGCGGCGTGCGAATTCGTCCGTCATGATATTAATAAACGCAACTTCGAATGGATTGACAATTTGAACCACAAAAGATTCGCTTTCTTCATTAAGGGAATCTGCGCTGGCTTCAAAAAAGTCAACCAATCCTTGTAACGTTGAGCAAGTCACTTCTGACGGCGAAGGATTCTTGATTAAATGCAATTCGCGGTCAAAGTAGGTCAAACCGTCGATCTCGAATTGATTTGGCTTTGTCTGACCCTGAATGTACTTCAGAAATTCCGTAAGCATCGTTTCCTCACTGAGTTTGTTGGGATATGGACTTCTCTGATCCAAATAGGTTTTCTTGGCGCGGATCGTGCGCAAAGGCTTTAATAACCGCCCCCTGACGCGACAGATACATACTGCCGGCGACCGGTTCAATGGATGGAATCTTTGATTTTGTGGTTAGCGTGATAATGGCACCGGACCGATCAGGAAACGGATTGAACTCAAATTCAAGGGTCAGTGTCCGCTTCTTTTCTGCATCCGTATTGGGATCATTAATGCTCTTTAAAACCTGCAGAAGTTCGTGCTGAAAACGTTCTTCAACCGAACCGCCACAGATATTATTGAGACTAAGTGTTTCCTTGTAATCCAGACTTACTTCGCCCATCTTTTCCCTCCTCGTTTTTACAATTTTTACATTCCAGATTTTCGTTGATAAAAGGAGTTGTGCTCACGCTGAAACCCATTACAGCACCCAAGTTGACTAACTGCTTAGCGTGTTTAACACAAGCTATCGTGTCGTTCCCTGGCCAGTGGACTACGTACATCGTTTCGCCGCTCATTTCCTTTTTGTCCTAACCGACTCTTTTGATTTCGGATGGACTTCGATTCCACCAACAATCGATACAGCATCCTTTCCGAGCCTATCTACAATCGGTTTGATCTTTTTTTCGTCCGGTGAGAGAAACTCCTTCTTTACAAGTTTTGGATTAGTGATTACAAAGATCCAGCTTCTGCGCAGCGATATGCCAGCCTGCTTTGGAACAGAGCTCTGAACCATTATTGGAGGCGGCGGTGCAGATGCGGCTTGTTCAAGGACGATATCGGCCGCTTCATGCTCGCCGGCTGCGGCCAATTCGGCAGCCTCTGTCATGGCTTGCGCTTCCTGCGCTTCTTTGGCGAGCCGTTGTTCTTCATCACGGCGTTCCTGATCTTCCTTTTCGCATTTCTGACGCCAAGCCTCTCGGCGCTCCTGTAGAAGGAGGTCGGCCTGTTCGTAAGGGCGCAACAGAATTGAACGTATTCCGGTGAGGAACTTGTGAACCTTATTGGCCGCTTCGATCGGTTCATCTATGCCGCGCTTTACCTCATTCTTCCTAGTGGCAATGATAGTCATGAGTGAACCACTCGCCTCATAATCATCATTTGAATTGATCTGTAAATCCTTCGCTTGTGCGAGCGCAACCAGCGATTCAGATAGCGACTTTTGGATCTTCCCGGCGTCATACGTCGGCGCCATTGGCGGCGCTTCTGGTATAGCGACCAAATCTTTCTGTTCTGTATCTGTAGTCATTAACGTCCCTGTCCGGCGGTCATTGTCTTGTCTGGTTCTATAGTTTGGGTGGCGACAACATTACCAACTGTAATTGCGTTACGAATTTCCGACAGGAACCCTTGTATCGCATTCGGAGAATGCGGCAAAAGAATGGTGTTGCTGTGATTGCTGCCGGCAATTTTTGCCAGAGTGTCAAAGTATTGTGTCAATACAACCATTGCCACCGCATCTTGCGGGTCAGAGTGGGTGGCATTAGCAAGATCCTCTACCGACTTGCGCAAACCCTCGATAATCGCTTGGCGTTCTCCAGCGATACCTTCACCCTGTAGAATTTTCGACTGTTTCTCCGCTTCTGCTTCCGCTACTAATTTGATCCGGTTTGCTTCACCTTGAGCCTTTGCAGCTTGCTGGCTCCGCTGCGCCGCCTGAACGGCATTCATTGCTTCCTTAACATCAACACTTGGAATTACGTCTTTTATGAGCGTCTTGACGACCTCGTAGCCATAGTTTTCCATTTGATCGTTCAACGCCTTCGTAATATCGCCTCCCACTTGCGACTGTTGAGAATAGACTTCATCGAGGTTCAGCGACGGCAAATGTCCAAGAATCGTGTTGTATGCAAGCGACGCCATTTGCTTTGTTGGTTCGGATATGTTGTAAAAAGCCTCCATTGCTTTGGCCGGAAGAATCTTGTACTGAATGGACAGCGGCATTGAGATAAAAGTACCATCCTTCGTTTTTGCCTCAACGTTTGTATCGAACTGTTGAACCTTAAGACTTAACCTGGCAACAACTTTATCAGTGAATGGATTTTTGAAGTTTAGTCCGGATGTGGCTACACACTTGAACTTTCCGAAGCGCTGGACAATTGCCGCACTCGCCTGCTCAACAGTAAAGAAACTATTGAATGCGACAATCAAAACAAAGATGCAAAGGATAGCCAATCCGAATAAACCGAAAATTCCAGTAGCGCTCATATCTTCTCCTTAGAGTCCTTTAAGGCTCATACTGTGATTCATTTTCCAGGTTGTGATGTGTAAAGCAGACCCAAAGACACTATAATCATGTTTGTCTTCAAAATCTTTTTTCTTGTATGTTCCATTGTCCAAAAGCTGGACGGCAACTCGCCGGCGCTTCATAAACCTACTAATTGGCGATGTTTCTCGGCCATCAAATTCAGGCAATCCAAGCGCATATCCGGCAAGTTGGATCGCAACCCACGGCTGAATAATGACCGTTGTCTTGATATCGATGATGGCTTCATCGTTGTTGAAAAATCCTTCGCGGTCGATCCGCATGCCGTAATGCATTCCGTTGTACGTCGCAAAATGTTGACATTCGATGCGACGCGGCTTAAAGCCAGTATCTTCACGAAACTTAATCCATCCCTCGAGTCGCCACTTGGCATCATCTGGAACCGAATCAAAATCAAGCGTACCTTCATCGTAATAATGCGTTGCCAGATGAACCGAATGCCCAAATCGCGACTTCTTTTCGAGAATGTCTTCACGAATACCATCGTAAGAAACGAGTCCAGAGTGATCAAGGCACCTAGTAACCGCCGGTATCTCAATTGATCCCCGATAGTAACGATGCGTCGCTTCATCAAATGAAAATCTTTCCGTCAAGCAGCAACCTTTGTCTCGTTAGCTGTAGCCAAAAATGACTTTTCGTCGGTTTCGAGTGCCAACTTCTGAGCAATCGCCCAGTCTTCTGCCGGCAAACTGTAGGTGTGCGGCGGGTGAATACAGAAATAGGATTCGATGTTTCGTGTTGATCGATTCAAACGCTCGACTCGCGCACCCGGCCGAACGCGGTAGAGCCGGTCGCCAACCTGTAATTCAAATGCATTGTCCTTTTCGAATTGCTTGTTCTGTTCCTCGGTTAGCAACGAACAGAGCAAAGACCGCGCGCGCTTTCGCGCTTCTTCGCGCTTCTTTTCCTCTTCCGCAATCTTCTGTTTTTCTTCCGGCGTCAATTCACGCGGTACTTTTAAATTGTATGTGCCGGACGCAAATACCCACTGCTCCAGATAGGATTGATAAGAAACGTTTGTCATAACCGTTATGGTTGCGGCCGTTCCTGTCTGGATATATTGAATGTAGGGATCGTAGGTGTAATTCCCCGTCGTGTAGTTACCCATCTGGTAAAGCATCCCAAATTGATTCACGGAACTCATTGTGGCGGCCACCCCTCCGGATCGGACGGGACATACATTTCTTTTGCGACAACGCATTTGTGCCCGCTTTGACTTCCTTCGACATAAGCGTTGCGGAAATAGACACGCCGTCGCTTCGCTGAGCCGGATTCTTTTGGGTCAATGTAAATATGAAATCCTGCCCTATAGCCACCAATAATTCCGGTGTTTACATGACCACCTTTCGCGGTTATCCACTGATCAAGCGGAACCAATTTGGAATCATTTAAGCACATGACCGCGAATTCCGGCTTTGATTTCGAACCGGCAAACTCCTTCCAACCGGTTTCGATTAAAGAGACCGGATCGAGCTTACTGTAATTCTTATCTAGGCACATTTTTCATCCACCAACCATTGCCGGTATTGCCAGAATTCTTTCGGCATCGGGATCAAACGAATCAATTTGCTCACCTTGGTTACCCTTATTATTGACGCGGAAGGTGGCGTAGCCCTTAGACCGAAATTCATTAAACCGCTTACGCGCCGCTTCTACTTGCGACATATCGCCCTTGTCCCACTGGAGGCGTGAATCACCAGTTTGATCGAGTATCGCTAGCGTTCCCATTTATTCGTTCTCCCTTCGGGTTACTGCCGTCCACCCGATTGAATTTCACTAAGGATGGATGCCAATTGAGATTTTTTGAGATCCTTCGGTTCGGAAACCTTGTGGTTTTGTTTGAGGTATTTTGTTACCTCATCCTTCTTCCAGCCGGCAGCAAATGATCTGTCCCAAAAATCCTTAATATCGGCTGGCAGAAGATATGGATCCTTGTCGCCGGTCAAAGTCTGTTCCTGGACCTGGGTCTGTACCTGTGGCTGTATTTCCGGTTCTTTTTGTGGCTGAATATTGATCGTTTCCGGTTCAACTTGGGTCTGTGCTTGTTGTTCCTCTTTATGTTCCGGAACCCGATCAGTCACGCGGCGTACTTCGGTAGGCACGGCTTGATGAATCGCGTCATTACCTTCGATATCGTCTCGTTCTTCGTAACGAGAAACAATTTCGGAGAGCTGTTGGAGTTTGCGACTCTTTGCAGGAAGGCGCTTTGCCAATTTGCGGATTGCGGATATCGTCCAGCCGCTTTCCCAAAAGGTTGTCCACTTATCGCTATTTGGTTGTTTTGAGCAGTTACGGCGCCGACCAATTTCCTCGAAATCAAGGTATTCATAATCGATCGTTCCATCCATGAATTCAATTAGCGCGTATGCTCCGATTGCCGTTGGGCGCTTGCGCTCACCGTTGCCTGGCTGGTGATACAGAATTTTGCGGGGTGCAAGGTGGCGCTGAAAAGTATCGCTCTGATAGACAACTTCTGCCGTAAAGAGTTTAACGTCGCCGGTCTCATATGCTTTTTGGACGTAATACTTATAGGATGGTTGAAACTGCGCCTGGGTGCCGTACTTGATAAGCCAGCCCATTCCAAGCGATGGATGTAGTGGGCAATCCGCCTCGGCGGCTTCAAATGCTGCAAGTAGGACACTGTTGGGATCGCAATCCGCCAGACTGCTTCCCGGTTTGCTGTTGGCAACCGATTTCTGGATAGCGGTCGTCAAACCAATCACAAATCGATTGGCCGCTTCCTCTTTAACCTCGCCTTCGCGCCGGGGGATACGATCCAAAAACTTTTCCTTCTGTCCGCCGATAAACTCGATCATGGTCTTGACTGGTTTGACGATAGATTGTTGCTGTGCGGGAGCGGTCATATTTTCCTCTTTCTTAATTGTCTTTCTATAATCCTCGCTAAATGTGATGACAATGATCTGGACGCCTTCTTCGCATCTCTGATCAACAAGAGTCTTATACTTTCCGGAATATAAACAGATATTCCTTCACGTATCCTCGATGGTATTGGTTCGGAATGGCGTTTAATGTAGGAGCGAATAGTCTGAGAGTCTTTAAACCATTCTCCATGTACGTTCAGTGCCTTAAATTTACGATGAAATCTAGCTTCATCATCTCTAGAACCGGGTACAACACCAAGGAGCTTAGTTTGAAGATTTTCGGCTCGTGCCACGGGATTTGTTGAGAACCCGATTTTAATTAGGTTTCCGCGCTCCGAAAAATAGACCCACGATTTCTTCATTTTTTCGACAATCCAACCCTAATTAATCGCTCAGCCACCTTGGAATTCGACCGCTCCTCTTTCCTGGCTATGGATTCGATTGCTTCCAGCAATTCCACGGGAATGTAGATAGAAAAGGTTACAAATCTCGAACCCTTCTTCGCTTTTTCTTCTGCCATGATTGATGGACGAAATATACAGGAACGCTTTTTTGTGTCAATAGTAAAAATATATTTTTTCTATAGGCTGTGGAAACTACCAACTATTGAAGAAAAACCACCAAGCGGCTAAACCAATTCCGCTTATGCCGACGATAATCAGCGCGACCGCAAGTAGAATTATGGCTAGAATACGCACATAGAGTTGAGTATGTATTCTCATTGCGTAGGAAGGTACATTAAGGCGAAGGAAAAGGGAATACTAATTATTCGCTGGAACGTAGCGGCGTTTTATGTTATAATGGTACCGTAACTTGTAAATAAAGGAGTAACTATGCGCTACGTTTCGTTGTTAGCTGTGCTCTTGATGTTGGGACCAATCGCTTCGGCAAAACCACACTGGTATTCCAGTAAAAGATTTTGGATTGCCCTTGGTATTCAGACTGCGGCAATGTCGGCAGATTACGCGGAATCACAGCATGCATTTCACCATGGCGCTATTGAGGCTGATCCGCTATTTGGTGAACGGCAGCCGAGCTTTGGAAGGATGTTTTCTATCGGATTGCCAATTGAAGTTGGCTATGCTTATGCGGATTACAAATTATCCGTTTCTAAACATAAGCTACTGCGTATTATTTCGCCGGCGCCAACTCTCTATCAGGTCGAAGAACATTCTTATTTGGCGGCAAAGGCAGCCAGTTATTGATTCTGATATTTCTCAACGAAATCTCCGACCTGTGATAGGGCAATCGCTTTTGCTACCATAGCATCGATTGAATTTTGAAGTTCCTTCTCTGCATCCGCCTGCACAAAATTCAAGCTACTATAGCTAATCGACTTCTCCGCTTTATGACCATTACACTCCGCCGTGATCTTCTGACTGTATTTTGTTATTGCCACTATCGTCAGCGTCACCCTGTAATCGTCTTTCGTGACAATCTTCTCTATTTTTTTAGTTTGATCCATATATCCAAACCTCATAAATATCCCATAAAGGAGGTGTATTGACAGAAAATTTTACTTGAACCAAGTTAAGTGGTTGGTTGGGACTCAGAGATATGGTATCGGTCTGTAATGGACGTGAGCCTCCAACAAAACTGTAAATTGTGGTCCATGTATTGCCACCATCGAGACTATATGAAACAGTTCCATCACCACTGTTTGGTCTAACCTGAGAAAGTAGATTTAGCGTTAACGCATTCCACTTCTGCGTGAGAGGAGGAAAGCCGGCGTGAATCCAATTTCTAGGTCCACCAACTGCAATTGTTGCGAATGTAGAAAAATTACCGTCAGCCCATGCGATTAATGTGCCAGACGGTCCCATGGGTTGCCAGGCCGTGCTTATTCCATCATCTTGCAGTAGAGTTGGGGAAATTAATATATTGTTTCCACTTTGCGCGCCTGTTCCGCCATCGGAATTTCCTACAGTTCCCTGCGATGATCCGGCCGTCGCTGTTCTGATACTACCGACAAAAAATCTCCATTGTCCGTCAATGGCATTTTCTTTGATCGTATCGTGCTGATAAATTACAGTGCCTCCCTGAGGAACTGTAATTCCAAGTGGTGGAGGATCATCGAAAAACACATAGATCAAAGTATCGTAAGGTAATCCTGTTATCGATGCGCCGGAAAAGTTAAGATCAGCATAACCGCCAAGTCGCATTGTAAATGGCGCAATTACAATTGTTGCGCTCGATCCACCATCCACACTCGTGAGGGGATTGCTTAGTGGAATGTAACCGGTCCATGCCGGCGATGCTGTATTAAGAGCTCCGCTTTCAAGATCTACCGCACCTGGTCCACTACCGGCAAGAAAGACCGGGAAAATATTGACACTTCCCAGTTGTTGCGTCTGATTTCCAAAAGAATTGAACGAGAGCGCTTGTAGAAATATCGTGCTTCCGACAAGAGATGGATCGTATTGATATGCGATCGATGCTTCATCTAATCTGAGAAACGTATCGTTTGTAGAATGGCTGCTAGCCGACGTTCCCATTAAACCGCGATAAAGTGTTGTCAAATTATAATCGGGTCCGGTTGGTGGCGTTCCTGCTCCAGTAAGGGTAGCTGTTTCATACGAAAGAAATTCATAATTTCCGTTCGTTATTATTACAGATAACGTTACAGGGAAACTCTGGCTTGCTGCCGCGCTAGATACACTTTCTAATGTCGAAAGTGGTGTATTCATGGATACAGAAAGTGTGTTAGTAGTATCGGGATTTGAGCCACCATAGGATGCTAGGTTAGCCGTTAATAGTCCATGCCTTGCAGGTGTGCTTACTTGACCATTTGGGCTTTGTTGTGTAATTAAAGGATTATAAGATGTTGTCGACCAGGCGGCCGCCTGTGGATTTGTAACCGGTGTACTTGAAATTGTTCCTGAATAGTTGGCTGTAAACCCGGCGCTACTTGCTGAAGCCACAGTCACAGATGTCTGATCAAGGATCGTATTGGTATCAAAAAATGTAACAACATCTCCGATCACAACTGCATTAGAACCAGTATTCGTTCCTGTTACAGTAAGGGTTCCGCCGCCGGCAACAACGTTCGTAATTAATACACAAGAATGAACACCGAGTGCCATATAAATTGTGCAACCACCCCAATTCGGTGTATTGCCACTTACAAAAAGATAAAGAATATTGCCAGCATAAAGATTGGCGCGCGAAGGAACTTCGACAATGATAAGATTTGTGTCGCCCGCTGATAATTGTCCAATACCGACCGGCATAGATGGAATAATCGGCTGTTTCGGATAAAGACTTGGATTCCCGGTTGCCCAAGGAAAATCTTCGGCAGTAATCGTTATTCCCTTTTCAGGATCATCAACCATCTTAATAATGCGAGCCGCAGTGTTAGATAGCCCGAGAATTGAATCATTTATTTCGATGATATCCATTGGATCAAGCCAGATAAAAGTGCTCGGAACTCGGAAGATATAAGTGTTGCGAATATAAACATTACGCTGAACCCTCATGTTCGCGGCGAACTGAGCTGCTGGTAATGTGCAAATAAAATCATAAGATTTCGGAGGTTCTAATCTTAAGCCAAATTGCTCAATTGCCGCGTCGTCAGATTCCACACATACGTCGCTGTTGTAATTATTAGTACGAACATTCCATTCAACTTCGACACGGTTATAAGCATCTTGCCATGCGGAACGACTAACCTTGATCGGCGCTTCGGTCTTATCCATTACATAGTCGGAATCTCCGAATGAATACACAGGTTGAGTCGGGGGTGTATATTGAACACCATTGGCAATTGCTGTCGTCGTTCCAAAAGGCATACATTTCATTACGCCTTCAGACCAAAACACACCAACTTGCCCGGCTTCACAAATTTCTCCTATGACTGAGGCGACCGATCTCTGACTCTCAAGGAAAAGGCTTATAAAGAAATTGTTTGCCACCCAAAAATCGTGCGCAATTCCTTGTAGGCTATTATCAATAAATGCTCCTTCAAACCCGATACCAAAGTAAGGATTTGTCAGTAATTGTTGGATGCAATCTGATGGAGAAGCATCTACGATACCATTTCCAAATTGATAAGGTCCGGCAATTTCAAAACTGAAATTTGGAACTTCTGGAGTATATCCAAGATAGAGTCCATTACTTGCTACATATGAAAGTTGTGTATATCCGATAGCTTCGCCAGGGAAATTTGAGCTTAAATATGACCAGGGCGCCTGCCCTTGAGCGCCCTCAAAAAATGTGAGGTTTAGAGTGTTTGGAGCATTGTTATCAATATTTGGATTCTTATAACCATATTGAATTGTTACTCCCTGTCCGGCGTCGCCAGGATTGAATAGATACTTTCCGCTATTTGGATTGTATTCTCCAATTGAAGGACTACCACTGGTCGGCGTTAACGGCACTCCAGATGGATAATACGATACACCGAAATCAGCATAATAATAAGGTTGATTATCTACCGTTATTTGATATGGCGGCAAGAATGGAACAATCGAAACCTCTTCGTTTATATTATTATATCTATAATAAGAATATGTGATTGTTATCTCTGACCCTGTATCTGCTGAGTTGAATGTATACGTTCCCGTAGTAGGGTCAATATGGTATTGTCCGGGTCCTGGAGATGTTGAGACACGACTAAATGGGACTCGCTGCGTTCCGGAATACGTAATGGATCCAGGCGAGCCATAATCATTAACGGTGACACTATATGGCGAAGATTTCCCAGTTCCCTGGTCTTGCGCGAAAAGAGCTGCTTGGGATACCGTATAATTGTAAGAAGGTCCGGTAACTGTATATGTTTCCGATACATTTTGAACGACGAACTTACCCGTACTATCCCAAACACTTAGAAGATTTATACATTGACCGTAGCAAAGAATGGCAATAATCGACGCAGAATATACGTATTGCGTTCCAGACTTTCCTAGGCCGGACCCACCTGGTTGACTTGCCTTCTTTGATGAAAAGGCGCCGTACCATACGAGCGTGGAAGCTATTCGGCGCTGACCAATAAGGATAGGAATGGCTTTACCAAGGATTGCTTGGTTTGTGAAAATGTGGTTGTATCGCGTTGAAACATATTGCTGTCTTTGTGTTAACAATCCCATTTTAAATCCACCTGCGCAATCTAAAAAACCTGCGTTTTCTTCCCTTTAAAAATCCTTCATTGGTACCATGCGATCCGGTAACGCCGATTCCTTTTACGGTATGAATAACAAAATTCGGCCAGTCTACAACGATTGCTCCGTGCGTATAACTCCAAGCTACTTTATAGAGAACGAAATCTGCGGCTTTAACATCTTCCTCTTTGATCTCATCTGTAAATCTCAACATCATTTCCAGATATTGTTTATCTTCGTACCCTTTGCGCAACCATTGCTGTGGATCCCAATATGGAAGCTTAAAATCTTCCACATAACCAGCTTCCACCGACACTCCCTTCGGCAGACCGGCGCAATCACAACCAATTCCTTTTTTGTCTTCATGATCGTGATAGGGTGTTCCAATCCACGTTTTAGAAATTTCAACCAATGCGTTACGTTCAATTATTATACGATCTTCTTTGTTTATATTCATTATAATGCTACCGTTGGATCGGGTACGAGTGGTTGACCACCGAAGTTTGTTTGATTATTAAAACCGTTAGTACACATATAAAGTGTCTTATTGCAGCCAGCATACATCGTAAAAGTATCTCCCGTCGCCACAGGAAATGGCATTGGAGCATTAAGTAAAATTTGAGTGTTGTTATTCAGGTTTTTAATGTAACCAAAAAGACCCTTATTCTGCCCACTTGTAAAGACAACATAGCCCTGAGTGAAGGTGATAATTCCATTCCACCACGGTGCTGTGTCGGCACCGTTCGCAAGATTTATTTGAAGTGACGAGCTCCCTGACGCTACAGAATTAAATAATTGATAAGCAGCCCGATTTAACGTACAACCAGGACTAAATAATTGAAACCTGCAACTCGTTTGAATTAAGTTTGGAGGTGTAACCAGGTTCAGTTGGTATAACATATCTGCTACTTCAAATTCCGCATGATCACGTGCTAAATCGCCAATTTTAGTAACGGTCCCCAAAAAAGATGTGATAACGCCGCGATTCATTCCGATTGTATAATCCTCGCCAATTCCCCAGTAAAACGTGTAGACAGCTACCGTGGCCGCATCGAAGAGGCCAGAGGCGATAGTTTTCATAAGTGGAAATTCGGTTCCAGGATAAAATACAGTCGGCATCGCATTGGGATCGACACTGACTGTAAGAGACATCGTATTTGCTTTAGGAGTATAGGAAGATTCATATTGAATCGCGCCCCTTTGCCATATTCCATATTTTGATGGGTAATATATTCCTGAAGCTGTCGAAAACCCAAACGGGAATCCACCAAACGGACCAGAACCAAATCCAATGCCGGTCGTACTAACCGGGATCTGAGCAGTTGTCGCCGGTATAACCTCACCGTTGGCTAATACGATAGCAAAGCAATCTGCTTTATTAACTGCCGTCGCGTTTTGTAACCATGTAATTAAAGAAGCTGGAAGATTCTTCATTTAAATCCTAATTAGCCAAAATAGGTAACACTTGTAAGGTGGAGGTGGTAAATCCCTGTGGGTCGTTTTTTAGAATTAGTGCGCCTGATGTTCCATTCGTCGAACAACGAAGAGTGAAGGTTATATTAGCTCCAGCCGAATAAGTTACAGTGGAAAAACCTCCACCACCGCCGTTTTGGGTACCAACTGTGGTTGTACTCAAATTAGATGTGTGCGATAGTGCAAAATTATTAGTTCCGTCAGATACTGCGCAACTAACCTGTTGAAACGAAGCATTGTTAACTTCCACCGGCATCCAGTATCTAACATCAGCACGATATGGCCCCCCAGTGCCTGGAAATGTAACTCCGACACTAAGGATCGTTGTCGTACCGCTAATCGTCACGTTACTGGCAAGAGTTGCGGAGGCTAGTGTGGGTGTATAACCAGCTCCTGTATTCGTCACTGTTTGATTGGGCCAAGTTCCTGTGACAGAAATTCCAGTTCCCGCTACCAAACCTGGGCTCGCTGTTCCCGTGCCACCGTTGGCTACGGATACGGGCGTCGACAATGCCACCGTTTGGTTTGGAAACGATCCTGAGACTCCGATACCAGTTCCCGCAACTAATGACGGAGACGCTGTGCCGGTTCCACCGTTTGCCACAGAAACTGGCGTAGAGAGTGCCACCGTTTGGTTTGGAAACGATCCGCTTAGCGATATTCCGGTTCCCGCCACCAAGGAAGGCGTCGCTGTGCCGGTTCCACCATTTGCCACAGAAACTGGCGTAGAGAGCGCCACCGTTTGGTTCGGAAACAATCCTGAGACCACGATTCCCGTTCCACCAACCAAACTTGGAGACGCTGTGCCCGTGCCGCCATTCGCCACGGATACAGGAGTAGATAAAGAAACGGTCTGATTTGGAAACGATCCGCTTACGCCGATTCCAGTGCCAGCCACCAGAGCCGGAGATGCTGTTCCGGTCCCACCGTAAGCAACGGCAAGAGGTGAAGAAAGAGTTAGAGACGTAAAAGAAGGCGATGCGACCACCGCAACCGTCTGCGTCGGCCACGATCCCGTTACGGAGATATTCGAACCGGCGACAATCCCGCCACTACTTCCGCCAGCAGTACCGCGAGAAAGCTCAATCCATATAGAACCCTTAAGAAGTAATTCAAGACTAAATGCCGTCGAGCAATTAAACGTGCCGTTAAGCGAAAGATTCGTGCCACTACTTAGAGTTGTATTCGTGTCGCCACACAGAAAGTGGATTACTTGCCCTTGAAAGCCGCCCGTAAAATTCGTGATCGCCGTAGCACCTGTATTCGCTGTAACCCAATTTGAATAATTTGCAACCGATGGCGTCGGCGAATTGACAGTCAGTGTAGAAAATCCGCCGATAAGCGTATCCAACAGATTGTTGAAGTTATATTGCAGACACGCTCCCCAATTCGTCGTCGCCTGGAGAACCGGAACTTCAAACCCTACGTTCGTGGAACTGGTACACGTCTGTTGTGCTGACGCGCGCCCCGCACCGAATAAGAGCGCTAAAATAAAAATGAACATAAATTTCTTCATTATTATCCTCATAGCAGAATAGACCTGAAAGTAACCTTGGAAATACTCCATAACTGATAAAGGGATTGTTCGGTTCCGTCCCAAGAATCAGTATTAAACCTGCAACGCTGATAGAACGTAAAATCAGCGGTGATTGGTTGTGCTGCCGGTGGCGCCCCGGCAAAAGTTATAAGACCGTTAGGAAAAGATTGATCTGTCGTCGTCTGATTATAACCACTAGGGGAAGACCAACGTTCTAATTGCGCGCCCCAAGATTGAACGGTGACAGCCGAAGAAGCAGGTGGCTGTCTAATCATTCCAGTCATAATAGAATTTGGGAAACTATCTGTTGTCATTGTCACACTAAACCGCGACCATATACCAGAAAGATTACATACGACTACGGATGATTGCGCAAATAAATCCCCTATCTGTATTTCAACGTTTGCTGTTCCGGATGCCACTCGAAGCCAAATTGAAAACGTATACGTGGTATTCGATTCACTTGAAGTTGATTGGTAAATATAAGATGTCTGTGAACCACTTGTAGAAGGAAAAGAAATTGTAGCTGCGGTTGTAGTTCCATTTGGAGCTACGGCCGCATTATTTGTAACAACCGGATTAGAAGATGAACCTGTATTTCCAAGAATCCATACAGCAGGATTATCAAAAACTTCCGAATAAAGAAAAAGATTTTCTACTCCAAGATTCCATTGTTGTCCGGATGTTTGCGGCGCTTGGGGTATCGAGATACCGTTAATATAAACATTTGATGGGAATCCAAACTGAATTAAATCTTGCATCCCATAACTGGTATTACGGACAAGTTGAAATTGACGATTTGAGCCGTCGCCGTAACCCAGAAGCTGACCGATACAACTTGAATCGTAAGGATCCTGGTATAGCCAGCTATTTGCCGCTCCTTGCATTTTTCCAAAAAATCCGACCAACTTCTGTATCGCCGAACTCGTTTGTGATGCCGTCCAATCGCCTTTAGCGTAAGGAATATCGACTTCATACATCCAAATCGGGAATTGCATTAGAGCAATACGGACTTCACCGCGCTCGTCGGATGGTGTTTGAACGAGCGATTTATAGACAGGATATTTTTTCACGGGAAAGGCAAGTGCCCAATTCCCTGGATCCTGTGAAGGGAAGATTATATTGCTCATGCTGCGTTCCTCTTTCTCATTTCTGTCATAACCAAGGAAGTCACCAGTTCTCCATGTTCCCTTAAAGCATCTTGCATGCCGCGCGTAGAAATCGCATTAACAGTGGGTGCGTAGTGAATATTGACCGATGGACCACCGTTTCCATTTGTTGCTGCCGTTTGAATAAAATTAGCCACCTTAGGCGGTAAAACCATTTCACCAGCGTGAACAACGGCCGGCACAGCGTTTCCACTAACTCCCGGAACAATTCCCCCTTTATCGAAAGCGAGGGCTGCGGCAAAGACGATCGGTGCCACAATCAAGTCCAGTGGGAATGGAACGGAAGTCATTGCCTTGGCGGCGGCAGTTCTAGCTGCACTAAATTTCATTTCCACATCGTCTGCTAAAGATTGGGCCTTTTGTTGTTTACTGAGCGTGGTAGAAATTACATATTTCTTGATCTCGGCTCCGATCCATGCTTCAGCCATCTTCATAACGGAAGTTATGAAAGAAGTGGCAAGAGACGTCCAAGCCTGTTGCATCGTGCGGGCAAAAGACTGTCCATGTTCAAGCATTTTTATAAAGCCAGAATTAAAACTATCTACGCCCTGGGTAAGGGCATCTTTCATGGCATCCTGAATACCCTTCCAACTAATAATCATATCCTTTGAATTTCGGTCCATCTGGACTGCTAGTTTTTCCAAATCTAGCCTTAGACTTGTTATTGTCGCCTGATACTTCTTAACGTCGGCTTCATCCTGCTCACCCAAGAATGGCTTGTTCTCAATTGCCTGCATCTTTGAGGTCAGATCCTGAATTGTTTGAGAGATCTGCGCCATCGCCTCTTGCGTTTTTTCCATGCGGTCATACTCGGCAAATGGACCCTTACCTCGATCTCCAGAACGGGAGATAGCCATAGCCTGTGCTTCTTGTCGCTTCGCTTCGGCAATATTATTGTCAGTTTGCTGTTTGGCATCGCGATCTTGGATCGCCATGCGTTCACGCTCACCACGCATAAATACAGCGTCGATTTCCTTCGAGGCTTTTTCTGATTGTGCAGCCAGATCAGCATAATATTTCTGCCAATTAGTTCCCATCGAAGGATGTTCGTGATTCATCTTTTCAATGGCATTACGATAAAATGTCGTTAAGCGTTCTGTGCTGTTCTTGTACTGATCTGCCGCACCTTTTGTCGTATAGGCTTCCGCTACCTTCGGCTCTTGTCCCAACTCAATGCGCATTGCCTGGATACCTAGGGTGGTTTGGCTAATCATATCCAGTGCTGGCTGAAACTTTGCGCGTACTTGATCCGGAGTCCAACCGCCGGACAGAACATTACCAGGTCCGGGTGCTAATATTTTTGTTTGTCTAGCAATCTCGTCATCATAATTTTTCTTTTGTGCAGACGCCACATTACCGAGATCCTTTAACTTCTGATTAGCTACTTCTCTCGCCGATGTGACTGCTTTTTGATCAGCATCAAGTTGTTGCTTTGAAACATTTTGCTCCTTATCCAAAATCTGCTGTGCTTCTGCTTCTCGAAACTTATTCATTGCTTCGAGTGCGTCTTGAACCGGTCCTTTGAGAGCAGTAGTAAATTGATTTGTATTTGCTGCACCGCTCCAAAATTGCTGCCAGTAACCGATATTCTTTTGTTCAAGAAGTTTTCCAAGTTCATCAATACTTTTGGCAATTTCATCATTCATCTGCATGATTTTGAGACGTGCCTCATCGGCAGCCTCGGCTGGACCATTCATGCTTGGAAGTTTATAGAGTTTGTCGGTTTCCTCTGCGAGTTTTGTTTCCTCTTCGTAAACTTGAGCCGTCTGTTTTACGGCATTTTCTGCCCAGTTGCCATACTCATAGCTGAGTTGCTGTACGGCATCCTTCATCTTTGAAATTTTCTCGATAGCTTGGGCGATAATCTGAATAAAGGCAACGATAGCAAATACGGCAAATGCGCTGGCAAGTATTGGCGCCAAGCTATCGGAGATAGCACCAAGGCGGGCAAAGGCAAAACCTAACTGTCCAACACCAGCTTCATAAGCAGCGATACGACCGCTGGAATAAGCAAATGCGCGTGTCAACGATCCGATCTTAGTTTCGGCGTCGGCAGCACCGGCCGCGGCTTCGGTTTCCTCCGCAATGCCAAGTTCACGCATGGCGATAGCTACGTCGTCGGCAGAAAATCCCTGATTTCTTAGTGCCGACGCGAGATCATTAGAAGCAATACCACTATCCAGAAAACTTTTACCCATCCTTGAAGCATTGGTGGATAATTGCGCAGAAGCTGTAGTTGCCGCTTGATTTGCTGCTGTAACATCTCGCGTAGCCGTTGCATTTTTGGCTATGGCTATGCCAGATTGATAGAGCGCGGCTAATTCCTCATCGGTCACCGCTGCGTTTCGTGCTGTAGCGGCCGCGGCATCCGATGTTGCAGCCGCAGCAGCCGATTGAGCTGCCGTTTGAGCTTGGGCAGATTCAGCTACTTGGGCTTGCCCAGCTGCCGCTTCAGATAGCGAAGCCTTATATTCTGCCATTGAGGCTGTTAACTGTTTTTGGATAAGTGCTTGAGCGGAAAGTTCTGCAGAATACTGTTTGACGAGCGATGCTCCGACCTCTTCGGCACCGCCAGCCTCAATAATCATCGACTCCGTTTCTTTAAGACCGGCGCTGACTTGGGCAAGAGCGGTTTTTAAGTTTAAAACTTCGGTTGCGTGCGCCTTTACCTGCGGAGATGCAGATGTAAACGCACTAGCCGCAGATATAGCTCCGGCCGCCATATCTTTTGCCGAAGCATTATTTTTCATAAACGCTTCGGTCATACTGTTGATGCCGCCAGTGATTGATTTGGCGGCATCAACTAGTTTCCCGGTCTGCCCAGTATCAACCTCAATACCAATTCGAATTGGATTATTGCTGCTCATTTACCTTTGTTGGATCCAATGCATTCTTCTTGGCGCGCTCAATTGCCGCCTGTACGTGTGGCGGCGCACAGTCGCGATGTTTTGATCTACCGCCAAATTCAGGCATTTGCGCCATCGGATGCTTGCCCATGTTCATTTGAAGTTTTTCGTTTGTTTTTCTTTCTTCCATACGTTCCGCCTTTCTTTCTGGTCCTGAATATCCACAAAATCCTCGGAGCAAAAGGTGCTGTGGTGGAAACTCCATCCAGTATTCCAGTAGTTCTATAACGACCGGAAAGTCTTCTCGTCCTACTTGCTCCGATGTCCAGTGAAGCTCTGTCATAAGGCGACAGCGAACTAATTTAAAGTCGAATTCGCCGTCGCCTGATCTTCCCCCGGCTTGCTCGGAAATCCGCTCATTTCCATAAAATCGGTAAATAATTTTTGGATGAAAACCATGTCGAGCTCTTTAGTAAGCTTTTCTGGCGTCCATTCTTCTTTGCCAATAGCTTTATTGAGCGATAAGCACACATAACGGAACGTGCGCGCCGCCCACTCTTCGTTGCCTGGTGCAGGCTCACGACCCACCATTTCTTTGCTCTCTTTAATAAATTCTTCGGCTTGATCAAAAGAAAGAGGAGAGATATTCAACGTACAACCATCCATCGTTACAGAACGAATTCTTGGCATAGGTGACCTTTGATTGGATTTTGACGCCGGCATCACTGTGGTGCCGCACTACTGAAGAAACTGAGGATTTTGGCGGGCACTCGATACGGCGATTGAGTGCCCGCGCTAAGGGAGAAGCCAGAAAATGGCTGAGCCTAAACTAGACGAATGCTTTCTACTGTCAAGTAGTTTCTGTATGCGCTTCCGGACTCATACCCTTCGGAAAAAGAATGGCTCCATCCACATGACGATGAGGAGGAAACTCGTCTATCAGCATTTCGAGCTTATCGATAAAACGAACAACCTTGGTATAAAATTTCAAGGCTGCGAAACCGAATCCCAGGATCGTCAGAAGATTGCCTAGGGTAATGGTTCCGTCCCATTTGAACCACGCTGGATTAACCATTTTTCTGACCCTTACGTTAATTAGTCTTCGTAGAATTCTCCGATGTAGCCAGCAGAATTTGCGAACGCCTGACCTTCCAAATCGGAGATTTCATAATCCGCGCGCTTCAAGGGAGCCGTAAGCTTTCCACACTTGCAAGCATAGAGATCGAGATAGTTCGGAATGCCCGCGGTCAATTCCTGGTACGGCTGCGAAAGCACCATTTCGAACGTTGGACCCCAGCCCTGAACGTGGTTCTGAACGACGAGAACGCGGCCGCTGGCAATGCCATAGCGATAGGAAATCAACACGCTCTGGTTATTGTCGCCAACGTTGAACCCATAGACACCGGCAGATACGTTGTACTGCCCCGCGGACGGAGGACCTGTTACCTTCTGGAAGTTCTGGAGGGTCGAGCCGTAGGTCACACCCATATCTTGGGTGAATGTCGCTGAGTGTGTAACCGTGTAAGACACGGAGTTGAGCGTTGTTTGTTCCTGAACCTGAGGAACGCCCGAACCTGGTCCGCCCGAGTTGTGCGAACCGGTTGAAATGTTGTCGCCGAAATAGATGTTGTTCCAAACGTCAATCGAAAAGCGTCCGTAGCCGGCTTTCCAGGTGATCTTCTTATCGGAAATAGCCGTGTCGTCCGGGAACTGGTTCTGACCGCGCAATTCCTTAATCGTCGCGTCAATCGTGATATCCACGTCCTGCAACGTCGCAAACCATTCTGGCGTTCCCGTATATACGCCGCCAGAGAAACCCACAGGGAGGGCAAAAAGCTGCCCTGAACCAAACATTATGCGCATGCCGATACCTCCAAAAGCATCAAAACGACGTTACGAACCAAAACGAACCAATGCTAGGGAAATTTTGTCCAGATTCCTACCAGCCTGCCATCTCGCCCGTGACTACATGCCCTAGCTCTGCGCTTAAGGGCGGGTCTAGGAAGTATCAGCTTCCGTTAGGAGGGGCGCCGATCCCGGGACAAGACCAAGCACCCGTTGCTGGAAGAAATTAAACGCCAGTTTCTACGGCAATCCTCCATGCCACCACGATGTTTTCGTCATCAATCTCACGTCCCCACTCAGAACCGCCCTCGAGACTTACTTTGGTTACGAGGCCACCTAGGGTTTGCGCCTGGCCTCTTTGTAGAATTTGCCCATTAATCGTGCTTTGTAATACCACGTCGATCGCGTCGGCAACATAATTGATGGTTGTTTCGGCGGTAGTATTGTCCTGCTGTTCCGATGCGAGATCCGCACGTAGATATAGCCAGAGGTTATAGTGGATTATGTATTTTGTCAGACCCAGTGCGCTCTGTGAAAATTCTTCCGTTGCAGGACCGCCCTTAAATAGGCATAGCCATGGAATTTGAGCGGTTGGAACTTCGGTCCATATCTTTGGAACTCTAGTTATCGTGTTACAGAGCTGAGCCAATTGCGGGTTATTGGTCAACAATTGAAAGAGCGCAGTAGAAATCTGTTCTCGGGATACGTTCATTCTTGGATCACCTTGTTGACGCTAGCTTCCAATTCAGTCTTTATCTTCGGGAAATTCTCTTCTTCGGATGGCGACATAAATGGTCGCTTAATTACTGGAGGGTGATGAACCATTTGCGCGTACACGAGCTTTCCGTCAACGAGAAATTGCAGAGCTCTCTTCTTCACAGGAACAACATCAAATGCGCGCGTACCGCCGTATTCATGGTAACGACCATAGAATGAGTTGTTGGTTCCCGCGGCTGTCACCGTGCCTATAATTTTTGGTCCGGCAACCTCTATTGGTAATGGACGCACGCTGTTTTTTAGATTACTGGTTTGTGTTTTTAAGACCTGCCCGGAAAGCTTTTCCTCGCGTACATATGTCGCGAGTTGTCCCATTAAACCTTCAAGTTTTGTGAAGATAACTGATACGATACGCGGTCCCTTATTACGCATCGTTTCAATGAATTGAGGATTAGATTTAAACGTAATCGTAATCATTAAAGTGTTCGAGCATACGATTCAACGACGGTTTGGACTTCCGGCGGTATAGACCAGTTCTGGTAACGCGTCGATCCGGCGCCGCCTGACATGGAACGCGTAGCTTCATCCTGATACTTTCTGCGTTTGTAATTCTGCAACACTACAACATTCGCTGCCGTTTGAATGTCGAGCGGCGTTACGTCATAGCCAGCAGAATATTGCACATTGATATTTTGAACGCCGCGCCAGAATCTGAGCCCGGATCCTAAAGCTGAAAATGGACCGGAAGGCCAACCCCAGGTTCCGTACGTTCCCCATCCAGTTAAACTTGAACGCAGAGAAATGCTTTTTCCGGTGCCGTCGACTACCCATCCCTGTACGGCATATCCGCTGGATTGTTGCACGGCAATTCCGTTGATATTAACGGCGGTAACCGATCGGATCGGCCGGTTATTTAGAAATAGACGGTAAGTTCCTTTGCCGTCATACGTTTCATTGAAGTCGCAGATTGAATTAAATGGCGATTGCGTGAGGTCTCCGTTTTGATCACCATAACCAGTGAGCCATAGAAACATGGAACCCCACGCGGTTATGCATTGCTGGATTACGTCATCATCGTTAATACTGGACGCAGATATTCCGGCCCAATTCTTAAAAATCGCAATCGACGTAAGGTCCAGCTTTGAAACTGTCATTAGTAAACGTCTCCCGCCAACACGGCAGATGCAGGCATGTCACCAATGTATTCATACGTTCCCATGTGGGTCGTCCGCATGAACGGCATTAGATATGCCTTATAACCCATCGCGCAACAGTCATGAATAAACCAATAATCTTCCGAGTCGTATTCACGCGTTTCTGGATTAATACCGCACTTAAAGAAATCCCAAATTGGACCTGGCAGAGAATTCGGATCACACCGAGGCTCATACCAGCGATCACTATAAACTTCTTTAAACTTCAAGAAGACCTCTCGCTTCACCATTAAAATACCGGTTCCTAAATGACGAACCTGTTCCGGTTTCGCAAGATCAGCAATCGCAGTTTTTCCAGGAAGATAATTGACAACAAAACTGCCACCAATTCGCTTCAATTCTTCTGCGCTATATTCACGGCTTCCGGGACGGCGGATAGCGCGCTGAATTCGATCCCACCTAATTTCCTTTCTGACGCAGGGAGCTCCGATGATATCGAGATCGGATTCAAGCATTGCAATAATATCCTCGGGCTCAAAACCAATATCGGCGTCGATGAATATAGCGTGGGTATATGGTTTTTTTTGACTGTCGAATCCCTGTTTCAAATAAGCATCAGCCAGACGATTACGAGCCCGCGAAATCAACGATTCGTTGTATATACTCTGATAGCCCATTTCAATTGGGGGTTCACCGAGAGAACGCATTTTCTCGGAAAGATCGCGGATCAAATTGGTCAAACGAACAAAAGAATTGTGGTAATTGGAAGTAAGATTTCCCCCATACATCGGGGTTAAAACACAAAGCGATTTACCTTTAATTGACAATTGGGAGCCTCGAAAGGTCTTTTATCAAAAAATTCGAACCAATGCTAAGACATTCATGTATTATTCTCTTATGGAACCAAAAACCGTTGTAGCCCACAATGCACAGCTAACCGGGTCGTTTACGGAATTTCCGAATACAACAATCAAACAATCCGCAGGTTGGAAGGAACTGTCTTACGAAGATATGGAGAGTGCCGTTGAATACTTTGAACTTCGTGGATGGATTTCCAAAGATCAGGCTGGCATAATTCGTTCTCGTATAGCCAGGAAGCTGTAGGGAAATTGTCTCCTAAAGTCGCCTGGAAAAAGGTCTAAACCGTGAGCCACCAAAAATTCTGCACCGACTGCAATAAGTGGGTTGTTTTGAAGACAATCCAATCCTGGTCAATTCACATTACGAAGTCTTCCCATTTGCGAGCGGTAAAGATACGCTTGGGTCTAGTAAAATCAAGGAAGGAAAGTTCTTCCAAACCTCAGAAATACCGCCATCCTTAAATTGCATTCTCATTTCGTCTGTTGGGTTTGCCGGTAATTCCTCAAGATAGAAGTGTGGATTATCTTTTATGTGACACCACTTCGCACCTTCGGCAAGTCCGCACGATGGCGCCGTGGCAAGAAGTTTCTGCCAAGCCGGATGGCTTAAATTCCAGTCCGGCTGACCCGGCATAATATCTTCCGGAACAAGGTCGACAGCATACCCAAAGTTGTGCGCCGAATAACCTCCCGGCGTGTTTGTTACGATCTCTCCCGGTTTCGTTCTTCCTTGAGCATAGAGATTGTCTTCCTGAGCCCAGGTTCTCATTCCTGCGGTTACTTGGAGCGATAGACTAGGAAGCAATTGATCAAGTTGTATGATGCGTCGCGCAAGTTCTGGATGTATTTCTTTAAGTCTAGCCTGGGATGTTGCTGTAAACATTATCGAGACCCCGCACGAACATTATTCGGAATTACATAGATACCGTCGTTCAAGGCGACCGGAATGGTCCATATCCAAATGATATGACGGTATGATTTATCGGGGGCGTAATGCCATAAAAGGTGGTTTAGCGTTACAGTTCCCATTGTGTATCCTGCGGCCGTACCCCATACTCCGATCGTATTCGGATGTTGACCGATGAAGGGTGCCGTTTCTATACAAGATGGACAATTTATTTCTGCAAAACGCGTACTCGCTGCATCGGCAGAAAACGCGGCTGCAAGGATCACATCGGATGCGAGTAATTCTTTATGGGAATTAATATAATGCCACGCTTTTCCAAGCGGATTAGCGGTTGCCGCGCCACAAAATATCGATAGACAGATTAATAGAATTAACGTCTTCATTATTCCTCCCCAAAAAAATAAGAGCGCCTTTCCCAGGCGCTCTTATTTAGTGAAAAATTTCGCACAACCACCGGATCCACCACGGCCAATTACTGCACGGTGGCGGTTGGATTGGTGGGGGTGTTGGGGTTGGAGGGAAAGCTAGACGGGATCGCCACCGTCGCTACGTTGCTTGGTCCACTCGTATTACCAATCGAGTCGACAGTATAAACAACATAGCTGTAGGTGGTGCTTACTGATAGTCCAGCAGCCGGATCGAGGAAGCTTGTTCCCAATACAAGTGAAGAATTCGCTTTCGTCCAAGTGCCAGAGCTCGTCACACACGTTCCCGTACAACGATAAACATTGTAGCCAGCAATAGGATTAACATCCGAACCCTGAGAGGCCGCAGTCCATGATGCCAAAACACCATGTTGTGATGCTCCAGGTGCCTGTGCCATCGCCGGCACAGCGGAGACAATCAAAAACAACAAAATAGGAAATAATTTCTTAACCATCGTTTTCTCCTTTTTATTCAAGAGCCGGATCGTTCCCAGCGCTCCGGCTCCCGATTCGTGCGACCCTTCATTGACACACGAAATCAATGAGTTTCGTGATGAACAACCGCTTTTAGATCCATTTTGGGATGACGAAGTGGTTGTGTGATTGTTTGCACCGGCTTGTGAAATATATGTTGCACGCCATGCTTAATCCCAACGACACCAGCATGTGCACCATAAATTAATAAACCGGCGAGTGCTATTCCGAGAATTACTTGTGGATCTGCGCTTTCCATGTTTATGCCGCCTTTAGAGCTTGAAGATCAGCCTGTAGGGTTTGGAGATCGAATCCGAAAATTGGGGTCTTCTGTGCTGCTGTCAACCAGTCTTGGGTAATAATTGCGTAAGCTTCATCAACATATGTCTTCCAAAATTCCCAAGACATTTGCTGGCGCTTTGCCCAAGTAATACATGTACAACCAAGAGAACCATAACCAAGAACACAGACACAGTGACCACCGACGATATTTTTATCACTCGTATTGTTCCAGGCTTGTCCTGAGCTGAATTCATTCATCGCAGTCTCTGTAACGTTAAATCCAATGTCGAGACCGCCAAAGATTGTGATCGCTTGTTTAATTGCTGTTATATTTGAGGTGTCGATCTGAGCCCAGCCCAAAATCTTGCGATTGGCAATACCGGTAGTGCGCCAGTACTCAAGAACATCCGTAATAACGCAGCCATTGTCGTTCATACCGGTTTGCGGGTCATATCCACTAACAGCGGAATAACCACGAATGATGTCCTGAAGGCTCGGAATATATAGACCGTAAGTACGCGAGCTCCATTCCATTTCAAGATGTCCAGGACTGGCGAATGTACAATCCCCGATTTTGTCATTGCCCATCATTGTCCAGTCGGAGATGTTGTATTCGTAGGCAAATGCCCGCGGCGGATCCGCTAACTTTACGTACTTCGATAAATCAAGCGTTAGCGGATGTTCTTTGCGCGGCAATTTGCCAAGCTTAAGGCTATTCATCATTCACCTTAGTAAGATCCGAAATGTAGTGTCCGGTACAACATTGAATGCACGTGGATTTTATGTTTTGCCGTGTACGAATCCACCGCTTGGTTACCAGTTTTAACAGTCAACTGTGAATTATACGAACTCACGAAGGTCTTAAGTGGCAATGGAACCGTGCTCGATGCTAGAGATTCCCTCATGGTCACGGCTTGTCTGCAGTTCGGGATAACAGCTAGCACAGCTGTAACCGTGCCGGCAACAAGGGCGGACAGTGTAATGATTTTTGCCTGTGTCGCTTGATCTGAAATCTGCGCAAGAGACATAACCTGCGCTTCATCCGACGCGTAGGTATTGATTGCTGCCTGTAACTGTGAGCATGCGGTTGGAGCAGCACTAGCGGAAGCAGCAGCAAAGTCTGCCGCTAAAACCTTGATAGTTTCCGCGTCAGTATTGATTTTTGATGCGAGCGCAACGTTAATCGGCTGGCCCTTCGCAATGGCGATGATATTCAGGATGTTGATTAATGCTGGTGCGGCTGCAACCAAGATATTATCAACGGTGGTCACCCAAGAAGCGGAACATCCGGAAATTACCATCACAAAACACAACGACAGAGCCATAAGTGATTTTGAAAATAGTTTCATGTTTTCTCCTATGTCAGAAGAACCTACGGATTATTTCGCACCAATGCCAACAGTTTTTTCGACAACACCCATTGGATCGATAAGTACTTTATTTTCATAATTAAGAGTTTTGTATTCCAGCCACGCGGTCGCGATAACAATTACTGGACTTATTAAAACCTCGGCAAGTGAATGGGAATGTGGTGCCTGTGGATCGTGCGTCTTAACGGTATACCCCATGCCCATTAGTAATTCTTTGAGTTTTAATCCTGGAGATTCTTCTGTTACTGGCGTGTTCGGCTTATAGCTTTGACCAAGAATTCCGATTGTACCGAAATTTCTGTAGTTACATTTGTTTTGGATTTCGGCTGCAATCGAATAAATTAATGCTTCATTTAGATCGTCGGTTGCTACAGAAAGCAACGGAGCTGTCAATCCTCGAGCCGTATACTGAAAAAGGCGATTGTCTCGCGGCAAACATGGACCTCCGTATGGCATTCCAAAACGCAAACAAGAACGCCCTACGCGTCGATCAGATCCGACCGCGTCCAAGACTACGTGTGGATTCGCGCCTAACTTCCTAGCAAGTGCCCCGACCTGGTTGGCAAAGCTAATTTTTGTCGTAAGGGCACAATTAACAGAGATCTTCGCCAGTTCAGCTTCGATCAATGTCATTACTTTGTATCCCTCTTGAACCTTGTAATTCATCCCACGCTCATATAATTCTGTTGTTAGATCCGCTGCTTTTTTGCTCGACACACCGAACAAACCGAAGTCTGGATATTGGAGATTATCGATAACACTTCCGAGAGCAATGAATTCAGGCTTATACACCAAGTGAAATGGAAGTTCCTGCATCGCTTCGCGCAATAATGGCAGAAAAACCTTCTCACAAGATCCAGGTGTGACCGTAGAATTGATGATAAAAACATAGTCAGAAATACGGCGCGCATAGACCTCATGCGCAACAGATTTCATGGCTACAATTAGATATTCGTTGGAAAAACTGCCATCGGCAAGACTTGGTGTGAGGGTTATAAAGCAGCAAGCTTCTGTACCGCGGATAGCATCGAGGACTTGAGCTGTGGCGCGAAGGGTTCTGCCGTGCGTTTTCTTTATTAGACGTTCAAGACCCGGTTCTTGAACGGGAGCCCTACCGGTGTTAATTGCCAGTACTTTTGTTTCGTCAAGATCGAGGCCAACTACATTAACGTCATTTGCAGCAAATAACGCCGCAATGGGGCTACCCAACTTCCCCAAACCACATACACAAATGTTTTTGATCACGCACTACAGATACACAAAACGGTGAACCGATGATAATTATTTTTTGTGGGGGCAATCTTCCCAGTGATAAGATTCGTTTCCAAGTGCCATGTCAATTAGATACCACGTTCCGTCTTTTGCTTTAGCAAAATCAATAGACCAATAATCTCCTAGTTCGGCGCCGGCTGCTTCAGCCAATGGCGTCAAAAAACTAATTTCTTCTTCCGGCTCATTGTTTAGAATAGCCAGTCGTTCTTTCCACGTTCCTTTGGTACCTGGTTCGAATATCATCGGCTGCCCGTTAAAGACTTCTTCCGGCCAATAGGGATGATGACATTCAATTTTCCCGTTGCGGACAAAATAACGACGCTCGCGATTGATGGGCATTTCACCACGGAAGGCTTTAAATGAAATCTCGAGATCCAGGAATTCGCGGAATACAATTGCTTCATACGGCAAACCGAACAGACCTGCCAACTCATGGAATTCAAGAAGGGATACTAGGTTTTTGCTCAGTACATTCATATTGGGAACATAGCAAGTATTTTTCCACGAGTGTTTTTCTGACGACAAATCGGTTCGAAGAAAAAGAGGGAAGCCAAATTTATCCGCCTCTTTCATGAGGTCACTAACAAGACCAGTAAAGTACGGACATTCATCCCCATCGAAAATCGGAAACACCTTCTCGCGATCTATCGGGATAATTTTCGTCCGCGGGACAGGAATGCCAAGCTTTGATACGCGCGGAAACCAATAGGTAAGGCTAGTTTTGTATGGTTTAGAAGGCATGTCCACACTGATTACAACGGCGCATGCCACCAGCCATCCCGAGGGCGCCACTACCGCATTTCGGACAAGCCTTCTTGGATATAGGGCCGGATGCATGCGCTATCACCGGTTGACCACTAAGCTGCACCGGTGAATGGTCTTTCGATGTGCGGAAGTAATAGAAATACATCGGTTCGTTGATATAATGCTCCGATCGCACAACCTTCAATGTTCGAAGTTCATTCGCCCAACGCGCATCTTCGCCATGTCCGCCCGACATTTTTACTTTTAGCGCGAGCTCTGTCTTTATCGGATTTACATGGGATAGATCGCGATAGTATGCACTGTCGTCTTCTGACCACTTTGTATATTTCAGCGAATGGTAGGTTGGTTTCTGTTTATTTCCATCGATAAATAACTGAATGTTGTAGCCGATGTAGTCGACTCCATCGAGTAACGGATAAATTTTAGAGAAATAATCATCGGCAACGATATCGTCATCATCGATAAAAACACTATATTCACCCTTGGCTTGCTCGCGGAGTTGCTGACGGTTCGTACCGAGGTCCATTGATTCATCAAAAATACGGGTCAAGACTTCGACATGATAATTTCCGTTACCGATTTGCTGTGTTAGAGAAGACATCAGTCGAGAGAGATATGGTGCGCGTGATGGTTGCGTAAGAATCATCACGGTAAGCTTTGGACCGGTGATTTTCGGAGTTTCGATTGAATCCAAAGGCTTCGAGTCTTTCTTTACATCTTCCTCGGGTGTGGCGACTATGGGAGTTCCTTCGCGCACCACAACATCAACCTTTGGAAGTGGATCTTTCTTTTTCTCGCTCATGTGTTCTCCATGACTGCTCGTAGTTTTTCGATTGCAGCCTCACGTTCCGGCCGCAATTTTTCATAAAGCAAATCGGGTCGATCTTTCATATGCCGATCAATGCGTTCCTGGTACGTTTGATCGCATTCCGATCTGCCAAACCAAAAGTGTAAATGATCGACAATAATCGGCAAGCATTTTCTTCTATTTAATGCATTCGCGCAATCATTTAGAAATGTATCACCGTAATCGCTCGAAAACCAAGGCGCAATAAAGAAACCAACAACGTCCGCCCAGCGTCTATGGACAAAACCGTGTGCGCCAAAATCTTTGTAATAGCCGCCGCTGTCGTATGGATGTGTAAACCAGATTTTATCTGAAGTTTGGGAGTAGAAATTCTCAACAATGATATCCCACCCATATGTTCGATAAACAACATCATCGTTTGACTGCTGCCATATATCTCCAGTGGCAATCTCAGCGCATTTATTCCAACAATCGCTCAACGTAATTCTCGGCCCAATAATCTTCTTAACTGCAAGTTGATCAGCCATAGCCGCACTTTCCGTATCATCGTTATCGATGTATAGAATTATCTCAATTGGTTTCGATGAGGTAAGCCAAACCGATTCAATCATCCGTTGGAGGATTAGCGGTCGCTTACGCGTTGGCAGAAGTACGCTGATCATATGCATCATTCTTCATAAAAAGATTGAAATCAAATTCACGGATAACGCTCCACTCCGGGAGCAAAGAAAGCAATTCGGGACGCTCTGCTTGCCCGTCATACAATGCCTTTTCTTCTGCTTCAATGAACAAATAACGTGCGTGACGCAATGCTTTCTGTCCGCCAGTTATCATTTGGTTCTCGGCACCCTGGATATCCACCCACAATAAATCGATCCGCGGCAACGCATATGCATTAAATAGATAATCCAATGTAAAGCATGGGATACCACCGGGAATCGGCCGAAAATCATACCATGGATTTTTTTCAAGATGTCTGGTCGGCATTCGAACGGAACCGGATCCGCGCCCTTCTGGTGTGTAGCATGCCCAAAAATCGCAATTACCGTTACGATCAGATATGGCGCCGTAGAGATGACGTCCAGGAATATGCCTGTCGGCTATTCTGCGGTAATTATCTGGATCCGCTTCAACGGTAACAATAATTGGACTTTTATCTCTGACCGCTTGAAACATCCACTCGGTGTCTTCTCCACAATATGCTCCCAATTCAACAATACAGGGCGCGACTGGACATGAATTTAAAACACTCAGAACCGCACGCTGTTCATCTGCACTCGCCATATCTACTCCGGTCTCTGAAATACGGCTACACCAACCAATGACGGAAACACTAAATGATGCCAATTCCTTTGAGATGCAAAACCGGGATACAAACCGGGACATTCTTTACAGGCATCATGAAAGGCGACAATTCCCAGCGGTGTGATGTTATTTTCGTTAAGACTAAGCAATTCTGATAGACGCACATCCTGAGTTCCGGAATCGATATGTGCAAAATCAATCTGCCTGAATTGTGAAATTAGCTCTTTCCCTTCGCAATGATGGACCGTTACCGGCAAATACGATAAGCGTTGACGCCCAGCGGAAATCTTCGTTGCATCAATATCGCAGGTGTGGAGATGTCCATACCCATTGTCGGCTAAAGCTTTGCCGATCCATTCGGCAGAATCGCCAATATAGAGACCTGTTTCGATACAAACATCTGGCTTCATAATGCGCACGAGTGCATATAAAAGAGCACCAACCTCGAGCTCTACCCCCATCCATAAACGTTTAACGTAGCGGTCAAACGCTCGCGGGCACTCTGGTAATTTTTGATACATCCTTGTTTTCTCCGGCAGAAAGGAGCTCAGTAAACATTTGTTCCAGGGTGAATTTCTTTCTAACTTTCCACATACCGGCTTCCGCTATTTTTTCTCGCTCATCGTCGTGTTCAAGGTAATATCGAATTTGCGCGATATTGTCCGGCATCATTCCCATGTCGTAATAAGAAATCTCTTTACCGTTCTCAAAAAGGCTTAGATTATTTTTGGCTGGTGCTGGAAATTTTGGATACATCACAAAAGTTCCAGATGCCATAACCTCAAAAACCTTTTCAACGATCAGGCGCGACATTGGCGGCAAACAAAAGAAGATTTTCAATTGACGATAGTTTTCCGCAAGCAGCTTCATACTTTCTTCGGAGCGGATCCCGCCGATATCTTGGACCACGGCTTGTCCGACATTGAAATTTAAATCGTTGCCGGCGCCGCGCGCTAGATTCTCAAGGTATGCTCTACGGGTTGGATAAAGAGTTCCGATAAAACCGATCTCATATCTTTTATCTTTCAAATAGCCGAAGCGCGGGTTAAACATTTCCGTATCTACTGCAAACGGCATCCATTTTCCGCCAAAACGTTCTGCGTCTTGTACGGCCGGAAAATAGAAATAATTTGCCCAGGTTCGTAGTTCCATCCAGCGATCGGGAAGTCCAAGATCCGTGCGGCAAAAAGATTCATCGAATTTTGCAACAATGGGAACTTTGATCTTACTCCAGTTTTCAAAACCATAAACGATATCGAGCCATGGCTGCGTATACTCGTGATACATGCTTAAAATCACGTCGCATTCATTTAATTGCTCAATCGTCGGAGCAAGTTTTCGGAGTTTTTCTACCTGTAGGATGCTTGGTTGATTGTGGTGGGAGACATTACCTGGGAAAGTAAAATGCAGAACTTCATGTCCCATTCTTTTTAGGACATTGAAATAACCACCTACCGCATTCCACCCGCCAAGAACATTGTACGGATGAAGCAAACCAACTTTTTTAGGCATGCGCGGATTGTATCATGGTTAGTGGCCAGTATATGATTGAAAACTCGGCAAGGTTTCCGAATTCCACGTTGGACCAGCACCCGACATTTGCAGACTTCCATTCACCGTGACGTTATTTCCGCCTGCCCACTTGCCGGTTACGCGGAAAGAGTCGTAAAGACTCGACACGGCAATGGTTCTGTTGCTCGTGTTGGCTGTGCTGGAATAGGTGTCCAGCAATACCGGTGATCCTGCCTGGGCGCCGTAATCATTTGCTGCATTCGTGGCAGGCGAAGAAATTCCTTCAACGGTGATCGTCATGGAAGACGGCGCGCCGTTAATTGTGTAGCCGACAATGAGGTTGCCGGATGCCTGATAAACGGCATTCGGCAGATTCAGTTGGAATCCCGATGCGTCCAAAATGAAATTAATGTTGTTTGTCTCGCTCATATAACAGGCGCGTTGTGGTCCAATGCGCGCCCCTGGTCATTTAGAGCACCGTTATTTTTAGCGGTGCACCACGCTTAGACGCCCTCTGCTGAACCACCATCGATCGTGTTCGGGTACGGAGCATTCCCGTAAATATAAGCCTGATAGGCTGTAACCGCCTTTTGGGCGGATATTTGTGCTTTCTGGGCGGAAATCAAAGCTGCTTGTGCTGCGGCCAATGCTGTATTTGCCGCGGCCAAATTCGCATTTAAAGTGGCTAGCTGTGTCACTTGATTCGAATTGGGAGTATGAGCCATTTTTTTTACTCCTGAAAAAAAGGGCGGCTCAATGTCGAGCCGCCCGGAATTTTCCCGTTTCTCTTACCGAGCGTACTGTGCCTCGGCTTTTGCGAGAACGCGATCGAAGACCTTACGGAATGCCTTCTTAAGGATCGAGCTCTTTGCAATAACCTTCGCTGCCTTCTCTCCAAAGGTGCGGTAGGCTCCAACAAGAACCTTACCCATACCGCTGCGCTGTTCATAGTCAAGCAACCAGCGACGGCAGAGATTGACGCGCGGACCGGTGAAGAAATCTTCTCCGAATACCACGGCTGCGATATAGCACGGTGCCACGAATGATCCGATACCCGTACGGATTGCGGAAACCCAAGGCATATAGTGTGCAAGAACTTCCTGCACATACGTACCAAAGGTCCACTGACGGGTCACAACTGGCCACTCAATAGAGTAGTAGTCGCGTTGCACGAGGAATGTACGGACGGCCGGTACACGGCTGTGCGGATATGGATTCGTGTTGATGTCATAAAGCATGGTTCCCTGCGGGAACATTGGGTGGAGGCGGATCGGAATTGCGGTTCCACCTGCAGGGTTAATGCTGTACTTGGACTTGTAAGCTCCTACGATGAATCCGCCAGTTAGTCCGCCGCCGATTTGCTCTGCGCGATCAACTGGGAAGATGAAGGAGTTGGTTCCGCTCGATGAATACATTACAGCCGAATCAAGCGCTTGACGAACATCAGCCGACACCCAAATTGCGTCTGGCTGAGCTTGATAGTTGGTCCAGAGGAACTGTAGGTCAGTTTCGATTTGCGAAACCTGGCCGTTTCCTACCGGAGTGAACGAACCGCCTCCCATGTCTGTCCAAGAACCGTTTTGGAAGGAATATGTTCCGAGACCATCGAAATCGGTTGGCTGGTAGCTGTTGTCGGTGCTGAGACCAGCAGCATTTGCAAGCTGTGTTCCGGTTGCAGCAGCGGTGATTTGGTACCACGGCCATGCGGTAATCGCTCCGAGTTTTAGGTTGCCAGTTGCGGAAGCTACGTTCACACCCCAATACCACGCATAAGCGACCGCACCCTTCATTGCTGCGATCGAAACGTTCACACTTCCAAATGACGCGTTCGGAGTTGTGGCTACAGCCGAGATGTTGGAGATCTGACTCAAACCGCAAGCTACGTTCGTTGTACTTCCATCAGCGTTGGTACGAACATAGTTCGGTGTCAAACCATTTGCTACGGTAGGAGGTGCAGCATAACCAGCCTGACCACCCGGGTTGGTTCCCATTGCGGTAAGCGCAACAACCGCAACATACACGTTTGTTCCGCTTCCTAGACCGGTACCAGCAACTGCGGTTGCGGTTGGTGTTGTTGCCTGGCCCAACTGGAAGCCGAGATTACCGGTTGCAGTTCCGGAGTTGCCCCACAGGGTAAGCATTTCTTCCTGGAGGCGCAGACGAGCGAGGTTACGGAAATGCTCGTCCGCGATGTTATCGGTATAACCTTCACCTGCCCACTCAGAGGTGAAGGTCAATCCACCTTCCATACCGAGCTCTTTATACGTAGCCAGGTAGTCGATTTCGTTTGGCGTGGCCTCTGCGTTACGCTGCCCTTCTTGCACGCCAGCATAAACGTAGGTGGAGTTCGGGTTGCGCGTCGCCTTCCAGTGCGCAGCCGTACCTACGCCGGCATTCACCTTTCCCTGACGTCCGATCATCTGAATAAACGGTGTCAATAATGGGAAAATAAAATATGCCGGACCGCGGAGATCGAAGAAGTTAAAGCCGGTCTGTGTCGACACACCAGCCTTAATTAGTTCGCGACCAACCTGCTTAATGAGCGGGTTGTCGAGGAAGCTGCTGCCGCCCCACTTACTGAGGTCGACTTTTCCGCCGCCACCACTCTTGTGGTACGGAGAAGTCATAGGCAATGCTTCTTCCATTAACGCCTTTATTTGTGGATTGGCATAGACCTTCGCCATGATCTTATTGGACTCGTCTATGCACTTCTTGTAATACCCCTGCGGGATGCTTGCCTTGATCATTGCCTGTTCCTCCTAAACTCCTTCAATCAATTTCAGTTCGCCGACAGCTAAATTATTCGCCACCATCAAGCGAAGAAATTAGGTGTGAAAACTGTGGTGCAACAGCCGCTTTTTCGGCCGATGTTACCGGTGCGGGTGCGCCAGTACGCGGTACCGCGTGAATACCAAATGCTTGCTGTGGTGCGTCCTTAGTGATAACGCCGCTAATATTGTCCGGAACAATCTTCTTACCAAGAACCTCGCCGACACGCATTAGAACGATCTGTTCGATAACTTCTCCAACCTTGGGATCGTTATTAAGTGAAAGCAGTGCCTTTTCTACAAATGCGTCCGTAACAACCTTAAGACGCTCTTCAAGCGGCAATGCTGTTGCATTCGAAATGACTTTTGCAGCAGCATCGGCCGTCGGACCGGCGCCAGCGGCAATCGCAGCCGCAGCAGCGGAAGCTGCTGGAGATGCCGGAGCTTCGGCGTTCACATATTTCTTCACAAATTCTTCCTCGGTAATACCCATTGCTGCCGCGCACTTCTTGATTTCATCAGCGTTCATGTTTTTCACCTTCTTATCGGCCTTAGCCGGCGTTGCGGCAGCGGCAGCAGTTGGTGCCGAAGTCGCTGTTTTACTCAAATCGACTACCTCTTCCGCCTTCATACACTCAGCCATATCGGAATACTTTTGTGCTGCGGCTTTATGCATATCGGAAAGGTCGTTATGCATGTCGGCATCAGCCTTATGCAAAACAGCCTTTTTGGCATGAAAAGTCTTTTCTTCGTGCGTATCATCAAGCGCTTCAGCGGTCGCCTTATGAAGATCGTGATGATCCATGTGAGACTTGTGGAGCATCGCGTGTTTTTCGCCCATGGCAACATGTTGCGCTTCGATACCCTTGTAGAACGAATAAGACTTTTCAAGAATCTTCTCAGCCATCTCTCCTCCTACTTATGCAACGGCGCGGTGCGCCTGAACCTCTTCAGAAATTTCCTTCGTTTCTTCATCAACCATTTCAAGTAACGTTCCGATCAAACTCTCGACGTTTTCAGCAAGCATTGCCGGCTGTTTTGAATCTGCGTCTCCCTCCCACTCTTGTTCCATGCAAATACAGTGAAAGAGGCAAACGATGTCCTGGATTGCAAATGCCATCCTGGAGACTTCCATCATTCCTTTGTTTAATTGACCAAGACTCAAATCAAGATCGAGAATGCGGCGGCTAACAATCTTGTCCAGACGCTGATTGATATAGCGACGAACCGCCTTGCGCATAATCGTAAATGTTGCCGCCAGCTTCTCTTTCTCTTCAGAAACATCGATTCCATGTTTCTTGGCAGCAGCCACGATCCGGGCATGCACCCTCGCACGCTCTCCCGAAGGTATTCCTTGCGTCTGATTGAAACGCGCAAGAGCATTGCGAATATGGGATTTTGTTTTTGCATCACTCGAAAATTTAATAGGCAATTTCCATGTTTCGGTCTTATCCGGATCTCCAACATAAGCAAATGCAGATGAAGGAAGATCCTCGCCGGCAACACGCTTTGTCTTGCCTTTCACAACATGAATACTTGCCGCCTTCAAAAGTTCAACTTCCTGCTCGAGCGCAGTAATGCGATCAGCTTGAATAACCGGCGCTTCGGTCTTCGAAAATTTGCGAATTTCTACCGCGCCATCGGTCTTGATATAGGCAAAATGGGCGCTTGCCAAACATGGATTATCGACTAACGAAACCTCGGAAGGATTCGCAACATAACGCATACAGCCCTTATAGACTGGGTCTGGCGTCATATCGCCAACCTTACGGCCGCCCTGGCTGAATCCGGTATAAACGCCCTCATTGACTTTCTTCCATGCGTCGTCATCTACAACCTTAAAACCCATGAAAATTTCTTTTTGATCATCGCGGAATTCGTATCCGATACCCTTGCCGACCGCTACGAGTTGGTGCATTTCGCGCAAATTACCGACAGATTTTCCATCTGTGGCTTTCTGCATTTCATCGATCCAGGCGCGATAATAAGGTTTTGATTCTTCGTACGCGCAAACTTCATTGTCTTTGTCTGGCTGCTCAGCCGTAACAATGCCCCATACTTCGCGCTTTTGACTGTCTACCTTGGCGAAGGGGATGAATTTTGAAAACTTATCCATATCAATAGGGACACTAAGGACGTAAACGAACCGATGCAAATGTTTTTTTTAATAAGTAAGCAGGAGGGTATTTCTAATGTAGGAAGTGGAGGAGCCGAAGGGATTCGAACCCTTAATACCTTACGGTATCGTCTGTTTTCAAAACAGGTGCCTTGACCATTTCAGCCACGGCTCCCCTGGAGGATGACGGCGGAATCGAACCACTAACCGATCTCTCGGTTACCCCACGCTTCGAACGTAGTTGGCGACCATTCGCCGGCGCCATCCGATATGGCGGAACGTCCGAGACTCGAACTCGGGACACCTTGCGGTGTTCCTGCTTTCCAAGCAGGTGCAGTAGCCACTGTGCCAACGTTCCGTTATTTTTTTGGCGGGGATGGTGAGAATCGAACTCACGACACCTTGCGGTGTTCTATCTTAGCAGGATAGTGCCGTACCACTGGGCCACATCCCCGAACTTGAGCTAGAACTACTTGACGAATCTTCTGACATTTCGTTCTACCCCTTCGTAAGATGGTGCCGATGGCACTCGCGACAGAAATAAATTCGAAGTTTAGCGCGCAATCCGATCATCGCTTTACGCGCGCGATCCCGGCTTGGATAAGATATTTTGCCGGATTTTTCGCAAACAGGGAATGGTAGCTCTCGATGATATTCAAAAGAAACTTCCTCAAGAACGCCCTCGATTACTTCCATAGCAACGCGATAATACCACAAATTACGGCGATAATTACATTGATTACCAGATAGAAATGGTCCCTATCCGGGGAGTTGAACCCCGCTTGCCGGCTTTTCAGACCGGAGTCTTGCCGCTAGACGAAATAGGGATTAATGGTAGAGATGCCGGGAATTGAACCCGGTGCTCGGCTTCCCGAAAGCCGCGATCGACCGTCCATCTACATCTCTATGGTGGCAGAGGCGGGATTCGAACCCGCAGTTCCTTGCTCCCAAAGCAAGTGGGATAAGCCGTTACCCTACTCCGCCAAACTTTGCTTCCACAATTTCATTTTCTGTCGCGGATCGTTTCGCGGTGCAGCTCGAGCCCGCGCGTCAACTACCTGGTGCAGTGCCAGCGGAAAGATCAATTGTTCAATCTTCGCCGGAATCTTCTCGATCAAGAATTCGTAAAACCACTTCTGCCACATCTTCGGATTATGGCGATCATCAAAAACTTGTGGAGTACTCGGCATCGACCAGCAACCAAAACAGTTCATATCTGGTCCACCAGTCGCCAAGTATGTAAGGTTTTGAAATGCTGTTATTCCACCGATCGTCGCTATATACACGCTTTCCTCAAAAAAAATGGAGCCGATGGTCACGCTCGAAGTGACAGAGGACGGGTACAAGCCGTCTGCTTTTCCTCTTAAGCTACATCGGCAATATTTTTACAAAGACGAATCTTTTTACTTCCGTCTTCCAATATGACATGCACGCATTCTTTGCAGTTATTGACGTGCTGTCTTTGAGCATCGCTAAGTTCGCTCATACGGTACATTTTTTCAGTAAATGGTATTTCCATAAACTTGGAGCGGTTGACGAGAATCGAACTCGCGCTAAGACGTTGGCAACGTCCTGGACTACCACTATCCGACAACCGCAAAAGAGTCGGCATTCGAATGACGCGCTTTCAACGCTACCGACTCTTCAAAGAACTGGAGCGGGCGACGAGACTTGAACTCGTTTAGTCAGCTTGGAAGGCTGATGCACATCCTATATGCCACACCCGCAAGAAGGCTATAATAGCCTAATGCCAATTAAAAATAAAGTCTTACGGTTGGCTAATCAGCGTCGTTATAAAAAGGAAGTGTGGTACCCAGCCAACCGTAAACGACATATCACAACCGTTGTCAAAAGAAAAAATCAAATACTACGTTACATACGAGACATAAAAAGGAAATCAAAATGTTCTCGCTGTTCGGAAAGCGACCCGCGCTGCTTAGATTTTCATCATCTAAATAAAAATAAGACAATCTCTTTAAGCCAAGCTGCTGCGAATGGATGGTCTATATGTAGGATAGATAACGAAGTTGCGAAGTGCGAAGTTCTATGCTCCAACTGTCATCGCAAACTCCACACAAAATGGTAGCGGGGGATGGGATCGCACCATCCTAGCCCGGTTTATGAGACCGGTCAGTTCTCTAGAACTGTACCCCGCGTCAGACCTGGAGCCGCTTGGTGGAATCGGACCGCCGTTTGCTGCTTACCATGCAGCCGTTCTGCCACTGAACTAAAGCGACCACGAAACTTCATCTTATCACAAAATTGGTAGGGCGGAGCGGAATCGAACCGCCGTCTTACGATAGAGAGTCGTAGGTCCTGCCATTGAACGACCGCCCCACTTATTTTTTCCTCGGCAATAAATCGATTGTCGGAAATTCGTACCAGAGTGCGCGCCGCTTTTCCATTAGCTTATCAAGTTTAGTACTGAGCTCTTTTTCTCCCGCACTAAGCACAATATATTCCTCAGTCAGCTTATACATCTCTTCCTGGGCAATTGCCTGATGATCCATTTTGACCTCAATTCTGGAGCCGAGTGAGAGAATCGAACTCTCGTCTGCGGATTACGAAGCCGCCGTTCTGCCACTGAACTAACCCGACTAAATATCTGATGCCTCGCGCGTATGACGATAGTCGCGCGAGCGTTCCGCAACATAACTTGAATCCAATTCTTGACCAACGCTATCGACGCGCCAACCATCAACACCGAGAATTCTAATATACTTTCCGACAACCGCATGCTTTGACGGGATCCACGCTGTCTGATGCATCGATCCTCGAGATAATTCACATTGAGTATGAGTCATTCATCACCAAAAAAATGGGGCGTCATGTCGGTTTCGATCCGACACTCCGGGTTCCACAGACCCGTGTGCAAAGCCACTACACCAATGACGCCATCGAAATCTGAAGGCTGGCTGTTTCGTTGCTCGGCGCCAGCCTTCGTTCATGCACGCAACCCGAGGCATTATTGGGACAGTTGGTTGCCTCTTCCGCGCTAAGCGGTCTCAACGGGACGACCGAAGGCTACGCGCAATATGGTTCGGGAGGAACGAGTCGAACGTTCGTCTGCTGAGTCAAAGTCAGCTATGCTGCCTTTACACCACTCCCGATCAAATGGTTCCCGGGGGACGAGTCGAACGTCCGTTTCCGCTTTCAGAGAGCAGCGTCCTGCCTCTAGACGACCCGGGATCCGTATGCAAAATTAAACAAATTTGTTTAATTTTGCATATAAACTGGTAGCCCGTGGTCGAATCGAACGGCCGTAGTCGGTGTGTAGGACCGATGCTCTACCCCTGAGCTAACGGGCTTCAAACTGGTGCGTCAGGGGAGATTCGAACTCCCATGTCTTTCGACGGAAGGGTTTGAGCCTTCTGCGTATACCGTTCCACCACTGACGCTAATCCTTTTTCTTCGTAAAACTGATCAACTGCAAGTTTACACCAATTGCCGGTTCCGAAGGTGTTTCATAGTTCGGCGCTACCTGATCAGCATGCAAATAGCCCGTAACCAAGGCCGGCGGTGCACATGTTTCATTTCCATTCGGAGACGTTGGAATACAGCCCATCACAAAGAATGTTGTCGTCGTCCATGGCGGAGCGACCGTGAATGTAACTCCGAAATTTAGATTTGAATTCCTAACGGCCGGACTATTAATCCTGCCAGCAAACAGATAGGAATTACCGTCACTCTCTTTCACGCATCCGGTTGGAGAATAAAGAGAGGTACAAAGAACTCCAACTAGAAAATGATCCGCGGTATTACCTGGCTTCGAATAGTCGTAATTCCAAGAAAGAACAACAGTGCTCTGCGACGTGTTCTGAGCTCGCACACATGTCGCTATCAAAGCCAAGAAGATTACTTTGAGTAAGACTCGCATGTTGCCTCAATATGGTGGTCGTCCTGAGAATCGAACTCAGCCGTTGCGCTAATCTGGCGCTTTCGCGGGATTATAAAGCCCGCCCGCTCTCCAAAGCTGACGACCTAAACACGTTTGATATTTTGTGGAAAGTGTTTTTCCATAAGTCCAGACATTTCTTTCTCTGTACCGTATGGATAATCAGCCCACAATCCACGCTTACCGTCTCCATCTGGATCACACCAGCGGCAACCATTAACAGGCTTGCGCGGATCACCGTTACACCATATGTGATGTCCATTCATAAATTGGCGGTCCGTACCGGATTTGAACCGGTGTTCTTTTCCGTGACAGGGAAACGGGGACTCCAGACTCCCCTAACGGACCTTATATTTTAGCCCCGCAAGTAGAACAAACTTTGGTAGGGATAAGGGGAATCGAACCCCTGTTCTGTCCTTGAAAGGGACTTATCCTGCCACTAGACGATATCCCCATAAATTTGGTGCGCGGAGGGAGATTCGAACTCCCACGCCCGAAAGCACCTGGTTCTAAGCCAGGCAAGTCTACCGTTCCATCATCCGCGCTAAAAATTAACTTTAATCTTTTTCTTCTTTCGAATCACGCCATTTCTTCCGTCGACGGCATAATCAATTGTGATCGTCCGCGGCCGGCCAACCTTGCGCGTCCTCGATGCAAATATATATTTGCCCAAGTTCTCATCGCAGGCATATTCGACATTATTAGGATTCTCTTTAACGCGTCGCAACGGCAGCGCACATAATCCATAACCAAATGTTACACCATAATCCCTAATACAACTTCTGCTAACGCGAAACGATGTCATTACTCTCCAATCTGGTAGTCCACGGCAGAGTCGAACTGCCTTCTCGACGTTCGGATCGTCGGATCCTGTCCGTTGAACGAGTGGACCTCAAACCGCAAATAGTTTCTGCCGCACGCGATACCCTGTTCCGCCATCATTACCATTAAGTTCGACCATTTCGATGAATGGGCACTCGTCCAGTTCCGTAATTTCGCAGCATAGACCGTGATATTTGCGGAAGACACGCACCGCATCAGTCGAGCACGTCGCCTCTACGCACGTTACGCCTAAACCATGATCTCCTTCCCATTCCACTACCCACATGCTCAATGCTTCCTCCTAATCTCCCGCACGAAATACAATGCTACGCAGCCGATTAGAATCGCCACGCATCCTACCGCGAAAGCTGCGGCGCCAAGCATGAATCCCAGTATATAACTCACGATTGTCATTTGGCAGCTCCACGGAGAATCGAACTCCGATCTTCTTGTTAGGACCAAGACATCCTTTCCATTGAACGATGGAGCCAAAAAAAATTGGCGGAGTTATAAGCAGTGGGGTTTATGGCCGCCTGATATCGCAGGATCGACTACATGCCCGGCGTTTGGATCCTCCGGCGAGCTCGGCTTTTCGTCCGGCGGCTGTCCCTTGGTAATCAGGTCTTTAGTCCCTGTTCTGCCCACGTCCTCACGGATAGCGGCATCCGCCACAACGAACGGCGTTCTATAATTCACGTTGATGCAAAAAGGAGTTATAAACTCCCGCAACGCGAACACGCCGCCCAAGAGCCGTCTGGAAACCGCAGTTTATTCCGGCTGGCTACGAGAGAATTGACCACCAGATTCTTCACATCCGGTGTCGTACCGTCAATTCAACCAACCCAAGCTGCACGGCTCTATCTCAATACTGACCGAACGTTTAACGCCAACGCCCGCGACTTCACTCGTAATGCGCTGGGCCACTCTCACGAGTTAAGCTTCCCTATCCCAGCCTTAGTGTGTGATTTCCACACATTCGGGGTCGTGACTTTAGAGTTTCTGTCGCTTCTACGCTAAACCGTCCAACCCTCGCGGGATTACATGGAATTTTGGCGTAGCCATCCTAGATCGACTTTTTGATTTAAGCTGCCTTTGCTCTGTGGCACCGGAGCCAATCACGGCTAGTCGTCCAACCGTTGATGTGCGCTTTTCTCGGTCAAGCTTCAAGAAAATGGTAGGGCGTGAAAGAGTCGAACTTTCGTGTCTGGTTTCGTAGACCAGCCCCTCTATTCCGCTAGGGTAACGCCCCATTAAAATTGAACGCCACTAATATATATCAATTTTGGTGCGGCTGGTGAGATTTGAACTCACAAAAATACGAGTCTGAGTCGTACGCGTATGCCGGACTCCGCCACAGCCGCTAAGCTTTTTCTAATATATCTTGTATCGGATTAAAACAATCCGGCCGATCATACATAATGTATCGCCAAGTGTTTTTCGGCGCAAATATAGAAGCAGATCCATCACTAAAATAGCGGTCTTTGATTGTGTAAATCAAAGTATCACCTTTAATACGGACCTTCTCGCCGATATTAAATTTTGGCTTCAAGTTTAGCCTTGGTTAAAAAAATGGTGGATGGTGAAGGACTCGAACCTTCGTAGCTCCAAGGAGCGCCTGGGTTACAGTCAGGTAGAATTGCCGCTATCTCAACCATCCGAAAATTATCGTGATAGTGACCCCATATTGCGCTTTCGCGCGGCGGGAGTTTGCTGGTCACCCTGGACCCGAAGGCACCCACTCCCGAGGTATATATCACGAACTTGGTGCGCGAGAGAGGATTCGAACCTCCACGCCGTAAATTGGCACAACGCCCTCAACGTTGCGTGTCTGCCTTTCCACCACTCGCGCAAATCTGGTACCGGCGTCTAGAATCGAACTAGCGTCACACGATTATCGGTCGTGGGCTCTGCCACTGAGCTACGCCGGCACAAAAATTGGAGGTGAGGGTGAGAATTGAACTCACGAATAAAGGTTTTGCAGACCTTCGCCTTACCACTTGGCTACCCCACCATGGTAGCTCCGGCGTGAATCGAACACGCTTGTACTCGTTTAGAAGACGAGTGCCTATTCCTGTCGGCCACGGAGCCAAACCGCGTCACGCCGTACAGGCGTGACGCTTTAGAGCATTCTTACTGTGAAATTGGATCTCACATGCCTTGCAAAATGCGCGAGACATGCGAGCCAACTTTAAACGTTCAGAGTGAGCGAAAATACCAGCGTAGTTACCGAATCGGCTATGAGATGCCTTATGGACTCCCTTGCCGACCTTACGCCCTTTCCTTCCGCCATCGTGACCCATCTTTGACCTCCTCTAGTACTTACCTAGGGAAAGTCATCGGCGGTCTCCTTGTTCTTGTTCATGTTTTCTCCGAAACCAATCACGAATCTGGACTAATTCTTTTTTATTACACTTAAACTTAAAATGTTTTGTCTCAGTCCTGAATCGGGTTTTTGGAACCACATCGTCATTTTCAATTACCCATTCAGTGTACTGCACTTTAGTGGTCTCGCTCCAGGTGCGAAACCAATATTTTGATTTACGCCGATTTTCGATTAGCTCCCAATTAGATCCGTCCGAAAGAGGAATTCTGGTTATCTCGTCTTTCACACGATCTCTGTGTCGCCAAGGGCGCCGGCACCGATCGGAAGTCTTTTGCAGAATTCCGGCTTCATCGCGAAAGAAATCAGGAGTGGTCTGATGGCGTACCGCTCCTAAGCCTTCGGCATGAACGTAATATGCGAGATGCCCCAATAGGTGCGCGCCAATCATCGAGCGCTTGTCATTCACCCGACAAATCTCGGAATAGACGTCATCCCATTTCCGGCCTACTTGACCATCAAGGAACCGATACAACGGTGAGAGTTTGTCTCCCTGCGACTTCCGATCAAAGCCTCGATGCTTTGGATGCATCGAAACGTGAGACGGTGAATTCTCGAAATCGTTGCGGCTTTCTTGCTGAAATAGTTTAACTTCGCCTTTTTCAAAACCGCCGTGTCGGCCGGTTTCGATGATTACTTCTTTCATATCGGAACGCATGTTTGTGGATCCTCCGCCACTACATACTTCTGCATTCCATGGTTCACCTCCTAATGAAGATCGTACCCAAAATGGGTACATAAAAATGGCTGGCACCCCCGGACTCGAACCGGGACCGTTCTCCTTAACAGGGAGACGTCCTACCGAATTGGACCAGATGCCATCATATATAAGTTTTTAGATAATCGGCTTGATTACCGTTTGGCGCTTGCCGATTTTTTCCATGGCGCTATTAAGCGCCGACCACACAACTCTTCTCATAATTTGGTGCGGGACGCGAGGCTTGAACTCGCAAAACCCAGGGTTTAAACCTGGTACGTATGCCGATTCCGTCAGTCCCGCAAATCTGACCGGCAATTTATCTAATTCGATTAAGGAAATCATCGAGGCGCAGATATCGCGTCTCTATATGGAGGGAACAGCGTTCGTTGTATCGTAAGAACTTCATCGTTAACCCTTAATAAGAAGGGCGGTATTAGGTAGTGAGCCTGCCCGCCCTTCACCTACCGCTTTAATCTACCATTTGGGTCAAGAACAACGCAGCACGAAGAATAGCGCTGTTTTATTTTTTGTCAAGTGGAAGAAAAAATAAATTCGTGCGGCTCGAGAATTTTTAGATGATCCAATTGTATTGGAATTTCGGCCGCAGCAAACGTATACGAATTAGTGTTATCGTTAAAAGCCTCACGGAGCATATCCCAAAGATCAGAGCCAACCCATAATCGCTTAGGATCCCGCGGTCCTGTTACTGGATCAGAATAACGTTGCCTAAAATCCTGGAGTTCTCTGGAAACTTCCGTGTAGGGCCAACTATCTACGTGTCGGATTTGCTCCATAATGGTGGGAGTTTATAAAAGAGGCGGGAGAGATAAAAGCATTTTTACGCAGCCTTATTCTTTGCTCGATAGCGGGCTTGCGCCGCTCGATTCTTACACCTGTGTTCAAAGTATTGATGGGTGCGGGAAATCGGTTTAAAGGATCTTCCGCACCCACAGATACATTTACGCTTTTGCGAGCTCTGCTTCGAGAACTGCGAGCTCGTTGTCAAGGGCTGTGCGCTTTTCATCCGGTGTCTTCAAGGTTTCACGACGAGCCTTGACTGCCTTAATACGAGCAGCCAGACGGTCGCGGTTCTTTGCCTTGATCTCCCTGCGAATTGACTGAGCATTCTCAGCGATCCACTCCGGAAGTTCAACGCCCAGTTCCTTGGCCTCATTTTCAAGCGCACGGGCATATGCAGACAGTTCTAGTAAATCATCAATGTCCATGCGATTAAGTGTTGCACTCTTGAGTTCGATTAACATGGGCGACCTTTCCTCCTTTCCTTTGGAATATCGTGGCGTCGGCATCTCAGGCCAGACTAATTTCCTTCTTTTTGCAGACTTTACTTTCTTACCTCACGCTGCTTTCGCGCATCCGCACTGTGTCGGTCAAGCAGTGCAGGCCTTCCCCATCGCAGGTAATAACTTAGCCAGCGAGTGAACCGCTTCCACGAATTTGGAGGCTTATCGAGACCGCCGTCGCTCGGAGGCACAAGGCTGCGCGGCTCATCCGTGGTTCCTGTCCAGTAATGGTGACGCGCAGGTGCGCCGATCATGTGCCTAATTCCGGGAGAATAACCGCCTCCCTTAAACATCGGCCCTCTGACTGCATCGCTCATTCCGTGCCTCCCTTGTGGTTAGCTGTTGGCAATTTCTAGCAGAACATCGGCGTGGCACGGCTGATCGAGTGGGCAAAAACAAGCCAAGTCTTTGCCGCGAAGTTCTGATCTGATCGCTTCTAACATCCCACTTTTGATGTGTACGTACTCGCAGAAACATGCAATCGAATCCTCGATCGATCGGACGGCGAAGTAGCCCGTAATGCCTATTTGCACGCCCGGTCGCATTTTCTTTGTGATTACAAATGGGTTTCCGAATTTACCGGGCCGGGTGACGCAAACGGTATTCTCTGGCATTCGCCATCCCTTCGTGCGCTTGCGCTGAATCCGTTTCGGCATTCCGTGCCTCCCTTGTGGTTAGGAAACGTGGCGTCGGCATCTCAGCCGAAGATTGCATTTGTCGCCTTCACCGCAGCGAGTGCCATACTATCGGCCTGCGGATCATCGTCTCGGCAGCAATCCATTGTTTTGATGCTCTGCGCATTGCGCCACGAAACTGTTTATATCGTTACCTTCGATAAAACACCATCATAGGCGCCACTTAATTTCAAAAGTGGTGCATCCATAATTTCATCGACAAGGCTGTAGCGGTTAGTCCGCATGGTCTGAACCAGGTTCGGCAATGCATAATAATCGATCCTTGTACCACGAAGATCAAATACTTGCATGTCGATGCCTGCGTGACGCATGGAACTAATTAGCGTTTCATATCCGCCGTCACAATGATACAGGTAAACAGGCAAATCCTTGCTGAACTTATCCGCATAAGCCTTGTGGACATCCGGAAAAAACGGCGGCGTGTTTTCTTGGGCATCGGAAACGATGGCAACTCCATCGATATCGTGTCCGTTTTCAAGAATCCACTTCAAACCGCAGCCCACAGACGTTCCTCCATCGGCTTTAATATAGCGTGTCTTGGCTTTGATTGCGTCTAGGGACATGCCCGTAACGTCAATCGCGTGCGGAGCCGTATCAAAGAACACCAAATACACCTTCCCCTTAACCATCTTGGCAAGAGTAGCTGACACTTCTACGGCAACGTTAATCGCTTGGCTCATCGATCCCGACTTATCTCCGAGAACAACCCAATTGCCATCAACGCCTGCATTCTGCAGTTTGCGCTCCTGAACGCCACGAAGTTTTTCCTTGAGTTCCTCGTCTTCGATTGCCTCTGCCGCAGTCGTAGCCTTAAGTAGGTTATCAGAGCTCTTGGCTGCGCGCGTCAATGCTTCCTCGAACGCTCCGCGGAGTGCAGAATTCGCCTTTACTCCAAGACGCTCCAACATTTTCGTATTGTTGATAACCTCGTTGGCAGTCATCTGCTTCATCAGCGCAAGGACAAGATCCGGTTCCTTCGCCTTTTCACCGAGGGCACCGATTGCAATCAGGAACGGAATCTTGCGGGTCATAATCGTTCCCGCCGCTTCGAGTGGAGTCATGTTCTTGAGGTTGGCAACAGCCTCAAACAATGAACCGCTCGGATATGGAGCCTTTTTCTTATCGAGTGTCCGTCCGTGCAGAAAGATATTAGCAAACTCAGCCGGCTTCACATGCACAAGGCTATAGAGAGACCGCATCGTTTCCCTGTGCTGCAATGCCATACGCTCGAAGCGCGGTGCGTTCGCCTCCGCCTTCTTTAGATATGCAGCAACCAGACGGGACATTGTTGACATACGTCCCGGCAACTTGACATCCATTGCAAAATGCAATGCCTTGAGAAGTTCACGCGGATTGAGTATCGTCAAATGAGCCCATGAGTTTTCCGCGAGTTCGACAGGGAAGTCATTGGCCGACAAAGATACGATCGGCAATGCCACCTTCGCATCGCGGATCTGTCCCTTTGAACGATCCCAGGCAATCAGGTGCGCCAAGAATTCCGGTTCCTTCTTTGCCGCTTCTCGACCGAGAGGAACGTATTCTTTCAGTTCGCCGTGGGTCGAACGCGTCAATTCTGAAATAATTCTGTTCTTGGTCAATCCAGTTTCCATGTTCGACCTCCGTTAAGATAATTTCCGGTTCTTCAAATATTCTTCAATTACCGCAAAATCAAGACCGCGCTTCTTACAGAATTCCTCTGGATCGCGGTTGCCTTTTTCCTTATTACAACGCTTGCACGCGGTCACGAAATTAAACTCATTATTGTCGCCGCCTAGTTCGAGTGGGCGCCAATGGTCAATCGTTAATAGCGTCTTTCCCATCGGCACGGCGCAATATAGGCACTTGAATCCATCGGCTGCCCATATCTTCTGCTGGACGGCACCAGAAATGGCGTAGCGCAACTTCCGATGAAAAATCTTCGGAATCGTTGCGCCCTGTCCGTTTGGCTTCGGTCCAACAAGGATCTCGGGATCATCGGTGCGCTGAATAAAGTCTGACCATTCATCGACGGTCAATTCTTTGAAATTAATGTCGGTATCGTTGCAACAAATGTCCGGCATCGTGTCGGGCAGAAACAAACACATCGCATCTGAATCGGAGCCAACAATAATCCCATTGATACGGACTAAGTTTCCGATATCACCATATAATGCCGGACGGCCGCTCAACTTCATCAAATAAAATCTGTCGTCGCTCTTTGGCATCAGAGAACCTTCCGAATTAACGCAGTAAATAAAAACATCGCAACAATCGCAGCCATAAACCAAATAGCGGCCGTCAAGCGCACAACAATATAGGCATGTTCTATGAACCATATGGTAAAGATCATAAAGACCGCCAAGCCAGCAATGATCCATACTTTCATAAATTTGGTGTCCGCCTTAGCAGACAGTAGTCGGTTAAATAATCAACAATTCCATAACCGTGATAACCCACAATCAACAACCAACAATCAACAGAATAGTTGCGATATAATCGCAATCACCTTGTCGGTGGAAGTTGAAGCGCGGTTATCGTACCGAATGGACGCTGCGCTTTTATCGAGTGCACAGTCCTCTAGACTACTCTCTCCCGCCTCGGCGGACATTGAATCGACGGCAAGGCAGCCTGTCGAAATTGTTTAGGAAACTTTTGATTTGGCTGGCACTAACTCGCCAAGCACATCGTCATCGCGCTCGTAGTTCTGGACGTTCACGCTTTGGTTTGTCGATTTAATCGCTTCGTCCAGAATTCGAATCTCACGTGCGACTTTGGTTATCGTATTGTCCAGAGCCACTACATCATAAAGAGGCTCGATAACCTGGTGCTTGTCGGCATTGGCACCATAATGGACGGTCTGCCGATGCGAATTTTCATTGCGAAGACTTACAAGTTCACCGTGGCGTGTCGTTAGGGTCTGCTTCCACGCTATTGCTGCCGAGATTGTGATTGGTCCCTTCATGATCACCCTTTCTCAAATCGTAGATTGCGAACGGCTCAAACTCACCGCAAATTCCGTAACCGATACCAACCTTTTGCGTGGTGTGTAGTTCAGGATCCGTCTCACCAAACTCTCCCGTTAGGGAAAATGCGAACCTCGCCACTCCGCACTTATTACAACTATAAACAATAACGAACGGAGGTTTGTTCATAAAATGGTGGAGGAAAGGAGAATCGAACTCCCTCTTACTGGGTGCAGACCAGTCGTCATTCCGGTAGACCATTCCCCCATAAATTTACTGGCGTCAAGTCGTTTTGCTTTCGGCTTAGCCGAACGATTAGCAGTCGTGTAAGCAAAACAGTGGACGCCAAAATCAACTGCCACAAAGAAAGATTGACGCTAAGTCTTAGTGCTTTTTTTTACGCGCTCTACCACTGAGCTATAGGCTCCGTTTGGGAGCCTAGTTGGATTCGAACCAACGACCTCGGTCTCCATCAGGACATGTAAGCCCTAAAGTGAGCGTCAAGAAATATTGACGGAAAGTCGAGAGAGGTAAAATTCATTGTTCCTCAAAAGGAAGTCCCCCATTGGCGGGGACTGTGGGTATGAGCCACAACATGTAACCTGCTCTACAGTGTCCGTCAAAACTGAATTGGCGCAAAATCTAGCACGGTTAACTTCGTGTCTTTGCCATTAGACTAGCCCCTCACAGTTGATGAGGGGCCTAGGATTCGAACCTAGAACTCGACCTTATGATGGTCGCGTGTATCGTACTAAGTGTGCGCCAAACTTAATCCCGGAAATCGTTCTGCTTTGTCCTTTCGGACGCCGGATTTGAACCGGTTCTTCACTTTAATGGAGTGATGCTGAACCAATCAGCACGTGTAAGCCGAACAGTGCCGGGAATAGGAGAATAAACGTTTACTTGGTTTCGTGTCAAGGACAATCTTTAAGAAGTTCCAGCAGTAACTCGCACATGGCAGCGATGAATAAATGGATACTGTACATCTAAAATAGCAACACGGCACTCGTAACGTTCTTTGAATAGTCGGATTATTTCTTGAAGGTTAGCCCAAGCAATCGATCCCGATTCTTTCTGCGCTTGTTGGAGAAGATCACCGGAAGGCATTAATCGAATAGTTGGATTATCCGGTATGAGCGTATAGGCATAAATTTCCGCTGTATCGCCGCCGTATCCGTTACACCCATGAAAGGCATCGCTCAGTTCAGACCATGCTCGTAATGCTTGACGGATAGTAATATCATTCATTATTCGATCTTTCTACCATCAAACGATATAGCTCTCGCCTCTCCGCTTCCTTTAACCTCATATTCGATAGCGCATTCGTAGCCCGTATAAGAAAATGTGCGCAAGGTATCTCCGGCAAATCCTAGACTAGCTCCAATTTCATAATTGGATTCTTTTGATGAGTGTAAATAAATAGTTATCCTTTTGGGCCAAGACTCCGGATGTTTTTGGATAATGTCCTGCGCGACATTAATCGCCCTCACTAGCGAAGAGTTGTCAATCGCGGCGGGAAACTGTGAATAAAAACTATTGTGCTGATTGGGACTAAATTTTTTTATGAGATTTTGCAACGTGTCGCGCTGAAACCTTTCTGTTAATTTTTCGGCGTAACTCACAGCGTCCTAAACCTTTCTTTAATTTCTCGCGTAAAATCTGTGAAGCGCGGACTCGTAATAATGTTTTCATGCCAACAAAGATCACGGTCAATCAAATCGTAGACCTCGACAATACGCGCACCCGGAATGATGCGGCCGGCAGCATCATGATCACGTCCCATAAGCCAAAGATGATCCGCAACGCTAGCGGCGGCGGTCACATCATGGGTCGTAAGGATAATTGTATTGAACTCGTTGAGATTTGCGATCTGCTGGATAAGCTTTCCAGTTTTTTCGAGCATAAGCATATCCAGCCCACTAAACGGTTCATCGAGTATCAGGAAATGATCCGAGCAAAGAACCTGCTGAATAATCGCAATGCGTTGGCGCTGTCCACCCGATAACTGAACAGGATAAAGATTAATCTTGTCCGCGAGCTCGAAAAGCTCCAGATACTTCATTACGCGTTCCTTGGCTCCATTGGGATCCTTGCGCTTAGCTGCAAGCACGAGATTTGACAGTATCGTTCGATGCCAGAATAGTGGATAGTCCTGTGCGACAACACCAACCATTCCCGGATGAACAGCCTTGCCGCCATCAAGATAGACCTGTCCGGACGTTGGTTGGTTCAGTCCTGAGATAATTCGAAACATCTGCGTTTTGCCGATTCCGCTAGGACCGAGAAAGCCCACAACTTGTCCTCTGCCGTCAGTGCGAATGATTTCTTTGATTTCGGCGCATACGTTACGCAGAATCGGCTTGCCATCATAGGACAGGCAAACATTGTCGATTTTTAGAAGGGTCGGTCCGTAAGAGCAGTTCACTTATTCTCCCTTAGCCATTCCAAAGCCCCGGCATAAATATCGGCATAGCCGCTTGCAAAGCCTTTATAGAGTTCATTGCGCGTCTTTTGCGGTAGCGAGTAGTAACAATCACCGCAAAATGATTGCCGTACTTTCTTTTTATTTCCGCAAGCAGCACATGTCGCGGAGAAAAGATCATCCCAAGCGATTTTGTCGGCCGATTTTGATAGCGGCATTTAGTTCACCGGCCAAATACAGGCATGACTCTTGCCATCATGTGTAAAGGTGCCGCTCCAGGTACTTTCCGGCTCGTATGTTCCTAGATTTACTTCCGAAACAGGACTGAAATCATTGCCCTCAGAATCTTTTGCCACAACTATTTCGGTTTCCGGTGGCAGCTTTTCTAGTATTTCGATCAATTCTTTCACCGTCATTGCCGCTCCAACGTAAGGTCGGCATATGGACAGAAAATGCGGCGCATAACTCCGATTGCCCAATCCTGTCCCAAGCCAACCAGAAGAATGCAAATCTGGATGGCAAGGACTGCCGATAAGTGAAAATGCTTATTCTGGTCGAGTAATAGCGTTCCGATGCCTCCACCTTCGCGCGAGATCCCCTCAACAAGACTCAACATCATCCAACCCATTGCTGCATTTTGTCGTAGGGCGTCGAATGTCTTGTCGACTTGCCCATAAACAACAACCTCAAGCGACGTCCGCCACTCCTGCATTCCTAGCGTTCGCGCTAGATCGAATTGCTCTTTGGGAACGCTCGCAATCACATCCGCCATGCTCACGATGTAAAACACAGTTACAGAGAACACCAAGAGATAGACTTTTAATTCGTGCCCGTCCGCAGCCATAAGTGTAAAAAAGAAACTCAGGCCGGCAAGAGACAGGAAGCGGAGTTTTCCGATGAAAGATACAATCGGACGAAAAAATGGCATCACCGAGGCGTAGGCGAGTCCAAGCGTGATGATCGTAGCCCAAAATAAGGCTTCAAGATTAAGCAAGAAACTTGTGATGAGCTCGGCGCCCAAGCCTTCGCTTTTCCAAAGATAAGCAAGGGAGCTAAGGACCTCACCTGGCTTTGGCAGGAAGACAAATGGCGATAAAAACCAAATAGCAAAAAAGATCGCCAATTGGACGCCGATCAACACGCGCATCGTGTTGTGTGAAATTACTTTATTAGGAGTGACTAGATCCAGCAGCTTTCGCATTCGTGTGTTCCAATTTGTCGATTTCGCCAGCTACGTGGTTGAGAACAGCTTTAAGTTCTGATGGCATGAAATTCGTTGTAAGTGGCGGATTGGCTGGAAGCGTAAAATTTCGCAAGTGGGCAGCCGCGGCATCGCGTCCACGTTCAAAACCACGTTGTTCGGCGGTCTTGATCGATTCTTTTAGACCCGTAGCAGCCTCTTTGATTCGGTCGGTAAATGGTTTGACTATTGCGTTATGGAAATCTTCGATTGCATTGTCCAACTTCTTGCCGTGTTCTTCAAACATAGCATATCTCCTTTACGAGATTTAGAGAGGACATAACCAACATTGGAACACAGAAGTAGCTAATATCCTCTCCACCTAAAAGATAAATAACAAAACAGATGAGCATCATACCGACGAAACGATACCAGAGTGGCGCTAGCGGTTCTCGATCTGTATGCTCATCCATTCAAAATTCTCCTTAACTTCCGCTGAGTGTGATTTCAACGCGCCGGTTCTGTGCACGGCCATCCGACGTATCGTTAGATGCAATTGGGTTATCGTCTCCGTGTCCGGCAACGCGAAAACGGCTACGCGGGAAGTTTGACGGCGCGGCTTTTTGCAGCCAATCCGCCACAGCCTCGGCACGGTTACCGGATAGCAGGTTATTCGTCTGTTGCGAACCGGTATTATCTGTGTATCCATCAATCTTTATAGCTAGGCCGGTAATCGCCAACGAATCCTTCAATTCTTGCATCGTGGCAATGCCGTCCGGAGTTAGTTGTGCACTACCGCTATCGAAATTGATGTGATAGGCACGCTTTGAAACAATGGGACCATTAACGTCAGCAGAATAATTCTGAGTTGCAGCATCGCCCCCAGCGTTATTCATTATTGCTTCTGCCCCGGTCACAAAAGACTTATCCTCAATATCCTTGACGTTGGGAATGGGCGTGTCTTTGAATAGCTGTGGATATTGCTGCATATCCACGTTCGCAAATACATTGTACGTGGAACGGAAATTGTCGTTTGTTCCAGGCATCAGGCCAAAAAGGATTTGTTCATCAGCCATGTTGTTTACCGCCGAACCACCAAGGCTTACACGTAAACCCTGGGAGTCTGTTTGTTGGACGCCCTTAAAATATTTGTACCAATACGCTTCGTCCTGATCATTGTAGAATTTCGCGGAAATGGCAGCAGCTTTATGCAAACACTGATCGAAAGCATTAAGCTGGTCTCCAGCCTCAAGCGTTGCGGCAAGCATGCCCTCAATCTCTGAATGGTTCTTTGTGAAAAAAGCCTCTGGTCCAAGTATCACGGCTGGCATCTGTGAACTGTATTGTTTGGAACTTACAATCTTGACGAGACCGCCGCGCTGTGTGGCGATATTGACGTCTCCCGGCGTCCACGTTACAACTGCATTCACGCAAACGTGTTTCGTTTCCCCTGTCAGCTTTCCGTCTTTCACAACCTTGCGATCTTCGCAATAATTCGAGTTGTATTGTTCGGCAGCTTTCAAGTAATCGGGAGAATTAACCCAGTTGACGGCATCTGGATCATAAGTCTTTTCATCGGGGTTATTGGGAATGTTATTGTCGCCCTCCCACTTTAGCGCAATATTCCAATCTCCATCCCGAAGGACTCCAGCGACAAGAATTCCACGTGCGGCTTGTGGATTAGTCTTAATTTCAGGTGCGGCCATGAAAGCATCTTCGCCACGGCTATATCCGGTCGCTCCAATTACTTTGGCTTGCCATTCCTGACCAAGCTTCTTTAGTTGAGGATTGAGCCCGGCAAGGAACTGACCGCTTCCATCACCCATGATAATTACGAAGTTGGCTCCAGCTGAACACTGATTCGCGCCGTCATGCAATTCCTTCGCACAACTAATCAGATCCTGTTGCATTTGGCTCGTGTCGTCCTGTCGAAACAATTGCAAATTAACACCGTGCTTCTGCATCAGTGAATTCTCGGTGGTGGCTTGTCCGCCGTTTGCATAAATCAGGTTAGCTTGGGCATTCCATTCCCATACTTCGCCACGGACAAGCGTGGCTGGAACATTTGCCGGTGTATCACTTGGTAGTGGTTGCGGATCGACATTGGCAACCTGTGCGGTTTTTAGGTCAGGCAAAATTATTTTGGTCGGAACAAGCGCTTTCATAATCCCTGGTGTCGGGATCCAGCCGGCATTCATCGCACCACGCAATCCAAAGATGAAAGCAAGAACGAGAACAACAATTCCTGCAATTTTTGCTCCTGGTCTAACTGCCATACTTAGCTCCTTTCGAATTTACTTGAGTAGAGAATTGAAATCGTCGGTTCCGGTCGCGGCCGCTTGTCGATTAATTGGGATTGCGGATGACTGCGCTCCTGCTGGTCCAAGCAAGAATGCGGTATCTTTATTCCCCGGATTAAGAGCTTGTTGTTCATAGCGCGATAGAGCATCAAGAGCATCCGCTTCAATCGCACCATTCTTCACATCCATCTTATCCATGAAGGTTTCGGCAACGCGCTGGAAGTCATCGATCGCGCCAAGTTTTCTGCCGGCGTCTTCGGCGAGGAATTCCATTGTCTGGTTGAACATGTCGTCTTCTTGCGCATCACCGCTAATTAAACGCTTAGCCTTCTGCAAGGCTCCATAAGCTGCGTTAACAGTCTTGTATTGGATTTCAGCTTGCTTCACCTGGTCTTCGGTGTCCTCGATTAAATATTGGATGTGGACGTCCCACTTCGTTAGAAGGTCGTAAACCTTGCGCGTCTTATCAAGTAGATTTTGATAGCCATCGTTCGCTTGCTTCAATCTTGCTGCATGTGACGCCGAGGAACGCATTTGAAGGTTCATGCGAAGCGTATAAGGATCATTCGGATCACCGCCGCGCTTCGCCGCCATCTGCTTAGCCTGTTCAGCTTCGCGCATCGACTCCATGCCCTCTTTGGCATTTTTATCGATCTGTCGTTCAAGAATACTAATTTGACCGCGCACATTGGAAATCTGTTGCTGAAAATCCTGATCCTTTTTCTTCATCTGGAGGATATGATCTTTGACGATATCTATAGGATAGCAATGGATAAAGATATTCGTCAGTGAACGGATCAAGGCGCGGAAAATAATACGAGGCTTCTTGCCAAATACAAGATAGCCAAGTCCGCACAGTTCACCAGCGAGAAGCGCGATGTGCAACATATCGGTGAGAAGGGAAATTATGTAGTTAAAAATAACTAGCGCATTGACGCCGACGACAACAAGGATTGCTCCGATAACGATGAGCATTCCCCAGTTCTCCGGCTTGTCGAAAAATTTGCGTCCCGACAATTCCGGCATGGTTGGGCCTGAACTCATTTGCTTAATCCTCCTAATTGTTCGTTTATCTGTTCCGGCGTGCGCGGTTTTGGCTTATCACCGTGAATAAACTGAGCCTCGCACAAAATACACATCGGCTTACCGTCAAGCACGGTTATGCTTTCAATTTCGATTTTCCCGCATACTGGGCACGTACAATAACGCGTGTTGCATGCTTTGACGTGATCTATCCACCACGTGCCGATCTTCGCTTTTTCGATAACTTCCCAATCATCGAGGATTTTTGATTTAGCAAGACCGAGATTCAAATGGCGGATGTCGATATCGTGTGGAATCGTCACTTCCATGACGATATAAAGGTGGACTGTTTTTTCGTCTTGCATTATTGCAATAACCCTGAATAATGCGCCTTCTGCGCATCGAGCTCTGCGCCGCGCTTAGCAAGTGCCGCATTTAAATCGGCCTGCGCGTTGTTGATTTTTGTCTGTGCTTGCGCGAGATCAGTGGAAAGCTGAACGATTTGCTGTTGAAGTTCGGCGACCTGTTTTCCAAGAGCCTCAATCTTATCGTGACGGTCGCTAATTTCCAATTTCGTTTTGCCGTCAAGGAAAGAGTGAATCGCGCCTACCTTGTTTTGTAAATTTATTTTTAGAGTTTCGAAGGCATTGAGTACAGTTGCGGCCGTTAAACCGTCTTGCGCCTTCGCCGCCGCGAGAGCCGCTTGGAGTCTCGTGCGCTCATCAAGACCTGGCACATTCGCCAATGGATCTAGATGTTTTTTGAGAATTCGTCCGGCATCTGTTGTTTCAAAATCTGTCGCCTCGAACAGAATTCGATAGGTATTGCCATCTGTAGTAATCACCGTTGATTGCGACGGTGGTATTGGAGCCGATGTGTGCACATCCCATGAAATTGGATTTGTTGGTACGGGAGCTGGAGTAACTAGGTTAATGGGCGGCGGCGTTGCTTTTTGCGGTTCATCTTCATACACCATGTGATGCAACTTATTCTTTAAACTCATAAGTTCTCCCTTGTGGGCAGAGATAGTAAACGTTTATGTCAGCGCTTGTCAAGTCCGATCCATTTATCAAATTTCCTGAAAGCAATAATCATCCAGCAAACAGGACACCAGCGTCGAAATGATTCCGGCGGTTCATCGTCAAGGACATGTAAAAAATGCCAGCGAAAGAAATGAATAATAAATATAATTTGATACAACAACACCATCAATAGAACGAACCATACGGCGCTTTCAAGAAGTATTTTACTCGGTCCACTCACGATCATTGGCTGTTGGTCCATATCCGCGAATGAAGGCTAGTTGTTCAATCTCACTATTCTCGCGCGTAAAGAAATTCTTATTCACATCAAGATGATTTAAGGCAACCCCATCGATGCCGCCAACAATGTCGATCGCGCGTTTAATTAGCGACAAATCAAAATGTCCGCGGCGAAACTTGCCCTGGCTTCCATCATCTTCATTGTGTGGTTCCGGATAAGTTAGTGTAGCATCTTCGGTCTTAAAAGGACCATCGCCATGACGGGTCAAATAGGTTCGGGTAACTCCGATCTTTTTGATTGACCCCTGAAATCTAGATTCGTTCAGCAGAGTAAACGCGTTTTCAAAAGTTGTATTTGTCCACGTATTGAATTCCGGCTCTCCATGCTTTTCATCGAGCAAAACACCTTGTGCTCCCTCAAAAACAATGTCATCGCCATTTTTTGCACGCAGATCCATTCCCCGGACAAGCGTTACCTGCTGCTGCCATTGAATCAAATCAGCGAGATAGCGCCCAACCGCATCTGGATCGTAAAGATATTCGATGTACTCTTTGCAGGAATCCGAATAGTGTTTAAACTTCTCAACTGCTTTCTGAGAAATTTTCTGGATAAACCTAACCTTCCTATGGAGTTCCTTCGGATCCTCTTGTGTGTCGCGAGCAAATAGAACTTTATCGCCGTGAAAAATATGGTCGGCTCGCGCCTGTCCGACACCCATACCACAGCTATTGTGTCCACCTTTAACCAAAAGCTGGATACGATTAACGGCTCGTTGGAAGGGTGTGATGATTACACAGCGTTCATCAACGCTTGTACGCTTAAATGCATCCGTAATGCCCAGGTCGCGCAGACATTGTTCTTCGCACATCATCGTCTGTGGATCCACAAGCATGAAACGGGAAAGATGCGTGCGAACGCTTGGTACGAACATTCCACTTCCGAATTGAGCAAATGTGTGAACCTTGCCGTCTGGACATACTACGGCGTGGGATGATTGTGAGCCGCCATTATAACGGACAACCAGAGCTATCTGGCGGGTGCGACAGATAAAATCGACCGTCGCACCCTTTCCTTCATCGCCGTACCCGAGCCCGGCAATAAGATAGGCATTAGACATTGCATGCCGTCGCATGTTTCCAAAGTTCATCCCGCGGTACGAGCGCGTCAAGAATAGTGCCATGGCATGGAATGACAATTAGCTTTTCGTGTGGCTTGGGATTAAATGAATCGGTTGTGTAAACCTTCTCAAAATGAGAACTCAACCGATCCATAGCATGATTTGAGAATATGCCATGCGTTACATAGAGATAGAGCTTTTCGGTATAACCCTGCTTACGGAATTCCTCTGCAAGTCCGATGAACGTACCGCCGCCATCACAAATATCATCTACGAGCAAAAGCGAGTCGGCACCTTCAAAATGAAATTCCTCGCGTTTAGGAACAACAAACTCCAACAGTTTCCCCGTTTGTGGATCGCGTTTTTTATCGCATTGTAGATAGGCACCGCCAAAAGCGTAACGACTTGCGCCCTTGTCCGGCAGGACAACGACCGGCCTCCCTATATTTTCCTGGGCGACATTGATTATCGGCTTCGGAGAAATATTCTTAAGTTTGGTTGGCATAAAGCCGAATGCAACCTGCGAGTGGATATCCAATGTCACAATCTTTTTAAGTGGCAGCGCAAGAAGAAAATCACAGAATACTTCTAATCCAAAACAATCACCCGGACGAAATGAGCGGTCAGCCCTGGCGTATGGGAAATAAGGAAGTACTAGCATCGGAAGTGTAATTTCAGAGATCGCATCAATTAGTTGGGCAACCGCCATTATCTCGCCATCTTTAATCGTGGCGAATACTATCACGTTGCTCGCAGTTCCTATTAACTGGAGCTGTTCGGGAAACAAACGCACCTGAACTTCGCCGGCTGGATAACGAAACATCTCAAACTTCGTTCCTGCGTCTTCCGGATATTTAATTGTGCAAATCACGCTCGCACCCTCTTTCTGATCTTTTCAAAATCCTCATCGATCAACAGATTACTGTTCTCAAATACTTTACGAAAAGCACAGTCATCCAGATCATTGGGCGTTCCGCCGTCGGTGACTATAAAACTGCCATTAGATTCGTGCACGATCGGAATACCGTTGAGAGAAGCTTTCTCTCCTGAATCCGTTACTGGTTTCTTGAAAATGTTGACGATTTTATCGCCTCGGCGCACGGCTGTTGCTTTCATGGCATGACCGAATGTATCGCGAGTCACAAATTCATAGGTGAACGATCCGATACCAAAGACCATATTGTAGGGAGATAGTTTTAGCTCGTGAACTGTCCTTTCGAGAATGGCGTCTGCGCGTTCGAGCGTAATACTGTCTCCATAGATCGCGCCAGCCATATTGATTAACGGCAGACCGTCTCTATTCGAGTCGACTCCCATTGCTTGGGCAAGTAGACGAAGCGTTCCCAACGCGGCCGGACTGCCGGCGCCTTTATCGGGATCCCCACAGATGATCAACACGGGATCACCGCTATCGGGACGAATAACAACTTTCGGCGGGACGCCAAACACACTTGGCGTCCTAGCACAAATATCATCACGAAGACACGGAACATATTCGGTTAACACACGCCAAAGGTCCCATGTATCAGAAACAATCGACACTACGCCGGATGGATAAATGTCTTGAATGATACGTCGGAATGTTTCAAGTTCGTCTTCTTTCCCGCCAGCACACATCACGGAATGCTCTGTTGCTGGAACGGATCCGCCGCACGTTAATTGAGCGTAGTAATATTTACTCGCAGCAATAATAGCCGGGATCGTGTCGGTACCTGAAAAGCTAAGGAGGTGACCCATACCCGACAATACTGCGTCTTCAATTCCCGACATCCCACGAAAAGAAAAATCATGTCCCATCCAATCAATAAAGCTTAAATCTCGCTCACCGGCTTCTTGGGCATATTTGATGAACAACTTACGATAGCTTTGTGCTGTTGTGGCAGATGTGCATGGCTTCCATAGAATACAAGACAGGATTGTTTCGAGATAGTTTGGTAGCCAAAACCCGCAAGGATGTGTATTGGTAATGACAAGCGATGGAACGCGCAGCGGAACAGAACTTCCTTCCGGCAGAGCCCATATCGCTATAGGCAAATAGCCAAGCTTGTGCAGCGCTTCGATATGATCTGTCCGCGGGTTTTCAACTCCCAGTGTTGCCTGAATAAGCGCGCGATATTCATCTAGTATTTGATCGAGCGGTCGCGAGAAAAAATGGCTATTCCACTGGTTGATCAGGATTTCCTTAATGAAATACTGTAATCCAAAAAATACAACGCTTTTACGGCTCGCGATACGTGTTGAGCGTGCCGTCCAATTCGACCACACTTGCGTCGTGTCATTTGGATACTGAGAGACGTGACCGACTTTATAGAAGTCGATCAGGAATATCGGATTAATGTCTGTCAGGCTTGGATACGAGAATTGAATCGAGCTCCGTATTTGCTGTTGCTCCATGTGTCGGCTCCTGTAGCGATATCATTTTCTTGATTTTTCCGTTTTGAATAACGATGGCAATACGCCCGTACCAACCCGGCTTGATTAACTTTTCGAGCGTTGCAAAGACTTCCTCTGTCTTTTCCGTTCTCTCAACGACGGACATCGGGACGGTTCGGAGGTGCGTTACGGTCGCCACCTGTAGGCGGTTTGTCGATATTCAAAGCATCAGCAGTTATAACTTCGATCTGTTCAATGTCAAAATGCTGCATATCGATTGGCTTACCTTCGTGTAACTCGCGTGGCTGGAGACCAACACGGACACATTTATTAAGCCATTCTGTTTTGGTAACGATTATCCCCTTAAAACCAGTAATGGTGTCTTTTGCAAGATCTCCCAACTGTGGCTGCTTTGACATTTTTTCTCCTAGAGATTGAGTAGTTTAAGAATCTGATGAGCCCTTGGTGTTTCCACGAAATTATTCATTTCCTCAATAAACCATCGAGGTGAACGGTCCATCAACTTACTTGGGGTGTAGCCATCAATGATGGTGAAGATGGCATATAGATCGTGATTCGTGATTTGAGAAAGGGCATCGCGCAACCGGTCGCGGCTATAGCTTCCACGCTTTTGCCACTTCTGCCAAAGCGAGTGCCCTTCATCATGGAATTGCGTTATAGAAAGAATGTCTTTGTCGTCGGTAAATTCTTCCAGAAACTTCCTGGCAAGGGAGGCGTGGCTGTTTGGATCTCGGATTGATACTTGGTGTCCGGTACGGCGCTTACCTTCGAGCTTGAATGTGTCGTGAGCATGGATGATGATTTTTAACTTTTCATACTCATCCGGCATCAACATGTGATCAGCCCGATAAATCAATTCCAATGTTTGATCGAGCTCGGCGATGTGTTTGTCTACAGTTCCCTCAGCATGTCCCTTCCTGGGTTTGCCGTAGGTTAAACCTTCAACATAGCGAGGATCGCTTTGGATTGTTTCTAGTATTCCGCTCCACTTGCTCATACGGACATTTTTCTTCTGACATGTGCGATAGAAGCGAGAATTTCCTGGGTCTCATTTGATGACGCACCGACCGCCGCGAGATCGCCGGCCAGGATTTCATCGGTAATTTCTTTCTCGGTCTTTTGAACAATGGCTCCGATCGTGTTGCAAATTAATTTCGGTTTCGCCAGATCGATAACGCAATCCTCGCCAAACAACTCAACGTACTGTTCTCGCGCGTGCGGATATACGTTCTTTGGGCAAATTACAAATGTGTGATATTTCTGTTTTAATTCCTGGATGATTTGCTCGATGGGGATATCCGCCTGCAGGTGGTCATCAAAAATCAATTCGACTTCTTTTGCTCGAACCTGCCCAAAAATGGACTCGTCGGCATACATAAAAAAGTATCCCTTACGGTCACGCTTCTGCAAACAATCAAGAATCGTCTTGCGCGCCGCCGCGTAGATCGCAAGATCATACGATTCCCCATCGTTTCCCCCACCGCAAGCAACCAGCCAAACATTCCGTATATGGTCGTCAATGCGGTTGTCTGATTCAAAATCGGAAATCTGCAATGCGTTCTTTCCGACAGAATTAATATCGTCGTTGGCGGCAATGGCAACCTGGGGATCTTCGATGCACTTACTGAGAAGGTCCATCAATTCTGGAAGTTTCTTTTGTGCCTCAACGGCATTGGCGTAGTTTGAACCGGTGACATCAAATACGATCATGATCGCGTTTGAGTTTGGATGTTCATCGCTATCCCGGCTCTCAAGGGAGCCGAATGGTTTTTTGTTAATCCGGCGAGGATCCAAGGCTTGATGTAATTGCTTTGTTCTTTCTGCTTGTTCTGAATAGGCAAAGTCTTTCACGCCGCTAAGTGCGCGAGTATGACTTGACCTTAAATAATCATCTCTACTAAATTTCCCTGAGCCCATTTATTTCCTCCATTTTCCGAGTTGGATTTTTAACTTCGCGTTTTCGGCGCGAAGTTCAATCAGCATATCGAGAGTACTGTCGTGATTTGCCCAATTACAAATGAATTGATTTTCGAGATGTTTAATCCATGCATCTTTCGATTGTTGCTTATTTATATTCCGAAGACGTTTCATTTCCGCAAGGACTTCTTCTGCATGACGGAAGGTCATATCAAAGTATTGCGTCACAGATTTGTACCTTGGCAGGACGGTATAACAGACACCCTGAGCCGCTGGCTTCTTGTAAAATTTACATTTCGGTTCAAGGCAAAATGATTCGAGAATCGGTTTCTGGATCGTTCGACACTCCAGCTTGTGTGGATTCTCCTTCGACCGCCCGTAATACTTCGTCTTCGTAGTAGTTATCTTCATGGTCACCTTCACAGCATTCTTCGCAGCGTCCGCAGGCAATGCAGATTTCGTCTTCATCAATTCCGATGGTTAGACACTGGGGGCAACGCATTGCTATCCTTTAACAGTACTGCCGGATGCTCATTAGGAATATAAACGTTTACTCGCATCCGGCAGCATTGTCAAGGGTTAAAGAACGGTGAGAGCAGTCCCGCAGGTCGCGCAATAAGAATTCGTTGCTTTGTTTACGCGCCCGCAGGTTTGACATTTTGGCTTATGATCGACGGTGACAGCATGTTGCACGCGCTGTCCACCAACGCATCCACGTAATTTTAGGACGACAACATCCGCGATGGCTTGCGTCAGAAAATCTGAGGTCCATTCGAAATGTTGATTGCTTACGCTTCCCGGAACGGTTATACCAACGTCATTTAGAACCGAATCGGTTGCATCTATCTTGCATTCGTTGGCAGAAAGCGTTGCTCCCATAAAGTTGCAGGTGTGAACAGTCGAATTTAAGCCGGATGTGGAAGACGAAAACGAAGTTACGCTACGCATAACGTCATCCGGTCCCATATCGCTAGAGCGACGGCCGTATTTGGGAAACGGGGAAGGAACCCTTGGACGCCGGCGATCATAAGGTGGATACCAAGGACGTGGACACGGCACATCATAATAGTTGAATCGTGGCACATCGATCGGTTTTTGTTCGGTCTTGTATTCAATGCGGATCAGTCCATCCTCGAGACCTACGCCGCGGTGATTTTCGATTTCAGTAGTACGTTCAATAAACTTGAAACGATTACCGCTATCGAAATTGCCGTTCTTAATAAAACGTTCTAGCTCCAGGTTGCTGTTCGGATGAACAACGAGCCAGGTCCCTTCGGTTGCATCCTGTCCGTCAACAGATACCTTAAGTTTGATACGGAGAGAATTGAGGTTTTTCATGAGGATCGAATATTCAGATCCAAAGGGAATTGTGACAGTGTCTCCATGCTCACGCAGAATTCTTCCGCGAGATTTGATACACACTGTGAATTTATTATGGTAAACCATCTGGATTGTCTCCTTGTAACGGCTCGCAGAAAGCCCGTACCGCTTTACCGACTGCTGGATTTACTGCTGGTCGAAGATATTAATCCGAAACATCCTCTACTGTCAAGGCACACCGGCAATTGGGATGCTCGGTGGGCATAATCGCACCACTTGGAAATGGCTTGCCAAGTTCAACAACCGCATCGCTATTTTGTTCGCATTCTGGACAGGTTCTTTCGTCTTCCGCTGTCAACCAACGAACGGTTTTAACGATCCCCGACTTCTTCCACATATCAAAATTGCCGTGCGTTTGTGCGTTAATTACCTCGGTTCGCGCAATCATTTCAGCGCGCGCCTCACTAAAGATACCCTGCTTCGTTTGATCATGAAGTGCTTTCTGAATATGAGCCTTAATCTCTTCCATCCTAAGTTCTTTTTGGAATGACTCCGCTACAATGTCGTGGATTTTTTCTCTGGTTGTATCGCTAATTGCCCATCGCGCATCTGGATTCTTCACAAGATCGCCGCTCTTGTTGTATTTCATTCCGACCATTTCGGCGGCACGCTTCACAGCATAGTCGTGTGCAATCTCATTTGCGGCGGCAATAATTCCGCTGGGCGCGTATTCGATCTGCAACATGCCTTGACCAACACCAGAAAGAGAGGCATTAACAAGTTGCTCTTGTACTTCCGACGGGAGAGAGTTCCATTCCTGTTCCATCGCTTTGAGAATTTTATCGGCGATCTCCGTGGCTTCTGCATCGGAAATACGCTTCGTTAAAACGTCATATGAGGTTTTATTGGGTCCGGCTACTCCATTGGCTTCGCGAAATGCGAATTCTTCTGCTTCCTTGTCGGATTTTCCCTGCTTTTTTGCGCGGTGATACGCGCTGTTCCATACGTGACTCCACTGACGCCGGCGCTTGGCGCCGCCCGTAACATACTTCGGTACATCGTGTCCGTCGTCCGCGTAAGGCATTAGGATAATTTCTCGTCTTCCAGACTTTTGTGACCAAATAGGACCTGGGCATTCCACTTATCCCCGGAAGGCTGCATGGACAGCATTCCACCTTCATCCAAATCAAGAACATCCACGTCGTTATATATATGATCAGAGAGCTCACGAAGATTTGATCCGGAAAGAACGATTAGGAACGGACCACGGCCTGCCTTTGCCTTCTGCTGAATCTCACCTATAAGCGAGAGGAATCGTTTCCGGAATGAGTTACGTGATTCTCCTCCCTCTGGCACTTGATTTGGATTATCCATTAACAAACGAACTTTCTTCTTATTGGCATATTTCTGTTGTCCAGCAAGTATGCCAAGGTTCCACGTCTTAGCTCTATTGTCGATGACAATCTGCGGATTATAGATAGATCCACTTTGAATAATTTCTGCCGTTTCGCGGTGGCGCTTCAAGTCACTGCAATATATTTTAGTGATCGGCGTTTCTTTTAGATATTGTTCCGCTGTCAATAATTTTACGCGTCCGTCGTCTGAAAGTGGGAAATCCAACCAGCCATCAGAGCGTTTAATTGGATCCAACGCCGTTTTACCATGACGCATCATAAAAATCGTCTTGCGACTTCCTTCTCCAGAAATCGCTTTTTGAAGTGGAGCGGCGCCGATACGATAAGCAGCCTCTAAAAGCTCATTCTCCGGCTCGTACCAATCACTGCAATATTCATCGGCCGGATATGGAAGCCGATCTGAATCTGCCGGTTTCTCTTTCCCTCCATCCCATTTAATAAAATAATCATTTCTACAGCTTTTTTTGTCATCACCAAGATATTCACAATTCGCGCAACAGGAACCGCCCTTAGGAACTCGCATTGCAGCGTGATGGTTTGGCGGCAATTCCGGCATGGCTAACTTTTCTTCCGATGTACCCTTACTATACTTTTCCAATTCCGTTTGAGATTTATCTAAATGAGAAAAAACAAGGTTCTTCAAGATAATCCTATCGCCCTCGAGCGGATTAACAAGTTTTAGATATTGCGCTTCCGTTCCTGGCTTGAGATATCCAACCGTAATGTGCGGACGATATTCTTTATGTGTGCTTATATGATCTAGTTCTGCTAAATTGCGGTGGAGCGCATGGAGTGCATCACTGTCTACTGGTATGATTAGCGGTATGCCATCTGGACCCTCTGGGAATGTGTCATAGCCGAGAAGCGTTGCCTCTATTTCCCCAGTATTCTTTGTAATCTTATTCACATCTTCCGGAGTTATTTCTTTTTGTAAACCAAATAGCACGGTGACGTGCGGTTCTTTTTCTCGTCCCTTTAATGTAAAGTCTGTATCGAGAATCGGAACCTCAAGAACATTCTTAGCATCTTCCGGAGATAAATTAAATTGAACTGAATGATATTCACGTTTTTTTAGTGTGTCACTCATAGTTTTAACCAAACGGTCGACTTCGAGCTGCGCCCGATCCTGTTGACGCTTGAAAACTTTATGTATGGCATCTTTAATATGAAAGATTGCCTGATGGGACTCCGGCGTTAATTTAGCCGGATCAATACGCGAGCCCCGTTTTTTTGCTAACTCGTTTGAATATTTTTCCATTGGGCACATGCCTTCCTATCGATCGCCCACCGCCGGCAGCCTGCGAGGGACGAGAACCGCGGCTGTTCTTGCCTCCAGGATTACTGCTTCCTGGCGGTCGGTTCGGTGGAACATTTGCATTTTCGTTTAATGTCGCTTTTCCATCTTCATCGACGTCAACACCTCCCAATGCTGGTGCCATGCCGAGTGGAACAAATCCGGTTCCAGTGATAATGCCGAGTTGATCTGCTTCCGGTTCCGGTCGCAAATCTTCACCTAAACGTTCACGTGCTTCATTTGGTGTTAATGTTCCCTTGCTTACCAACATCGTGATAGCGGCAGCATTCTTAAGCGGATCCGGCTCGCTATATGGATCCACGGCGAATTCATATTCGGTCAGACCCATTTTCTTCTGAATAATAAAGTCGATAAATCCCTTAAGCCAAAGAATGTATGGCAGCGTTCCTTCTGACTCGGCAGATTCACTCGATGCTTTCCCTTCTGTGCGGATCATCTTAATAAGACGCTGCGGACTCGTGCCGTAACCGAAACAAATTTCACGAATATGTTTTTCGTCGTAAAGACCGGCGAGTAGCGGCTCTTTGGAGAATACGATCTGATCATTTTTACCTGGTTCATTAAATCCTTGCACCAAGCGCCACTGATTACGAGCAGCGAGGTTGCCAGCAAGTTCCGAATTCATCCAATCCATTGCTTCATTGATCTTCGCAACTGGTGTTCCTCTTGGAACTACCTGTACCACACCCGGTACGGAACCTTCCGTGTAATATGCCAAAGCAAATTCAAGACGCTTCATGCCAACTTTAATTTCCGGAGCAAGCTGCTCGGTCGGACTCATACCATAAAGCTGGGAGGAAACCGAGTTTCGCGGCACAATGTTACGCGGTTTGTAGATCAACTGGTCCGTTGTCAAGTTTAAATACGGCATGCCCCACCAGTTTTGGGCATAAGCAGGACTCGGCGGTATTGGAGTAAAACCGTTTTCATCAATATACCGCGTGATCATTTCACCGCGGATGACGGCAAGTTCTGCAATTTCTCCGCTAAATGTTTTGCGTACCAATACTGAAGGAGCATCGATGACAAGCAAATCATCCAGTAATGGGCGCAACCATTCTTGCCAGTTGTGCTCACGATCAGGATATTCAAAGAAACGATTGAGCTTCAAAAGTGTATCGTCATCTTTTCCACGCGCCAACGTATCCTTTCTGCGCTCACCAGGGCGCGCACGGAGTTGAATTTCCCAAGCGCAACGTTCAATCGCATCTTTGACATTTTCGATACAAATCTTTGCAAGCGGATAGGTAGCCATTGCCTTTAGGTCGGCCGCTGAGTATTCAGCGTCGGCGCGCGGCGTCCAAATAAGGTTTTCACCGGCCCAAAACTGGAATCCCTTAGGCTCGGAACCAGCCGGTCCCATTGGGTTGACCGGCTGCATCGGTGAGTACCAATCTTTTGTATCGATATTGCGAATTTCGTTGGGTGGACGTTGGTAAAGCGATTGACCGTAACGCGTGAGAGCGTCAACAAATTGACCAATCGGTTTTATAGTAATACCGTTACGATTTGCCATTTCGCGCGGATTGTAAGGCAAAAAGGGGGAGGATGATAGGAAAGATTATCTGGATGGCAAAACTTGATTGATATTAACCTTCACAATCGGATCCTCATACCAGATTGCACCATCGACATTACAGGTATGCTGGACCTTAACACTAAACATCTTTATATCAAGCTGGCCATCGTCTGGCGTTGGTTGATTTGTAACACGAACACATTTTAATGTTCCACTTTTAGCCCCACAGGCAGGGCATTTCGCATTAGGATCGATGCGTGCGAGCTCGTTTTTGGTCGGTCTGCGAAACAACCAAATAATGAAACGAAGAAACTCGTCAAACCAGTGAAACAGCATTAGTTAATCATCCTCTGAATGTGATAATACCACTTTGCTTGCCAAAAGATAATCTCTGGCTCGATCATAGGCTCGAGCCCATTTCTGGCAAGCATAAGGATGATCGGCTATTTCTTTCCCGTAGTGGCCGCGGAAAGGCTTTAACGGAAGCATCAGGTTAATACGCTGGAGGCGAATACTACACGATCGACAGAAGGGATACTTCTCCCATTTTACGGATCCGCAGGCAGAACAAACTATTGAGTCCCACTCTTTGGTTAACTTTGAAATTATTTCAGTTTTAACTTCAAACATAGAACTCCGGGGCGGACCAAAATCCGCCCCAAAGGTTTAGGCTGCTAGTGGCAGCTCTGCTTTTATGGTTTCACCTTTTGATCACGTGGAACGCTAAACAAAAGGCTTCTATCAGTTGGCGAATGAATTCTACTACAACTTCATATCCATTGGATAGCGATCAAGTTCGTTTACACCTGGAACCACGCCAATGGGATAAATATAGTGGCCGGGAGCAATCTGGTAGTCTTCAATCGAAGGATTAATTAAAGCAAATTTCGCACCCTCGCGAGCACATTCACGAACGAATCTACTGCAAATTAATTGATGCTGATTAATAGGCCAATGAGAATCGAGGAAGTGAAATATGTTTCCAACATCATACTTTGTTCCAATAAGCGTTTTGCCATATTCAATGGCTGACTCGATCCCGGGAAACGTAAAGTCGATGTGTGCGGTATCGATTATGCTGTTTGCCGCTCGGATCTGAACGCCGCCATCGAGCCGGCAGTCAAGCCAGCGCTCATCATCCATCTTGAAACCGATATGAGAGAACTGCTCGTGTAAGGTCCAACGGATTGCTTGGGAGGTTATTGAATCATCACGGACAATGCGAACGTATGCCATGGATATGGCATATCAAATTATACGGAAAGAAGGAAATGGTGCGGGCGGTGAGAGTCGAACTCACGATCCTCTGATTAAGAGTCAGATGCTTTAGCCACTGAGCTACGCCCGCATGGTAGGCCCGGCAGGTGCTGCCCCTGCGTCCCCTGATTAAAAGTCAGGTAGTCTACTGTTGACTTACGGACCCGATCAATTACCGCCGCACGCGATGCTGGCATTTGCCGTCATGCAAGCTTCACGTACCTTTCGAACGGCTGCGGTTTGATCGGCGCTTGGAAGAGTATTCGCGACAATAACCGCAGCCAAATGTTTACCAGCCTCGCGGATCGCCTCGAACTTAGGAAGTTGGTCTGGCGTCGGTGCGTGGTAGGTAAACCAGTTGTCGATATTGACTTCAGTTATCATCACAATTCCTTTCAAAGTAAACGAGGCGGCGTACATCCTCTTTACCGCCGCCCCCTCTGTTTAGATCTATTCCCGGAGGCAGCCGATACACAGGAGACTAAGCCCGCATCGACTGCCTCGGTTCCGTGATCAGACGCCATACACGGCTGATCACGAAGGTCAATATGGCGGGTCAGGATGGATTCGAACCACCGAGTCTCGGTTTGGAGGCGAGCAGTTTCGCCGCTAAGCTTACTGACCCTGAGGCTAGAGGATATCACAGATGTCAAACTAAAAAGGAATGTCTTCGTCAGAAATCTCAGATCCGCCTCCACCGCCTACTGGATCGGCATCGTAATGATCTTGCGCCGGCGCCGCGGTCCGTTCCGGCTTATCGCCAAGCATCTTCATGGTTGAAGCTACAATCTCAAATGCCGTGCGCTTTTCTCCGCTGCGCTTGTCTTCCCATTGGCGAGATTGAATTTTACCTTCGACGTAAACAAGCGAACCCTTCTTTAAGTATTGCTGACAAATTTCTGCCAACTTACTCCAGGCAATGATCTTGTGCCACTCGATGTGTTTCTGCTTTTGCCCTGAGCGATCTTTAAATGTTTCGTCTGTGGCGATTGAGAAATTACAAACGGCTGAGCCGCCAGAAGTGTAACGAGTCTCGGGATCTTTACCGAGACGGCCGATAAGAAAAACTTTGTTTAGCATGCTCGGGATTATAGCAGGAATTTTGGAGCGTCTGGCGAGATTTGAACTCGCATCAACCAGTTAGAACTGGCTGCTCTGTCGGTTTTAGAGACCGATGCTTTCACCCGGTTAAGCTACAGACGCCTTGTTCTCTTAGGAACAATTTTTGTTCCTAAAGAAATTGGAGCGGGGTGTGGCTTTGAACCACGTCTTTCGACGCACCCCGCGTGGCAGGGGCTTCGGATTTGATCCACGCGCTTTCACGCGAGCCCCTATGGTGCCGGCGTCCCATTCAAGAGAGCGCGGCGCTAGCTTCCGCACCGCCGGCATTGGTGTGCGCGGTAGGAGTCGAACCTACCTCGATCAATTTAGAGTTGACCTGTCCAGCCGCTGGACCACGCGCACATAAACTGGCACGCCCGGTCGGATTCTCACCGACAACTTCTCTGTTTAGATCAGAGCACTCTCGTAGTTGAGTTACGGGCGTATCTTTGTAAACTCGATAATTTGAGAGCACCGATCGCGCAACTCCGCTAATCGGCGCCGTACAAATGGCTGTAAATCTTTCTGCTTCGGGAAAGTCTGGTTCAAACCAGCAATAATGTTGAATCTGAGATACGGCGAGTTTGCCGGCAACACGTTTAAGTGCGGCCAGATCGGGCACACCAATCAGAACGTGGTTGTTCCAACACTCATTCTGTTGGACTGTATAAGGCTTATGCGTGAAGCGCATAGTCGCCTGTTCTACTGCATGATTGGATTGGATGATTTGATGCTGGATGGGAAGATCCATCCGAATGAAGGTATAAACGTAAGGTTCTTGAGAAATCTAGGTAAATGTCATGCCGCGAATGTATCACGGAACAAAGCCTTGTCAAGAAAAATTTAATTAAGCGAGAATCCGCAAGGAACCATAGCAACAACGCCATGACGCCTCCACCATTCACGAATCAGGTTATCCATTTGAATCCTAAAGAACATAAGGACACGCATCGTTTGTGCAAAATTCTCCGGCTTCGCAATAGCCAATCTTACTGTCGCAAAGTGGACAAACACCTTTGCCAATCTTTTCCCATTGCTCTTGCGTTAATTTGTCAGGATCAAAACGAGCGCGACGGCGCGCTTCGAAGTTTGCCGTGGCAATTTCCGCTTCCACATGGGCATTTTTCCAGCGCGCGTACTCCTGCGCTTCTTGCTCGGCCGTAGGACCGACAAACAAAGCTCGACTGATCTTCTGATCTTCATCGACCCAATAATGACCTGGGTGCGTTTTTGATTCTGTAATTGTATATTTCATAATTACGATTTCCTCTGCGGATCACCCTTGTAATCGATACCGTACATATCTTGATGCTTTTCACAGAAACCGTATCGTTCCGAACAAAAAGAACATTTGTTAACAGCGTTAAAATCAATCGATAGGCGATGATGTTCCGGTTGAACAGGTGTTACACCCAACGCTTCCGCTGCGCGGGCAGCAATCCAATCCAGAGATTCGCGTTGTTCTCGTAGTTCATTTGGCGGCGAATAACCCATCGTTGGAGCACCAGCGCGATTTGCTATTTCTCGGAGCGCCTGTCTTAACTTTTCTTCTTGACTCACGGTTTCTCCGGTAGCGGTTGCCAATGGGTCGGATGGATTTCTTGCCCGTGAATGTCGGTCCATGTCGTCTCACCACCATTAGGATATACATTCACGCAACCGATAGTTATATCTTCTCCGTTACGATGACTACTCTTTTCAAATAACAAAACATTGTCGGAATATAAAAATACGTCCGAACGTCTGCTTGCTATCGGGCAACTGTTTGGCGTTAACGGCAGTTTGTCGGATACCTTAATCCAACTCATTCAGTTTCTCCAGGAATCTTCGTGTGTATCGAGCTTATTCCTAACGAAGAATATGTTATTCCGTGTCGATAGAAAACCCACATTGGTTCTCGGTGTCCGCAGCAACAGCATTTGCAAATACCGTTGCCGGACCAGTGTATTCACGTAATCGTTTTACACTTCGGACACTTAGGAATTTTTCCGTCTCGCATATCCACCCCTCGATCGCTTCAATCATAATTTGGTTGGTCATCTTCTCAATATCTTGTCCAAAGTCTTCCGGCCATGGAGTGTTGTCGTTCTTTGGATGTCCAGGCTTGCGCGGAACAGGAGCAAGTGTCTATCTAATGATTCGATGGCTCGCGTAATCGCGCAATTCATTTCCAGTCGATAGACGTATGCTTCCTGCCACCAGAGCATTACACCGGACTTAATTCTAATTTCTTCATGGTGCGCGCCTACACCCTGATAAAGCCGGAAGTGTAATATTTTAGGGCGCACAACCTCCGATTGAATATCAATTCCCTCGGCATTACCTGGCGGACAGAGAGTGATTTTCTTTCCGCTTTTAAACTTGAATGCGACAGGATACGGCGGCTTGATTGTGCGTAATTTTTCCCAGAGCTGCTCATCAGTTGGAATCATTGGGAATGGTCCATTCGTGCCCCAGCGGGCAATGAGCGGTCCACGGATCAACATTCGTATTAAAGGTGGTATTTAAGTCGAGCGTTTTACATTTCGGACAGATAATGAGTACGGCTGCGATCTGTCGGCCGGCTATCTCAACGAAGGTAATTTCTTTAGCTTGCACTTAAACCTCCAGTGTGTAGACTCCTAATTCTGAGACGCAGCGAAAATGTGTTCCTTCGCCCTCTGAACAATCCGCAAAACGGTCTACATCCGCTGGAAGAACCTTAAGATAAATATCACGGTCGATATGGTAGTGTCCAAATACCCAGTGCTGCGGCTGATGGGCTTCAAACATCACCTGTAGAGCTCGAGCAGTACGCGATTTGCCGCAGGATGCTTTTGCTCCGAAATAACCGTCCAGCATTAACGGTGCCAGCATCTTGATGCCAACCTCGGTTGGACATTCGTGGCTGATTACGATTTCCGGTTTGGTTTGTTTGTACAAGTCAATGGCATCTTGTAATTGTTCATATCCCAATTCTTCATCTGGCCACCAACTAACTCCGCGGACGCGACTCGCGTAATCAATAGACCACGCGCCAGCAACATAAAATAATTTCAGGTCTTCAAGATATCCGTAATCGCCAAGATAGTTTTCGTGCGCGCGACATTTCTCCGGACAATCATGATTACCACGGATCCACCAGAAGTTTGGATCACGCTTAGGAAGAAATATGCCAGAAAAACCTACTCCCATGTCTCCAAGCTGAAAGACAGGTTCATCTTTCGGCAAGGAATCGAGGATCCATAATAGGCGCGATATCTTCGCGTGACAGTCGCCGATTAGATGAATCTTCACAGTAGTTTCTTGGAGACGTATACTGATAATTCAAACATCGCTTGACCGAAACTATCATAAACTGGAATTCGATATTTATGACAAACAATATCTACGTTCCCCTTGCGGTAGTACCCTGGCGGACAACAAACGATTGCTGGCTTATCTTTATGTAATCCAAGTTCCAAAAGAGTGATTGGCGCTTTCGCTTTTCTGGCGTTATTCTCATCCGTAGCAAAAACGAAAAAGCGTAAGTCGGCGCATTGCATTGCATCTAATTCCCACCGTACCTGTTCGCGAAATTGCATATTATTCGCGTCCTGCTCCCATTCACTATTCCAATCCTGGCGTCGTGGGTTCAACAAAACAACCTTATCGGTCCATCCAGACATCCAGTTAATTACGCTCTCTTGCCAGTTCTCGGAGTCCCCCATATCAATTGTTCCAGCCAAAAAGATATAAAAAGATCCGGCTTCATATGAGAAGAATTGCGGTGCGGTAATTACCTTCATTGAATCAGTCCTGCCACCTGTTCAAGCACGCTCGTCACTCGCGCTAGGTCCAATTCTTCATCATCATCTGTACGAACGCGGCGCTCCATATCGACCCAGGTCTCGTAATCGGGCGGACAGACGGCATCTATCTTTGTGAGTTGTTCAAGGATGTTTTCTGGACCGAGCCCGCCAGCGTAGCCGCAGGGAAAGGCATCGTTTGGTGAGAGCCATTGATTCGGCAGAACGCCAGCGCCGCCCGAAAGATCGAATAAGCCAGCTTTCTTTATTCTTGGATCCGGAAAACATAAAGGCAGAGAATTATTCACACCATCAAGCTGAAAAATGTATATTTTTTCTCGCTCTAAAAGTTTTTCTGCCATTGCCAATGGGCGTGTCAGGATCGCTGTTCGCGCATCGGCATGCGTATTAATCTGGATCCTCTGGCAAACATCGATACAACTTGGTAGGTCATACCATTTAAGCGTTCCTGCAATTAATTCTCGCGTCCAACGACCACAGATATGTGTGGCAACATTTAAATTATTTTTTGCAGCCTCGACGGTAAATGCATTGATCCAATCCTCGGACGGAAAACGGCGCGATCCAGTTTTCGCTTTCGAGACAAGTATTCCCCATTCGACAAAACTAAATCGAAACGATAAATCCACAAGTTGTTGAATATCGGTCTTGTCGTCTGCGCCAGTGATCGTAACTTTTGTCAGTTTCATCAGCGATTCCTAAGCGTCTTCATTCCACCAAAACATAGCCGCCGCGCCTGCCGTTAAATCTGGCAAGTCTGGCTCTAGTTAAACGTTTACCTTGGATCAGGATGATTGTCTCGCCGCGTAACTCTTCCCAACCCTTAATAGTAACGATTCGATCAAATCGAGGATCAACCTCTTTCCACTTCTGACCAACATGAAGCCCGACACCTGATGGTGTCATTAGTTCTATCATCGTGCGTTCCAGGCGTAGCGACGCAGGTGATGAAGTCGACCACATGCCCGCTTTAATTCAACACGGCGTTTCCACGTAGCCGGACTTTTAATTCCTTCGAGCTGCCTTACGCGTCGGCGGAGTTGCCTTATGTAGATGACGAGTTGCTCGGCGTTTAATCCATTGTGCATCGGTAGTACGCTCCAAGATCTTGGTGGTTCGTTCAAGAACACCGGTAATTAAACGGATAGACATCTCCTGATCCCTGCAACGCTTTTCTAATTCATCGATCCTTCGAAGTAATCCAGACGTGTTTTCTGACACCATCAGAAAAGGTCGGTTAGGGAATTCTCCATGTTAATTGTTCTCCCGCTGTTTCTTATGCTTTTCCTTTACAGCCCATTCAGTGAATAGAGTCGAAAATTCATCCGAAGTGTATACACCCTTGTCGATAAGCAACGTGTTCATGGCATAAACGGTGGCCTTAAATCTCTCGTCCCGGTCAAGAAATGCCATCGCTTCCTCATAGGTCATAAAAGCATCCTTTGTTTGGAAGTCTTCTCGGAAAGCCTCTGCTTGACCTTTGCCAGTTCCAATTGAATAGGGCATCGTCTGTGATGTTCTTCAAACCGATCGACAGAACCAGTTCGGTCTTCTGGAGGAGAAGAAAAAACCAGGTTTAAGCCGATTTTACTCCCGTTCGGCGTTTGCCAAAATTCCAAAACATCCTGGCAAGGACATGCGCCAATCTTGGTGAATTTATATCCCAATCTCTCAAGCTCGGCTCGTGTTTCCGGAATCATATAGAAATGGTCCATCGCGCCGGAATCTAACCGGCATTTTTCCCTTATGAGAGGAGTGTCCTCACGTTGGACGAGCGATGGTCTATTTTGGAACCATGCCAAATTAACCCGATTAACTCCGAGAGTCAACGTTTATCTTTTTGTTGCAATCGCGTTAATTTAACCAGAATTCCTTTTGTTTGTTCACTTTATTTAGTACTTAAGTGAAGACGGAGGAACGATGGCAACTAGACGGATTCTCTGCTTGAGCGATACTCACCCAGGTTCAATTGATGGAATGCTTCCACCTGATTTCGTAACTTCCACCGGTCACCACGTAAAACAAAATATCGGACAGTCATATCTGTGGGAATGCTTTCTCGATATGGTGAAATGGGCAACCGCCAAACCACTGGATGCAATTGTTATTGTCGGCGACGTTGTTGAAGGGAAACAGCCAAAATCAAGATGCGCCGAGCTCTGCCTGCCGTTAATGCGCGACCAAGAAAATGCATCGAAGGTTATTTTCCGAACGCTGTTCAGCGCCGCCAAATGTTCCAAAATATTCTTCGTCAAAGGCACGTTTTATCATGATGATGAAATGGGACGCTCTGTCGATAATATTGCCGAAGAATTAAAGAGTACGGCATATGAAGGCTTAGGAGTAGGAACCTATGCCAAAGAAGTTCTCGATCTCGATGTGGATGGCTGTGTTTTGGATTTCAGTCATGGCATCTCCGTGTCCGGTGGACTTTACCGTGCTGTGGCTATCGATCGTGAAGCTCTTTGGTCGGCTCTCGCCGGCAAAACAGGACAAGCACCGAAAGCCGATGTAGTTGTACGCGGACACGCCCACTACTTCGTCCATATAGAACATCCGTCAAAGCACGGCATTATTTTACCAGCGTGGCAATTACAAACGTCATACATGAGGAAGAATTCCAGGTACAGGATGCTGCCGGACCTTGGGGCTGTTATACTGGAAATCGATGGTTCTGCCAAAAAGAGAAATGAGGATCCATGTCGCGTAATAAAAAGGCTGTACCCGCTACCGACACACCGCCTGACACATCTATAGACGAAAAGCCGACGCCACCTGCCGATCTTTGGGAGCAAATGGATAAGGTGCACGAGGACTACCTGAAACAGAAGAATCTTATTACTGGATTTACCTCTGATGATTACGCCACACGTTATAACGTAGGGAAAAGTACTGCACGTAAACAGTTAAATCAAATGGTGCAAATGAAAACTGTTATAGTCACAAAGGCTATGCGAAACGGACACTTAGTGAAGGTTTATAACCTGGTCCCGTCAAAATCAAATTCCTCGAACGTTCCACCGACTTCCTGAATATATCGCTTGGTCTTCATAAGCGCCTCACCCCAACGTGACAGCGCGTCCTCACTTGGTTTTGGAAACACGAAACGACGAATACCTTTCTGCAACATCTGAACGCAACACCGATTGCATGGCGCGAAAGGATACGTGTAGAGTGTGCAGCCGGCAAGAGTCTCAGACCTTGAGAAAATCATGGCGTTTATTTCGGCGTGGACAATCCGATCATACTTCTCATTACGATCCGCATACCATTCTGGTCTATCCGGCATTCCGGCCGGGAAGCCATTAAATCCGATAGACTCCAGTGATTTATTGGCGCGCACAATTGCCGCACCACACTTCGTGCTTGGATCCTTAGAGGCAGTAGAGACGTAGCGCGCTAAGCCAAGATAGAAACGTTCCCAGTGGTCGTAGGTCATAAATTCTCCACAGAGATTCTGATTTGTGATTGTTGGCGGAAATCTTTTGGTATCCATCCAGAATGAATCCGTTCATAAATACGATGGAAAAACCAAAGGGCACCGTTTTCCAACTGAGATCTTAATGCTCGATGAAGCCAGTTTGTTTGCCAACGACCATTGGAATATTCTAACCAATCCTCGTCTTTTGAAAATCCGAATCTTCTAACAGCGCGCTCTTTTAACGATGTAAAGAATTCAGATCTAAGCCAACCATGCTTTGTTTTTAACGAGGTTAAAAATCTCCCGCGGGGCGGTTGGGTTTTTACCCAATTGAGCATAAGCATTGTATCGTTCGGTTGAATGGCATCGATTGAAGCTGCGATAATAGGCAGGACTAATGTTAGATCGAGATATTCTTCCCGTTTCCAATCAAAAGTCTTATCAATAAAACCATAATAGATCGAATCAAACGATCGGTCTTTATAAACTCTATCCGCGTCCCCACTATTAGTTGGTTTAACAAACATCGGCCAGTACTTTTCAGGAAATCCAGACATCCAGTCTAACCACTCATAATAAAACTCTAACTTGTCTGGCCAACCCATAATACGTTGTTGATTAACAGAAAAAAGATGGCTTTGCCTCCAGGCAACATTTCTTATAATCCTCTCATCGGCAGAACAACGCTGCCTTGCTTCTCTAAATAAATCAGACCTTAAAACGTAAATCTGTTGCAAAGCACCGGCCGATAGCCAATCTGGAATTTTTTTAGGTTTACCGTTTTCGTCTAAGCCTGTCTCGGGATGCTTTAGGGCTCTAAGATAATGGCCAACCATATTATTTTCGATGGTAAGCACGTGGATTCCGCGATTCTTGAGTTCTAATATTTGCTCGGCGTCAGAATCAGATAATGCCAAACTTTTTTCGGTAAGTAATACATCTCCCGGTCTTAAGGATACGAGCAATCCATCAATATTCCCGGTAAACTTCTTAACATCTTCCTTGGTGAGAATCGTTCTAAAATCAGTACCGTACCTTAAGCCAGCGCAAATATACTCGTGATCATGGCCGTAGTCTCTGGAAAATATTTTGGGCGGAGACGTTCTCAGGTGTGGCGTTTCGCCAGTAACAGTTGTGTCGTCCGCCCATTTTTCAGGAGGCGTTCCGTTGTGTGGCGTTTCGCCGGTTGCCAATGTGCCGTCCTGAAATATCGATAATTGATTCACAATACCCTCCTAAAATTTAGCCATTAGCGTAGGCGTTCCTTGCTGTGGCGTTTCGCCGGTTGATCGTGTGCCGTACGCTAATGGCTCATCGAGGAGGCGTTCCAGTTTGTGGCGTTTCGCCGGTTGCGCATGTGCCGTCCTCGATATTCTTTCGTTCCTCAACTTCCATTAAAAAGAAACATCCCCATGCCGCGGCCGCCAGGTCATCATCATCATTCTTCTGTCCGGTAGCATTCTTCTGCGCGTAGAGGATGAGATGTTCAATGGCATGGTTCAACCGATCGCGGACATATTCCGGATCATCAATTCCTTTCTGCCAGTTCCATTCGCCATAGGCTTTTGCGCCAGATCCATAGCGTTCAGCCAGTCGACGCAATCCGGACAATGGAATGAGATCGTATCGCGGTCGCCAGGATGAAGACTTAGCTCCCGACTTACTTTCAACAAATTCCTGATCCAAGTTTACCTCCACCTAAATCCCGTTCGTGATACATGCTGATTACTGCGGTTTCGATGGGGCGCCGAGCATCTTTTTCCATCGGGTCGGCTACACCAATGAAGCGGCGGAGCTCCACATGAAGGGCACATATTGCGGAATACTCCCCCGTCAAAATCGTGTTTCCGTAATGCAATCCGTCCCATTGGATGGCGCCGCTTAATTCTAATTCTCATAAAAACATTGTCCTGATCATCCGTTCGGCACGCGATGGATGTGGTTCATGAAAATGATTATTTAAATCATGAACAGGAGGAGCTGCCGGCATGTCTTCTTTTGGCTTTTTCAGCCAATCGGTAAACAAACCTTCTGAGGCGTTTACTCCCAGCCTGCGAAAGAAAACTTCTATTACCGGACAAATCATCTAGTCTGTATTCCGCGAAATATGGATGAAAACCCATAATATAACGCCAACACAAACGGTTGCAAAAGCAAAACTAATAACTTCATTCATCATCCTTCTCCTTATCGTCTTCGTCGTCTCCCTCATACTTACGGTCTATAAAATCTCTACCAATGGCAATCCCAGCCAAAGCAATGACTATCCAAAACAAAGTGGCACCGACCGCTACAGCCATATCAAAATTAAAGAACATAACCACAATCCTTGAAAATGGCTTCGATAGCGTCAGCACGCACGAATGATCCGTAATTCAACATGAACTTTTTGCAATCCTCTGGAGACATTCCGATAATCGTGGTGCGCGGCAGCGCCTTGATCTGTGCTAGGGCTTGCTCTAAAACGGACCGCTTCTTTGATTCGCTTTTTAACCAGTTACTGGCGATTGCCGCTACAGAGTGCATTGAATGTACACCTGCAATTAAGGCAGCAAGCGAGTATCCCGGTTCTAGTGGAGCGTCATTGTCAAACCAATCAGGAACTTCAACAATCTTCACCTTTTTACCGAACTTCATCGCCTGTGCTTCCAATGAAGCCCGTATTTCCTCAAAGTTATCGTGCCGATGTGGTGTGGATTCTCCACAGTAAGGGCAGCGTTGCGTGCCACTTTCGAGGGCTTGCTCCAGTGCGACAATTCTCTGGATTGCGATAGTCAGTCTCTTCTCTAGAGGCAACATGGAGATTGGCGCATCGGCCCACTGAGCTATCTTCTCTGCATCGCTCAGCGGCGTCTTCTCTTGCTGATAGGGCTTGTCTATCAAGGATTTTTCGTACACAAATACCTCTTGCGCAGAATCAAACAGCTTGCCGTCTTTGGCAACGAATTTTCCGTCGTAAACACCTTCCGATTCCCAAATATAGGGATCATGTGGATTGCGCAGATAGGTCACGATCTGGCGTCTCCCTTCTCGCGCTTGGTCAGTGGGCGCAAATCTCGTTCATCAAATCCAACAGAATTGGAATCGAACCAGTAATACCAAACGCCTCCCTGCTCGTCGCGGTGGTCTATTTGTATAAGAACACCAGAAGCGCGGACTCGCACTACCTGCCCCACACGAAATTTCGGCTTGCGCTTCACTGCGCATCCTTTGGCTCGTGTTTGATCTTAGCCATCGCAATAATTCCCTTTAGGTCGGAGGAGAGTTTAGGAAATTCCTTTTCACAGGCGACTGCGTAAGCCTCTAGCGCAGGAATTGAAAATTGGTCGTGGTCTACGTCCAACACGAAATAAAAGCAGTTGGAGTGCTTGCCTGTAGGATCATGGCGAGTGATTTGGAATTTTCTATACAGTCCTAAATCCTTATCATGGCCGCTGCGCATCTTCATCCCCCTTTGGCTCGCGTGCGGCGAGTGCGCGCTCAATCTCGGCGATCCGATCCCATATTTTTGGAGCATCACATACGTCTGTAAAATCGTTCTCGTGAAAGTGAGTCCACACCTTAATGTCACGCCTCTCGTCGTGCGCTAAATCAGGATCAGAGTCTTCGCAGCATGCGCAATAAATTTTTGCCGCATCGCGTAGCCCTCTGCGCTCTGCCGCTGCGATGGCCTCTTGGAAGGCTGTGCCGACTGGGATACGGAGGATTCTTTCTTTAATCTCAGGCTGCCATGCAAAACCATCTACGTTTGTACACCGATCCCGCATCGCGCCTTCTCCTTCAGCGCGTGCGGTCTGAAGCAAACGGTCTACTTCATTTTTAATTTCGATATCGCCGCCAACTTTAGGAAACTCCCGCAGGGAATATCGAATCTCATCTAACATCCAATTCGCTCCGGCATGGTGTGCGGTCTGCTGGAGGCGGGTGAGGATGGGTATAAGGTTCTTAACAATTCTGGCAGTTGTCCACTCATCCGCGAGCGCATCACCAATTACGCCAACTATCTCCCGCGCCGTAGCTTCGAGTGATTGGTCGGTCATGGTCTTACTCCCGCAAGAATAAAAGCGAGCACAAGCAATACCAGACCGGCAATTAAAACCAAATCGTGCCAGTCAAGGTTTCGTAATCTCATTACTGGCTCCTCCCGCTCTAATTCCAATGAGCGTTTCCGATTAAATAAGCAAATAGCGACAGTACAACAACGACAAATACTGCGCTCGTAATAAACGGATGATTTAGCGGAAAATAGACAGTTCTAATCGTCCACTCGAACAACATTGGGTGATTCTCAAACATGGCTCCCTCCCGCTTGTCGCTCTAGCTCGGCGATGTGCTGACAACCAAGACAATCTCTCGGCTGGACCAGCCGATGCGCATCCGGGCAATGCCACCACTTTGCTTCCTCCAGCCTCTCGGCAGCGACGAATGTGCGGATGGCGGGCATCAATGCTCTTGCGGTATATCTTGCGAATCTTTTCCCGTGCGGGATTTCGGAGATTCGCTCTTCTATCTCCCGCTCCAACTCCTCCAGCGAGTGCGGGACAGCGTGTTGGGTAGCCTCCAGCTTCTCTTCCAGGTCGTTTATTCGGCTGAGTAGACATGCTGGACAGCCGCCGATTTCATCTACTACCCATCCCTGTGGCCCTCCAGTTTCATGGCCGATTTCTTCTAAAGACTGATTGCCGCATTTTTCGCATTTATGCTGTAGCTGCTTCGCTTCGTCGCGGGAGGCGGAGAGTTGCTGCATAAGAGCGAACAAAATTTGGTGGTTATGTCCCCAGGAGCGTTTACAAGTGCATTCCGCACGAGGAAACGGACAGTTGATAACTGGCTTCCACTGAAAAGCCTCTATGTAATTCTCTAAATCTGTTTGTGTGTCTGCCATATTAATTTCCCGCCAGCGCTTCTAATAGCGCGTGGATTTTCTGGCTACAAAACGCGGCATGTTGTTCCGTTGGACTGGGATAAGGAGCATTACAAGAACATTCATCCGGAACAAATGAAGCCGCCAGCTTTAGAATTGTTTTGTGTTTTTGATATGGCACGCAACCAAAAATAAATTCAGGCAGATCGAATTTACACATAAAATCAACCGCTAGGTTGCGCTGTTTAAATTTACAATTACAAGTATCGTCGCAGGGACACTCTTCGTCATGATCGCCGGCGTGATCGACAACATATTCCCGGAGCAACGATTGCGCCGAAAGAAACCGACAGAATTGTTCTTTGTTTAATTGAGTGCTGGCGTCGATAATAGCGCGCACCGCTTCGGATCCGCCGATTACATCCGAGAATGAATCGATAGTATCGGTCATCGAGGTCCTTTCGTTTATTTACAGCCTTGTCCGGTGGTGAGTGCGATTGAATCGTCATGTTCGTTTGGGATGATACCGACATAAATCGCGCAAGTTCCGTCCTGAACTTTATAGAGTTTGGCAGTACCCGTATTCCACCCCGAGCCAAACCCGTAGGATCCGGTCGACTGGCTCCAGATCTCCCAGGAACGGTTTTGTTGTGCATATGTCTTTGCTATACCGCTAAACAGCAGTATTGCGACCAAAACACCGAAGATTACACCGATTTTCATTCTTTCCTCCAATAATGTAGGCGAATACCGCTGCGTCCATCGGGAACTTCGCCCATTCCCTCGAGACAAGCATCGAAAATCTTTTGATGCTGGTCACAATAAACGACCGTTTCCACTTCGTCTTCGATACAGCGATCGTTACATTCGATCATTGCCGGACAATGCTCCGGCGCCAGATTGGCATAACTACATCGATGCAGGTGCGTCATTCCGCCTCGACAGATATTCGTGTAACTGCTTCTTTTGTTCGGTTTGCCGGCGTGCCAATTCTTCGTCGGTCGGCGGAACATAGGGTTCCTCGGAAAAAGCATGTACGTTTCGGAAAGATTTAAGATTCGCTTCCAGTTTCTGGGATTCAGGCTGAGGCAATGCCTTCTTTTCCGCGGTCGACTCGACCAAAACCTTGATTTCCGCGGGCACACCCAATATCGGATGAGTCTCGGTGAGCTCGATATCCCGTAAATAGGCTTCGATGAATCGTTTCTTCGCCCACACAAGCTGGTCGCCGGTCATTTGGGAAATGTTATGAACCCCACCGGCCGAGGCTGCCGATCGAAAAACATGCTCTGTTAGTTTTGGTCCGCGCCAGCCAATATCCGGATGATAGTGTTTATGAATGGACGTCAACAGCGCTTGCCAAGCTTGATCGGCTTCTTCGGTAAGCTGAATCTCTTTCGCTTGGTCGATAAGATCCAGAAAGTGAGCCGGCAAGGGAAACGGTACTTGCGCGCTGGGAATAAATTTCTTAGCCAGCCTATTAAAGGTCGGGCTTAATTGCTCGTCGGGAATATCGTGCAAAAGCCTCACCCAAAGGCTAAAAATCCGCTCGTTAATCTTGAATTTATAAAGGTCACCCAGTATTACCAGGCTTTCTTTTATTTTTAAGTCCCGCGGCGGTGAGGTTTGCGTCCGTGATGTCGTCATACTCTTCTTGCGAGAATCCATTCCGTCCTCCATTCCTGTTTCCGTTTAAATTCACCTTATAGCGGCTCAGCCAGCTATTGGCGAAACGTCCATAATTGCGATACGTCCGCTGATTCGAAACCAGCCACGCGTCCATCTTTTTATATTCAGCATCCAAGTCCAGACCTTGATAGGCCTGTTTCAAAGACTCATGAACACTGGCCGTAATCTCGAGCCGTTGCCCTTTAAAATAGATTGGCTGGGGAAGGAGTTCCTGTTGGCGGTACTTTTTGGTGCGTTGGTATTCCGATTGGTATTTGTCCCAGTTTAAAATCGTGATTTTGTAGAGAGGAATAGGTGCTTTGTGTGTGATCTCGACTAAAATCTTGTCTGCTTTCCGGAAAAGTTCAAAGGTTTCCAGAACGTCAATCTCACCTTTTGCGTCATATGCCTCGTAGATTTTTAGCGGATAACCGACAAATGTATCGCCATCCTTGCCGGCTACCACCACCCCCGGGAACCGCGATCGGGCCGCCATTGCCATCAGATCAACCCAAAACGCTCGCTGCGCTCCCGACATCGTGTGACGCGTTGTGCCCGTTAACCACTCTTCCGCAAATAACTTAAGCCAAGTTCTTCTACCGAGTTTAGGATTCAAGAGGAGTTTACTCCGGTGACCACCTTACAGGAACGAGCCGAAACTCTATACGTAGTTTTTTGTAGTTTCAAGGCAAATTTTCGTGTTTTTTTCGTACCATATGTCATTGAGATGCCCTTAATCCACACCTTTTACACACCAATATTCAGTGCTTTGTACGTATTTGCTACAGATAGTGCTACAGATTTGCTACAAATAATGTACGCTCGCGGCTACGCTTAAGGTAACAAGACAGAAGTAGAAGTAGAAGAGAGAAGTAGAAACAGAGAACTGCTTTTAAAGCTATACGCATTCGAATTAATTAACCTACTTTAATTGCCTAAGCTGTTCTAAGGAATATACGGTATTCAATCACAAACCAGCCTGTGAGCCGTTCTTCGGACCTGGATCGGGTAAAGTGGCTAAGACCTTACCAAAATCGCTCCTGGAGCCTCTAATGACTAAATCTGCCCTAAATCTGCCCTCTTGCCAACCTCCCTGTAATCCCACAATCAAAATCCTCCAACTGAATTAGAATGTTTTTATGAATAACTCTCAGTTCTCCGATCAACCTCTCTATGCTCGCCCAGCTCTTCCTAGAACGGATCCATAAAAAATTCTAAATCCTAAACCGAAACCGAATTTTTATTTTAAAAACCTAGTACCGCTACCCCGGTAAACCGGGGCGCCACCACTCAAAAGTTTTCGCCGGACCTTCGCCACCCACCGCGGAACCACACCCACCACACCACCACAAGCCACACCACATCACAACCAAATAATTTTTGTGGAAAAAAAAAAATCGCGGCCACCGTTGAATTGGTGACCGCGATTACCGGAAGGATTTTTTTAATTCGGCTTACGGCGAGGCCGCGATGCATCAACAAAAGCGATTACGCGCGTTGCTTGTTCTCTCGCGCGTTCCACTTCGTAATAACGCGCCATCGGTGACGTGTGCGCGTCTATAGCGATCACTTCAAATTCAGAAAGCGAATTATCTGCAATGGCGTTTACGGATTCCCGAATCGTTTCCAGCAATTTCGTATACGTAGGATTCAACATTGGCGTTACCTTTCAGGACCTGCGGCGCGTTTGCGTTTGGTTCGTGCTACGCATTTTGAACGCGGTTAGAAGTTAAACGGCAATATAACCAACCTTGCGGTTACGGCGAATCCGGCGACCAGTTAAGCGCCGTTTATGATTCGCGGCGCGTTCTAGTTTATTTAATTCGCGTTCCTGTTTTGTTTCGGCGCGCAGATGTTCGCGGTATTGTTTGTCGGTTAGAACGTTTGTGTCTGGTACGTCAAAAAATTCGGACAGGAATTTACAAAAAGCGTAGCTAAATTCTGGCGTTATTTTGTCTGTTGATAGCGTGTGTGTTTCGTGTCCGCCGAAAATTCCAACCGATCGGTCTGACGGAATTTCGACATGGAAGGTTTCGGTTTGTTGTTTTTGTGTGGCGAGTCTGCGCGTCTTGCGTGGTTTGCGCGTGAAGTATTTAGCCGCGTTGAACGCAAAATCAAAAATGGTTTGGAGTGTTTCCACGGTGAAGTTTTGTTCCTTATTCGCGGAATTGTCCGACAGGTGTGTTTCGATAAAATTTTCTGCGATGTTGAGGCGAGTGTCTGTTGGTTCCTCTGTGTCGTTTGTAGGAATAAACGTATCTTCGCTGACATATTGGAGTAAGAACGCGGCGCGTCTCTTTAGAATGCGTGTCTTGTCCGGTCTGCGCATCTTGAATCTTACCTTTCTGCGCGTTCGCGCGGTTAGATGTTGCGGTTTAAATACGCGGTTAGCGTTGCCATGAAATAAAATGCTTCGATAAGGAAAAGAGTAGAAGCGAAATTCTGTATCGCCTTATCGCGGTATAGAAACGCGATGAGGAAAATAAAGAATGTGCAAAGTAGCGCGATTGCGATAGCCGGAAGTGTGGGAACGAAAAGACTGGCAAGAAGCGAAATTACGGTTTGCATTGTTGGTGCCTCGCTTTCGATTAGAGTCTAAAAAAAAATCGCGCGATACGGGTTAGCGTATCGCGCGATTAGGGAGGCGACTAGGCCGCCTGTAGGTAACGCTGTACGGCGGGCAACGAACGATGTGCGTTGACAAATTGCGTCAAGCGCTTGGTTTGCGCGGCGCGTTCCTTCGGCGAGCGCTCTTTTTGGAACGTCTTGTTGGTGTGGGCGCGCAGAGCAGCGAAGGTACGGGTTAGGTTTAACTGAGTCTTTGTGAGTGTGGAGGCGGGTTTCGTTGCTTTCTTGGTTGCTTTCATTGTGTCTCGCTTTCGTTGTGGCGCGTTGTGCTTTGATCGGGCTTGCACGTTTGCGCTACTAAGACATTATGAGGTTAGACGGTAACTTTGTAAAGATAAATCAGCATTCAAATTCCAAATACCTAGACGGTCTGCGCATTAATATTTTCTATCGGACAACATTCGCTTTTTATTCGCTGTGCTGATAGATGAACAACTTTGAAATCCAAAGCCGTTGCACCTGGTTGCAGCAGTTACCACCTGGCCGGCGTCCAGATCGCCTTACGTGGCAGCAGTGGGGTACCAAGCTCGGGGTATCAACAAAATCCGCATGGAAAAATTGAACTGGATTTCAACCTAAACAAATCCGCGTCTTCTACTAATTATTATGTTGCGTTTATTGATTCCACAGGACTTACCTCGGAAAACGCAGTCGTTTATGCAGAACCGGCGCGTCTAACGGCATTCTGTATAAATATTAGCCGCGATTTCCCAGTCACTTAGGCTGATTTTAGCACCCACTTCGGATCTTTCAAAAGGCAAACAGCAATACGCATGTGACACTCAGGACATTCTAAGTGCCAGGCGAATCCTTGGAAAACTTTTACGCCTTCAAATTCAGGCGACTTCCATTCGCCATCTCTTTTTGCTGGACAGTCTAAATGGATCAGTTGCATGCGCTCACCATCGCGCGATGCAAGAACAAATGCTACCGAGAAAATATTCGGCCGGAAACTTTTTTGATCGAGGATAATGCTCGCTGTTTTAAATCTGCGAGCTGCGCTTGATCACCACACGCGGCGCAGCGATATCCTCCACCGCCAACTGGATGTAAAATATTGCAACCGCATTTTTTGCATCCCGGCGTCTGATCGTTTGTAGCGACCGCAGCCATATTCTCGCTCGGAATTTTCTCGATGTTTTTTTCGTCAGACAGGGCGGCGGCATTAAAATTTCCTGAACGGTTTATGATCTCATTTGCGGTCAATCCCGATTCTTTCATTTGTTTTCCCCATTCAAGTAATCCATATTGCCCACCGCCGGTTAATTCGGTAGCAGCCCAAACGCAGGCGTCATAACGATTTGGAGATCGTGTAGTACCGGGTACATAGGAGCACCATTCATCCTCGAGTTGAGGCATTTCACCGACGATATGACAACGTTTTTGTTGGAAGAGGACGGCGATAGGTTCCGCGCGGGCATATTTACCGCGGCTGGCATGAACTTCGCGAACGGGAACATTTTGATCGACGTTATAGATTGTAGATTTACACATATCGCCACCGAAGTTTGTTTCGACGCTGATGCAATCGGCTTGGCTGGAGTGATACGAGGAGACGGCGGCGGAAGCCCACCCCTCCGGGGTGGAGAGCACGGAATTGTCTTGGAGGATATAGACATGATCATCTTCACCGAGACCAGCGACGACGATACCGCATTCGGTGGTAGTAGAGCCGCTGGGGTCCACACCGACAACGATACGTTTTAAGGCTGGAACATCTACTGGGGTAACGCGGGTTTTTTCAATGCTTTTACGGTCGAGTAGTGCGCCTGGTACTTCGTCCATTTCCTGCGCGAGGATTTCTTGGCGATAGGCCAAAGGGGTCATGTTGGCTTTAGCGAACTCGCGGCCGGCTTCTGAGATATACGGGTTGTCGTACATGGTGTAATGCAAACAGAGCCAGTTGGGATCGGATTTGCGCTGCTTAAACATTTTCATGGCATGACGTGGATCCTTGGCTTTGCAGACGGCGGACCGATGGAAGGGATCGGGCGGGGTGAAAATGATAATCAGGTCGCCGTTCGTATCGATGATGAGGGGGTAGCCGCACTTATCCAAAGTGTCTTCATTCATCATGCTAAATTCTTCAAGGATCAACAGGTCGGCGCGATCACCGCGGAGGGTATCCGCGTTGAACGCGGTTTTGCACTTGATGCGTTGCGACCGCTGTTCGGTAGGATCGATATCCGGGGTACGCAATTCGATGAGATGGTCATTGGCGCCGTCCAGGATATAGAACAGGCTTTTATAGCGTTCATCCGTAAAAAGATTGTGCAAAGCCTTTTTGACTTCTGACCAAAACGAATCGATTTGTTCGGCGGTAGGAGCGGCATATAAGACGCGCTTACCATCGAGGAATGCAAGAACAGCTTGAATAGCGACACCGGCAGTTTTGCCGGAACGTCGGCCGGCGAGGATCATACGAAACTTTTTTTCGCATAGACCGTAAGGGTCATAGCGTTTATCGATAAAGAGTTTTTGCTTGTCGTGGGGTTCCGGCAGAATAATTTCGCAATCGATTTTTACGCGGTAGACGTCATCAGCCATCTTTTTTTTCTTCGTCTACAACCATAATCGGTTGAGCTTGCGAAGCCTCTTGAATTTGTCCTAATGCATCGCCGATGGTCGCCGGCGGTGCTTCTGGCAATTGGGGAACGTCAATCACCTCGATCGTCTTCATTTCGGGCGGTTTACGCTGAACAAACTTCACATTAAAGTCGAACGAAACCTTTTCACCCTGCGATACTTCAAAACGAGCCACAGCTTTTCCTTCAGTAGCTTCGCGGAGCTCTTTAGCGGCAAGGGTGCCGCGGCTATCGGTCATAATGGCCGCTTTGATTCTCTGTAACGCGATGACTCGAGCCCAGGTAGTGCCAGCGGGAAGGCGCAGTTCACGTAAAATCTGAGGATGCGCTGGTTCAAGCAAGGCAATACGGTATTCGTCGACCAAGAGACGAGCGGTTTGCGCGCCGACGCCTACGGTACGCGGTTTACCGACAAATGGATGTCCTGTTTTAAACGAGCCCTTGGTTGCCATAGATCTCTCTCATAAGTTTCAACATTTCCGCGCTATTCAAGGCTTTGCGTCTCCAGAAGCGAATGCCTGGTCGCCTGTGCAGTCCGCGCCGCGGTCTGCCTTTAAGATTTCCACTCTGTCCGGGCTTGAACATTGTGGAGGGGTTGGCGCTCACGCCTTTCTTCCAGTTCGGGTTGCCGGCAGTTGGATAGCGCTTGTTGTATTTGTATGCCACGGGCAAGCATTAACAAAAAAAACGCACAAACGGAAATAACAGGATATTTTTGCTTGACTTGTGATACTATCCTGCGCATTCCAAGGACTTATATAGGAAATGAATCTCAAAACGGTCGCTGAATTTTTGGATAAGTGCTATCCGGATCAAAAAGCGAAGATTGCCATCGATCCAGCCAATTCTCAAATGGGGCAAACGGAAATTAGTCTTGGTGATTTAGTGCGAACCGCCGACGACTATCCTTCGGAAAACCTGAAAACAGATAACACGACTTACTTTCTTAATAGCATCTATCATGAACTGAATGCCGGCAATAAACCGGTTACGGTAGTTTGGGCGTCTCCGACTAACGGCACAATTTGGATGGATGTCCCGACTGGCGGACCTGGTTCGGAGGACGCCTGTTTTCGCATTCTCGAATTTATGGTTGAAAACAGGAATAAAACTCTGCGGATACCAATGGATAACTCGCAAAAACCATGAGAAACGTAAAATCATTTGTAATCAAGCGTACAAAATGGCTCCGAGGCGAAAAGAACAGCACACTCCATCGCACATGTGATGGCAAAGAGTGCTGTTTGGGAATTTATTTACGCGCGTGCGGATTTTCCATAGCCGACATTCAGGAACACTTAACGCCACAGGGTGTCGCTAAAAAAAGCAAAGTACCAGCTTGGCTCATAGACGGCAACTCATGTGGTCTTCGCTCGTCGCGAAATGCAGGAAAACTAATGGACATTAACGACGAAATTAATCCTGAGTTATATTCGGCGGTTGAGCACGCGGATTTTGAGCGTAAACGCGAATTTGAAATCCGCACTATCTTCGCCAAGCACAACGTGAAAGTGACTTTCGTATGAAGAAGTATTTTGAGGTGAAAAATGACTCCCGGTGAATTACAAGCGTCCATTTTGATTCTCATGTTGCTGGTCTGTTGCCTTGGGGCAGCTATCATCACGCTCTGTAGGTGGGCTTATTCTCTATCGGAACAGTTCAAGGAAATAAAACAAGCAATCGACATGCGTGGTCCGACGATCGATTCAATGTTAAGCGGGATCACAACAGTATTTAAGGCTGAGTTTTCTGCTGTCACAATGAAACTCGCGCAGGTTGCGAAATCGTCTGAAGATAACGATGTTATGCGCGAGGCCAGGATCCTGGCTGCTATCCAAATGCTGGATGACAGAACGGCGGCTATCGCGAAATCGGACGATCAAGAATTTATATCCATCAAAAGAGAAATTGAAAGTAAAGCGGTAACCATCCTAAATGAACAAATCGCTCATCGCACGGCAATTGAAAAGTCAATTGTAGCCGGCACGCAACTTCTCCAAGAGTATTTTGAGCCTAGCGTGCAAACATCGGTTTGCGAGGATTGTGGCGGCTCCGGACAGATCACGAAAGAAATAGACCCTCCACTGGTTCGAGCGGTACGCGATTCTATCCGCGGAAAACTGGAGCCAAAAAAGAAATCATGAAAAATATAACGGTTGGCGATATCGTCTGTTTAAGGAGCGGCGGCCCGTTAATGACGGTATCTTCTGTTTCTCCGGATTATGTAAAAACAGTTTGGTTCGGTGCCGATAATATTGAGCACAGTGGAGTATTTCCAATTGCAACACTCGAAAGGAAAAACAAATGAACACAGCACTTCTTTGGCAGATCGTAAATCGGCTGGAACGAGATCCGGAACGCTTTGATATTACCGCCAGCATTTACGTGGAACCCCGCGGGTTCTTTCAACGGTTATCCGGGGCGTCATGTAAAACCGTGTGCTGTATTGCCGGCGAATGTTATCTGGCGTTAAGCGCCGATGCTCAAGATGACATCGAACTTTACGACAATTTCCGTCATGACGAAGACCGGAGTATGCCGTTCTTAAATATCTTTCACTTCGCCAGACATCAATTCGGACTAACGAACGAACAAGCCCAACGGCTTTTCTTCTTAAAATACTGGCCGACAAAATTCAGGGAGATGTATTTGCGCACAGCGGACGGCCGCGAGCGAGTTTATGTGTTACGCCAAGCGGTCGAAGATTTCATTCTGACAAATGGCTGGGAACCGATTGATGACAGGGAAATCACCGTCAAGATCGAGCGCGGCCAAGTTGTCACAAATATCCAATAGAAACAGAATAGCGTATGAGCCATCAATTCGAAGCAAACGGAAACAGGCCGGCTGATCATCCTTACAACCGATGTAAAAAGTGTGGACTGCATCCAACCCAAACCGAAGACTATCCCGAATGTTTAGCAGACCAAACAACAAAAATTCCAAAAGATAAATGCGGGACTCCTATCACTACCGGAGCATTTATTTCCTATGGGCACGCGCTAGGACGCTGCGCGGGATTGCGTATCGGCAAGGTACTAAATATCAAATGGGAACGTAAAGGCTACTCCGGCGATTCCAACTGGAAGATTACCGTGTGGGGCGTCGATGATGATTGGAGCGCTCAAAAAGTAAAATTGTGCCAAACACGAGGCACGTTGCAATTTCCGGAACGCATTATTGTATTGCCGCCTTCAATGGTTCCCGAGAAATTCAAAAAGCTGCTTGAACCGGTAACACTAGAAACAAAAAAAAACAACCGAGTCGCTGGTGATGACGTTTCCTGAAGAACGCGCGGCAATTACGGAAATCCTCGAGCGGACCGGTAATTCGGTGTGTCTTGTCGATTTAGGCGCGCACCTGGGCGAAGATACGGCCTGGATGCTTGAAGTATTAAAGGACCATAAAGACGTACAAGCCGTAATGATTGAAGCGGACAGGCTTAATTTTAATTTACTTGTGCAAGAGTATTTTCCGAATGTCTCCGACGAAGAACGACAGCAAACGTGCTTGATATCCAGGTCTATAATTGCGGGACATTTCGCAATCGCAGATCGTAATGGAAGTTGCGATTTTTATTCTTGCACAGCCAGCGGTGGAGGGTTCGGTTCGGTTTATCGGCCAATTCCGGATAAAATTGCCGTATCTGTAGACGATTTTAGATTGGTTCGCAACATCCCCTGCATAAAACTTGATACACTATTCGACTTATGTGTCCTTGAATCTATCGACCTATTGTGGGTCGATATCCACGGCGCAGAAAAGGATATGATCGCGCACGGACAAAAGGCACTATCTCGAACCAAATACATGATGATCGAAGCTGTGGCGGAATCGATGTACGAAGGCGCCGCAATGAAAAGCGAGTTGATTGAGATGTTGCCAGGGTGGACGGTGTTGAAAGAATTTCCATGGAACCTATTGCTGAAAAACAATTCATTCGCTTGTTTGTAAGCCAACAGATTTTTGCGAAGTTACAAGAGCAAGTAATCAAAAAAAAATACGATCCATCATTCCCGAAGCTCGATGGCATTCCGATAACAATTAATCCATGGTTCGGGCCGGATGATTGGTTTGGCGAAGATATTGACGGGAAACTTTGGAGGATTGAATATGCCCCGAGGTGTCAATAAGGAAGCAGCAAAACCTACTGTCTTCAAACTAAAACTGAAATTAATGCCACGTGGTCGTAAAGTTTCATTCCAAATTGCTAAAGACACGCTTTCACTTGTTGGATGCGATTTTAAATATCAGGATCGCCGACCGCTTCAATCTGAATTAGATGCAGCGTACAATTACGCGATACGCGAGCACTTAGCTGCATCGGATAATCCGGTAAAACGCGTCAAGATGCCGGATTGCGTGGAAAGAGTAAGCACATGGTTCCAGTAAAAAAAGTCATTTTCCTCGATATCGATGGCGTAATGGTGACGCGCTCCAGCGTCCGGCGACGCGATGTGATTAATGGTCAGTATCATTCCTCCGCCGATCCTCGGTGCGTAAAAAATCTGAACTGGTTAATCGATAAAACCAAGGCGAAAATTGTTATTTCCAGCGCGTGGCGATACATTGGGCTCCAAGAAATGCGGATCATTCTGCAATTTTGGGGAGTAGACGCGGACGTTATCGACGTCACACCGCGGAGCCATGAACTAACACAGAAGCGTTACAACTCCAAGGAATGGAAGGCGATTACAGATCCAAAACGCGGCGATGAAATTGCCTGGTGGATATCAAGAAACCAGCCAGAAGCGTTTGTGATCATAGACGACGACGCCGATATGTGTAGTCTCCTGCCATATCTTGTTCAAACAAAATTCAAGTTCGGTCTAACGAAAGAACGGGCCGAAGCGGCTGTAAAAATACTGACAGGCGATGCGGCAAGATGTGTAAACTGCGGCGGTATTGATCACTGCCAGCCGGGATGTCAAGCGGGAGATCCTTATCCATGATTTCACGTCGTTCTTTTTTGCACAACATGATTGGCGGCGTCGCTGCGGCGGCCGCGGTTCGTCAATTTCCGTTTCGAGTTTATAGCTTTCCTTCGGAAATAAAACTAATCAAACCGGAATTTCCATCTTTGGCAAGTGGTGGTCTTATTGAAGCCAATGCGGAGTGGACCTGGTTGGGTCGCGTTATCAATACTTCCTTTATGATTGATAAAAAATACTTTCAAGGCGGGCCGGCAAATCTCTATCTCAAATTGGATTCGGATGGACGATTAAACATAAAGAAAATGTTTCGCTCGTAATGCCTGTAAATACACAAATGAGCTACGATATCCACTGTCCGGATTGCGGCGAATTTCGAGACGCCAAGAACGCGGCCAAAGGCTGTCCGCGCTGTGGGAATAAGCAGGCATTCTCGATGTATCATCGTTACGACATTGATAAGCGTTTCAATACCGAGAGGCAATGGGGCAAAGAAGGCTGGTCACCCAAATGAAACTTGATCCGTTCATCTTTCAGCGCGAAATGCAAAAAATCGTTAATCAGATGGCGAGCGCGCCGGACCGTGAACATTTTACGCGTTGGTATAAAGCAAAGCACAACGGTAAGTGGAGGTTGTTCGATATTTTTATCTACGAACTCGATATATCGACCGGCGAATGTCTGTTTAACAACGACGAACCGTTACTGGATCCCGTGGCGCCAATCGGCGAATATGGCTTTTATCGGCATGCAATCTACGCCATAGGTTCCGGAGTTAACGAGCGACACATGGAATTTTTCGCGGAATGTCTGAAAATTACTAAGCAAATTGAACTGAAAGAAATTAATCACATCATCGACACAAAAACCGTGCGCGATCAATTCGAATTTATGCGGGATGTTTTCCCGATGTTTATGGTCGGCCAGGAGTTGTTATGAAAGAATGGTGTCTGATACATCCAGTCATGACGTTTCTTTTGGTTCTCGCCGTAGTCTTTACGATTGACAACGCTCTCGCAAATTATTTCAAGGGAAAGAAATGAGAGCCTTAAGCTGGCTCTATATTGGGTGTGCCTTCGTAGTGGCGTTTATGGGCGATCCGAGAGCCATAATTCCATTCGCAATTGGTGTTTGTTGGGTGTGGTTAGATTGGAGAAATCAATGACAGCCAAAGAAATGAAACTCGCGGCTTATTTCTTACGCTTAGCGGCAGAATCGTATTCCAATCATACTTGCAACGATATTGATTCCGAAGCGATACTCGCGGCAAATTTTACCGAGTTAGAAGACCGTAAATTCGGCGTTAAAGTAGCAGAAAGCCTCGGTTATACGAAGTATGCCGATAGAGTCGAATGGGCAAACCGTGGACTTGCCGGCTTACAGGATTGCGAGGCGATGGAATTTCTCGCGGAAATGTTGGAGCAACATGCCGAGGGGCTTTAAATCGTGTCCGGCCGAGACCAAAGAGAAGCGCGCTAATAAAGAATTTGTCGACCGAAGATCACAGGTTGTGCGCGACAGTATCGGCATACGGCACGTTCTACTTCATGGTAAGGATAAATCGGCACAACGTAAAAAAATTTTTGAGCACTACCATCATCGCTGTTGCGTGTGTCGAGCGTATTGCCCGGAGAAAGATGGTGAATGGCATCACGCGCATCGATGCGATTGTATCGAATGTAGCGAAATTAGGTGCAGTCAGTGGAAATCCAATTGTCATCATCACAGAACAATAGGATTCCAGAGGTTAGCCAATGAGGAAGTGCAATAAGCATGGCACGATAAGAACCGGTGATGGGCGTTGCTTTTGGTGTGCAGTTGAATCGGGAGAGATAGAACCTCCCCCTGAATTAAACGCTCCCACAAAAACAGCACAAAGCGAACAATGGAAGATCGAATGCCTGAAATACTTCGGCCGCGTGCTAACCGGCGAGCTCGCACACTGGTGTGATAGTTGGGACGGTATGCCGATCGATGAAACCGTCGATGAGATTCAATCCTGCAATTGTTCCGATATCGACAAGTCCAATATACCTCCGCCCGCACCAAAGAAATTAGATTTAGTGGACGCCGAAGGGAATAGTTTAAGCGAACAGATTACAGTCACACACGATGGCGAAGCATTTGATGAATCTGGATCACTGATAAAAATGTCCAGCACAAAACTGGGAACCTATATTCGAACAAAACTTAACGGATCCAATGAACTGATTGAACTCCAAGGCGGCCAGGCTGTTGTTGTTTCAAAATGGTGAAAAGATGATCTATGCCGTTCCGATAGCCTTTTTCGTTGCGGGAATAATTTTTCTTGGCTGGAATGCCTGGATGCAAAGCAAGAAAAGATGATTTGATTAAAATGAGGTTCCGTACTACACTTTCGGCTTCCAAATGTCCAACGGAAAGGGTGTTGGAACTGTTCCGCGCGCTCGCTTGGATTGCTGCCCAGGTATTTACTGCGTCCAGCAGAAGGGATGTTGGAACCGAACAGCGCAAAAAGGCACAATTGATTTGTGGTGCCGTTAATAATTTCGAAGAAATGCGCGAAGCTCTCAAGAAAGCCAAAGCAATAACCTTCGGGGAATTACAGGAAGGTGATGAGGGCTACAATGAAGCAGTGCACCTGATTTGTTGCGCTCTAAATAATGCATCAAAAGTCGAGCTATAAGAAATGCCTGGCTATCGTAGGGTGTACGATCTTTGCCGTTTAACGGAGCGCGAGAAAACCGCGCTTACATTGCGCAGGTCTGGAAATACAGTTAGGCAGATTGCCGAAATCATGAATTTAACGGAAGCAAAGGTTTATGCGGCGCTTCATCGTGCCGTAGAAAAGGAGAGAGCAAGATGAAAGTAAGAGCTCTACAATCGTCAGATGAAATAGCCGCAGAAATAAACTATATGTCTGATCCAAACAATCTGCCATTTGGCGTTCCGAACGCGCAATCGTCCATTTGGTTGTATACCGCACTCTGTTCGCTTCAATCTGCATATCAAACGGCAAAGTTGCGCGAGGCGCTGGCCGGCGAGACCAAGGAACCTGAGCGTAAAGGAAAGTCTTGAACCTTACTGATTTAGCGCCACTTGACGTGCAGAACCAAGTCCAACAAAGGAAATGTTGGAACAAAGGTAAGTTAAAATGCGTATCCAGTTGGGAATGGATTTTGCCGAAGCGGTTTGTGCCATGGCGGAAGGAAACGTAGGCGCCGTATCGGCGATGATAGAATTGGTGAAGGCGCGGCCGATTGTGGATCCCATGAGCGGTTGCCAGGGCATTCTCGCACTGTGTGAGCTTGATGACCTTGGATTTTATGGTCCAGCTATCTGGATTTTTTTTAAGGATATCTGCGACCAGGATACCAAAAAGATGATTACGCTTCTGCGAGCAGATCAATTAGGTTTTTTACCGAAAGATTCTTTGAGGGTCGAAGTTTTGAATAGGGCAAATGGCATTATACGTCGCAATGTTGAGCAGCCATTTAATTTTAATCAATTATTAGAGGCGGTCCAGGCTGAAATTCCGAGATTTGCAACGGATATTCAATGATCGATACCCGCATACTATGTATTGTATTGGGAGAGAAATTACGGCCACACAAGGCTGTGCGCGGACATTATGACGGCAAACCGCGGCGAAGTTGTATCTATTGCGGACAGTGGCTGGATAAAGTCGAAGGTGTCTCCGCTTGGTGGGGATGGTTAGAAATTCCGTTAGCCTCCTGAACTAAGAACTTCCATCGGTGCGTGGTTGTGTATATAGCTCTATGTTATGCGCAACCGACTCTTGTTTTTTCTCTTAGCAATACTCTTCTTAGTGCCGAAGCCGAGCCGTGCAGCGACGCCGGCCACTGTAGTCTCGAGCACTTGCTTCCAAGATGCTCAGGGCAACTGTCTTGCAAATGGTACATTAACACTGGCCTTAACGCGTCCCGCGCAAATTACGAGTGGCGGACAGGTTGCGCCGATCGTCGTCCAGATTCAGCTTGATTCTAGTGGTTTGATTCCGGTCGGAACGCAAATTTGGGCAAACTCAAGCCTAAATCCTTCCGGAACTGGATATGCGGTAACCCTTTCCAGTTCCAGCGGTTTAATCGTGTCTCGTCCTGGGTATTGGGTAATTCAAGGCACCTCACCGATCGATTTAGCGCAGGAACAGCCAGTCAATCCGTTTGTAAGTTTTCCGAATGTTCCAACGATCGTTGGTTCTATTACGCCCGGAGATTGCGCAGCGTTTCAAACTGCGACCACGATCTACGATCCGGGGACTGGCGCTTGTGGCAGCGGCGGCGGAGGCGGATCAACAACTTTTGACAAAGTTGGCAGCGGAACAAATAGCACGGCAACGATGATTTGTGCTACCGGCTGCGCTATTGGTTCTGCTGGTGGAATTATTAACGCCACAAAAATTAACAATGTGACTGTTACCGGCACTCCAACTCTAGGACAAATTCCAATTGCCTCCGACAGCACGAATGCTGCTTGGGGTGATCCGATCGTAAGTGGTCATGACGCAAACGGTTCGGCACCAACTGCAAATCCCGTTCTGACCGCCGGTTGGGATGGCACCTTGGTTCGCACCATAAAAACAGATACGAGTGGTGACGTGGAGGTAGTATTCCCATCAACTCCAACTGTTACCATTGGAAATTCGTCGATTGCGGTGACAGGCACGTTTTGGCAAGCAACACAGCCGGTTTCAGTCGCAGCCACGGTTAATACGAATTTAGCTCAGGTTGGTGGAGCTGGTATTGCCCTGGGACAAACAACAATGACTGGATCCATTCCAGTTGTTATTGCTTCCAACCAGTCAAATCTTCCCGTAAGCGTTCAGAACGCCTCGATTGCGGTTACCGGAACTTTCTGGCAGGCAACGCAACCAGTTTCGATTGCAGCGACGTTGAACACTACAGATGCGGCAAATGGCAGCGTGACCGGTGGTGCCGCGGGCTCAAAGTCTGAGTTAATCGGGGGTCAGTTTAATTCTGCCTTGCCGTCACTTACGAACGGTCAACAAGCGGCCGTTCAAGTCGATTCATCCGGTCGCTTACTAATAAATTGCTCTGCTGGTTGCGGAGGAGGTTCTGGTGGAACCTCGATGGCAGATGAGGGAGCGTTTACGCCCGGAACCACTTCAATAACTCCAATTGGCGGTATCTATTCGACCGGATCAATCAATCTTGTCAGTGGTCAGGCTGGTATTCTTCGCCTAACCATCGATCGTCGCGTTATGACTGATTTGGATGAGGTTGGTGGATCTCCCATCGTTCTCGGTCAGACAACGATGGCGTCATCCATCCCTGTCACCATTGCTTCAAACCAATCGAATCTCAATGTGGTGGTTGCATCAGCTCTACCGGCGGGCAGCAATACGATTGGCGCAGTAACGCAAGCATCTGGACCATGGACTCAGAATATAACTCAGGTTGCTGGAAGCGCGCTTGGTGCTCCTTCAAATTATGGGACATCCCCGGGTGCGGTCTCTGTAATTGGCGTAAACGCCTTCATAACGAACACGCCGGCAGTTTCACAGTCTGGATCGTGGACCGTAACAGCAAACGCTGGGACCGGCACATTTGGTGTTAAAGATGTAGCGGATATGACAGGAACTACGCCTGCCACTGCTCCAGCAAATACTCAGATTGTTGGAGAGATTTACAATACCGCGGCGCCAACACCAACAAACGGTCAGACATTGCCGTTGCAGTCAGATTCGGCCGGTAGGTTGATCGTGTCTTGCGGAAGTGGCTGTGGCGGATCAGGCGGAACAAGTATTGCCGATCTGGGATCGTTCACTCAGGGCACAACTTCCATAACACCAATTGGTGGAATTTACACAACCTCGGTGACAAACCTAACGAGTGGGCAGGCGGGTGCGCTGCGTCTAACCAATGACCGTAATTTAATGGCCGATCTCAATGAGGTTGGCGGAAGCGCATTTACGCTTGGACAAAACACATCTGCAAATTCACTGTCCGTTGTAATTGCCTCCGATTATTCAGTAACGGATACGGTTGGATCTACCGTGGCCTTGAACGGCTTAAACGTTTCCGCAACTGTTGCGCTCAATAATAACCAAGGCACAGGATTCTTCCTGGCAAGCGGTACTCTCGCGGCAACGCTGACGCCAGAAGTTTCTTACGATGGCGGTACAACGTGGAGTGCCACGCAATTTCTAAATTCGGCGACGGGTGCCGTAACATCAACGCTCGTTGTAACAAATCCAAACTCCGCAACAGTTCTATCGATTCTGATACCCGGTGGAGTAAGTAATGCGCGTGTGCGCGTGTCTTCATTCACTTCCGGAACAGCGAATGGCACATTACGAGCAACATTAAATCAATCACAAGAAGCTGAAATTGTGGGATCACTTCCAACAGGCTCCAATACAATTGGCGCTGTCACACAAGCGTCTGGTCCGTGGAGCCAAAATATTACACAGGTTGGCGGTTCGGCATTGGCACTCGGTCAAACGACAATGTCCGCATCGATCCCCGTTGTATTGGCTTCGAATCAATCTAATGTGAACGTCGCTGTAGCGGCCGCGCTGCCGGCTGGTGGAAATACGATTGGCGCGGTAAACCAGGGAACAACTCCATGGGTTGTTAAAGATAATGCCGACATGACCGGTACAACACCTGGAACAGCACCAAGCAATACTTTAATTGTCGGTCAAATTTATAATAGCGCTGCACCCACACCAACCACGGGACAGACGCTGCCATTACAAGCGGATTCGGCTGGACGGTTAATTGTCGATTGCGGTTCGGGATGTGGTGGTTCCGGTGGAACTTCAATGGCAGATGAAGCCGGCTTTACACAGGGTACGACTTCATTCACGCCAATCGGAGGGTACTACAACACAAGCATTACAAATTTGACGGCTGGCCAAGGCGGAGCTCTGCGCCTGACCAATGATCGTAATGTAATGGTTGATATAAATGAAATCGGCGGAACCCTTGTTTCCGTATTTGCGGACGAAGGTTCATTTACTGCCGGAACCACGGCCGTGAATGTAATCGGAGGAACATACAATACGGGATCAATCAGTTTAACAAGCGGACAAGCCGGTGCGCTGCGTCTTACGGCTGATCGTCGTGTGATGACCGACCTTGAGGATGTTGCAGGCGCTCAACTAGGCGCACCATCAAACTACGGTACGTCTCCGGGTGCGGTCGCGGTTCTTGGAGTGAATGCATTTGTAACAAATACTGTTGCGGTTAGCGGGACTGTAACAGCAAATGCCGGCACCGGCACATTTGGAACAAAAGACGCCGCCGACATGACAGGTACGACGCCAGGTACTGCTCCAAGCAATACGCTCATCGTTGGAGAAATTTATAATTCGGCAGCACCAACACCAACGACAGGACAAACGCTTCCACTTCAGGCGGATAGTGCTGGACGGTTAATTGTATCTTGCGGCTCTGGTTGCGGTGGTAGTGGTGGCACAAGCATAGCCGACGAAGCTACCTTCACTCAGGGAACCACAAGTCTAACGCCGATCGGTGGAATTTACGTGACGTCCGTAACCAATTTGACCGCGGGGCAAGCTGGCGCGGTTCGACTGAATAATGATCGCACTATAATGTCCGATCTTCATGAAGTAGCGGAGACCGTCCTCGGTGCACCAAGTAATTACGGCACTTCACCTGGCGCTGTGGCTGTGATTGGTGTAAATGCTTTCATTACCAACACACCATCGGTTGCACAGTCTGGAACTTGGAATGTGACGGTTAATACTGCGCTTCCAGCCGGAACAAATACTATCGGCAAAATCGATGTATTGGGTAATTCCGGAAATACGATGGATGCTGCCGGACAAAACCAAACATCTCCAGCAGCAGAGCTGATCATCGGCGGTCAGTTCAACACTTCTCCGACGACGATTACCAGTGGAAATGTCTCACCGTTGCAACTTGATGCCAACGGAAATCTTAAAGTAAATCTTAATGCGAATACATTTGGAACGATTACTGTCACCGGCACGGTGACAGCGAATGCTGGCACAGGAAACTTTAGCGAAAACCTGACGCAGGTGAATAGTGTTGCATTGGGCTCACCCTCGAATTACGGAACTTCGCCCGGCGCCGTTTCCGTTCTTGGCGTAAATGCGTTCGTAACGAACACCATTGCCGGAAATATTACACAGATTGGCGGTTCCTCACTGGCTCTCGGCCAGACCACAATGTCTGCGTCAATTCCGGTTGTGATCGCATCGAACCAGAGCTCGTTGCCGGTATCTGCGCAACCATCAACTTCTTCAACTAACGCGGCCACAACATTCGAGGCTGACGCGGTTACCACATCCACAACCGTAAAATCGAGTGCTGGAAATGTTTACGGTTATTATGTATATAATCCAAATTCTTCTGCCTGTTTCCTTGAAGTATTCAATACAACGACACCAACTCTTGGTACGACCACACCAATTCTTAGTCTTGGTATTCCGGCTACGAGCGCTGCAAATATTCCAGCTAGCAGCATCGCTGTGGCTAATTTCAGTACTGCAATTGCCGTCGCATCAACAACAGCTTCCAAGGGAGCCTCAACATGCGGGACTGGAATGACCGTAAATGTTTGGTATCAATAAAATAAAATGAAAAGAATATTGTTGCTCTGTGGGATTATTCTATTATCACTTCCCCTTTCTGCTCAAACGCTCAGAAATCATGGAAGTGGTACAACTTCGAATATAACTATGGGGTTTACGCCAACCGTTGGCGACACCGTGGTTGTGGTGACAGAGACGAGCGTAGTCCCTGCCAGCGTACAGTTCTCCACTGGTGGAACGCAGGCATTTCCGATACAAGGCTCTTGTCCTAATAGTGGAGCATTTTTCCTGTGTTATTACCTTATAAAGAGTGTCGCTACTCCTGGGAGCCACATTACTTGTACGACCTGTGGAACGATGAACGCAGTCTATGAGTGGGATTGGACAGGCGTAGATACGACAAATACAGTTGATCGCCGTATTCTTTGTCTTAATAACCTTACAACGACCAACTGTGAAGTTGATTTTCATCCGGCATTTTCTTCGGAAGCACTCATGGCTGCTTACGTCTGTTCCGCTTCCAGCTCAACGTTAGGCGGAAATGTTACTTGGGTTAATGTTATGACACCGAACAGTAACCCAGGAGGAGACTTTATTTCTAGCGGCAATGGTCTTGTTAGTGTAACTCCGGGAACGGCCGGAGCTTGTGGTAACAACCTTGGAATGATTCTTGGTTTAAAAGCATCTGGAGCGACGGAAACATGTGAATCGGATATTTCGTGGAATCAAGACGAGGCCGAAATTGGTTCGAGTGGCAGTCCTTCCACATCGGCTTTTGTTAATCAAGTGGGTGATCTGATTATTACGACGCCGTGGTGCATAACAAATGGTTCAACGACCTGTACCGTTACGAGCCCGCTTGCCGGCAGCGATACGATGACGGATATAACCGTAGATGGCACCAATAGTTCTTCTACGGGGCAAGGACATATTTATTATGTACTTTCTGCTAGTGCGGCAGGAACACAAACAATTACCTTTACTCCGTCAGGAACATTTCTGCATGCCCAAATAGCCTATTGGGACTATACCCCAAGCCCCGGTTGTACTTTTTCTCATCATACAGATTTTTCGCTTGGTTCTGGAACTGGCACCGCGGTTAATTTACCGTCATTTACGCCAACGACCGGTGACCTACTATTTGCGTTCGCTTTCGTTAGTAACCATACATCATCTGTAAACTCCGGCTCATTTCCATGGGCGTGTCGAGCCTTTTTAATTGGTGCGACAGCGACACAAGACTGTACTCTTCAAAATACGATCAATGCCTCGGAATATATGCTTGCTAATCCCGGCGGAACCATGAATGTAGACTTCACGCAGCTTGCGGCAGATCCGTGGCAAGTTTTAGCGACTTCATTTACGCTGTCTGGCTCATCTCCAGGTAATACCGTAAAACAACTTTCTACTCTTGGAGTTGGCGAATGAAAGCCAAATTGGCTTTTGCTTTCGCATTTCTATTGTTTCTTTCACAAGGCGTTTTTGCTGCTTGCACAGCAACGGAACAAAGCGCTGATTATAGTCCTGTTGGCGGAAGCACGTCTACGTTGTCGACCGGTGTTTTGTCTGATGGACAAACGCATACCATGAACGTAAATTCCAATGGTGATCTGGTCGTCATTACAGCTTGGTGTTTTCAGAACTGCACTTTCCCAGCCACCATACCTATGGATACGCAGAATGCGGTAAAAACAAGCGTAGTAACTCCCGGAACAACTATAGGTATAGACGGTTTACATACGGGTCAGGCCGCATTTTATTACGTCCTGAATGCTATTCATGGAAATCATACAATTACATTGACGGTGACGGGTGGAGCTACACAGACGCAAGTTTCTTATATAGACTTCAAACCAAGCGCCGGATGTTCTTTTAGTCACGATGTAGATTCTCCCGTAGGAGCTGCGTCCCACGGAGGAGGTGTGAGTAATGATCAGGCTAATACCCCGTCTATAAGCGGTGTGACTGGAGATATTTTAGTGAGTTGGACAGTGACAACTCAGCACGTAAATTCTCCTGTAAATGCACCATGGAGCTGCCCTCAGTACTTAGGACAAGGTGAAACTCAGACATGCAACATAGACGTTACACAAAACGGGCAGGCATATGTACTTTCTGCTAGTTCAGGGACTACTAGCAACAGTTGGACTTTGATAAACAGTTCTACTGGTTACGAGGCGATTATCACATCTTTCAAGATGACACAGCAAACGGCAAACGCTTGCCCAACGGGGGCAACGTATGGGGCAAATGGAAACCAGACGTTAGCGGCACTTGGAATTACGAGTTGTCGTTATGTTGCAAGTTACGGCCTTGATACGGCTACGGGACAATATGAGACGGATCCATGGCTACTTGCTCCGGGGATGGGAAACTGCGCTTCCAATTGCCTTACTGAGAGAAATACATTGAATGGCGGCGCAACCGGTGTCGGTATTATTTTGCGTGGTGGAGATACTTGGCATTTCGGCAATAGCAGTGCCAGTCCATATACTGGCCTAATTGCATCCGGTAATGGCTCTGGCTGTGATGCGGGAAATTCCTGCGGTTGGACGATTGGTGGTTCAAGTAATGCGTGGGGATCGAATGTAAGCAACCCACTTTATTTTGGCGTAGACAAAACGTGGTGGAATTCATCAGTCTGCGGCGTCTCGTGGTGCCGCCCGATTATGAATGGCGATAATCCAACGAGCACTACGGGAGTCGCAAGCTGTCCGCATGATCTTAGCACTTTCAGTTTCATAAAAACATGGACCGGAACTGTAAATGTCATTATCGATAATTTTGAGTTTACCGGGACATGCTGGAGTGGCACGAATAGAACAGTGCCATATGTGGATTTTGGAAATACCTTCACACCAGCGACCAATAATCGCACTATCGAGAATTCCTATTTTCACGGCTGGTCACATGTGACGTTTGGTGTGTCTTCGACCGGACAAGCGGTTTCGGCTATCAACGAACCATCAGCAAACAACGGTGGTATCGGCGATGTCATTACGCATAACATTTTCGATGGCAGCGACACAGACGAAAAGAGCTATTCTGGAATCACCTTTGGTGGCTATGACATTGATTCAAACGTCTTCCGTTATATGACACAGGGCTGCATCACAAATAACACGCATACGATGCACGATAACGTTTTTGATCACTTGTACGGATATAGCGACGGTTTAGCGCATGGCAATGGATGCGAATTCAATACTGAAAACAATACAGACAATGTTGTTTATAACAACATCTGGAGCAACTTTGCCTATGATGGTGTTGGCTGTGGAAATGAACAATTTCAAACGGCACCCCAAAGCGGAAGAACAACATACTTTTTCAACAACGTGATTTACGGTTGGGGCTGTGGTTCAAATGGAAACTATCTTGATATCTGCGGATCACCGAGTCCGTCATGCTCAAATACCACATTCACCATCAACGCATTCAACAACACGATGGTGATGACGAATGGTGGACTTTCAACTCTTGTTGCTACTGCGCCATCAACAATTCACATAAATTTCATTAATAATCACTGTATCTCGCCGGCTACACCAAGCAGCTGTATATTGACGACGCAAGGCGCAACAATAGTCCAGACGACAAACCTTCTTCAGACTACGGCAAATGCGACATCACAAGGATACAATGCAACGCAAACCTATGCGTATTCGCCAACTCTAGGAACGAATTCATCGGTTGGATTTGGAACCAACGAAACAACATCCCTTTGTAGTCCGTTAGTGGGCTCAGGAGATTCACTTCTACAAGCGGCAGGCGCCGCATGTGAGCTTGAAACCGGTTACTCCTGCACTTTAAATTTGACAAACCACACGGTGAGTTGTCCTGCGATAGCAATTCCTGTAGCAAGACCTTCAAGCGGTGTATGGGACGCTGGAGCATATGAATTCAGCGCTGGTGCGCCACAAGTTGCTACTCCGTCAATTTCACCGGTCGCGGGAACATACACGAGTCCGCAGACGGTGACAATAACTGATAGTACCGGTGGAGCAACGATCTGCTACACCACCGATGGCACCACGCCAACGGCTAACGGTGCCGGAACATGCACGCACGGCTCAACGTATTCTGGTTTATTCTTACAATCATTACCGGCAACGGTAGAAGCGATAGGTAGTGAGTCTGGATTCACGGATAGTTCTGTCGCTACTGCATCTTATTCGCCTTCAAGTGTAGCAACATACTATATTTCAAAGTCAACTGGATCAGATTCTAACGCGGGCACGAGCAAGACTTTTCCTTGGCAACATTTACCAGGAATGAAGAGTTGGTCTGGAACCCACGCTCCAGTAGCCGGTGATGTATTTATTTTGATGGGTTGTGATACCTGGGTGAATTCAGATTTTCCTGTGAACTGGGATTGGAGCGGGGTCGTCGGAAACCCAATTAAGATAACCACAGATAATACGTGGTACAACTCTACAACATGCCCTTCTGGATGGAATCGTCCGATATTCGATGCGCAAGGAGCGGTAATTACCGGGGGTGTGGTCAATGGCATGTTTATCGGCGCCGATGCTACGGCAACTTCTTACGTTACAGTAGATGACATAGAATGGATAGACCTCTTTTCAACTGGAGGGGCCGGAGCAAGTTATATTAAATTTTACAACGATACCCCAAACTGGACTATCACCAATAATTATATGCATGATCTTAAGGTTGTACTTGATTCGGCTGGGGATTGTGCATTACTTAACCCGTCTGCCAACATGGATGGTTCTTTATTTGAATTTAATGTCATTAGCGGATCGGATCGAAGTGGGCAAAGTCCAGCAGGTGGTGTCTGCGATGCCTTCTATTCTAATTTCAATGGCACAACTATCGCATTTAATGTGGTACACGATATCGTAAACTTTGCTCCTGTCTACACGAACGGGAATCCACTGACGATAGCGCACAATCTGATCTACAACATTCTCACAACGAATAATGGTGGTGTGAATCACTGCAATGCCATAGAAACTTTGGGCGGTGGTACGGTCTACATTGTTGACAACATCATTCATGATATGTTTTGTTCCGGCGGAGAAGCAATGATGATTGGCAACGCTAGCGAAATAGATTATGTCGCCAATAACGTGATATGGAACTTGGGCGATTCTGGTAACGCTCAAACCCCAAGTATCCCCCAGACAGATTCCGCAACAGGGATGGTAATGCACTTTTTCAACAATACAATCGTCAGCCCTGGCGGCCAGAATTGCATAAATTATTCGAGTAAAACCGGCGTATCATGGACGACCCTTGATATTCGTAATAATCATTGTATTAATGCTTCGATGAACGACAATTTTTCTTCGATGGTAACTGGAACCTATACGACTACGCCCAATACTACAATGACCACCGCTACGGCAACCGCACAAGGGTACAACGCCAGTCAAACTTTTGCGTATTCGCCAACTTCAGGAACAAATGGAACGGTTGGTGCAGGAAGTAATTTGACTTCAGTCTGGCCTTCTGGATTCACCACAGACGACACGGATTATTCTTGTTCGCAACAGACAATTAGCGGAGTAGTGCAAGCAGTATGTCCGGCCCGCACATCAAATACGCGGCCCGCAAGCGGAGCATGGGATAATGGCGCATATGAATTTTCTGGAGCACTTCCGGGCGGAGCAACCGGTAGCGGCGTAAAGTTTTTTACCGGAAAAAAACCATGAGATCAATAGCGCGTGTAATCTTATATTTTTTCGTGGTTGCGCCGATTATCTCCGCGCAGTTGATGGGGCCTGGACTTGGAATATCAAACGGAACCGGATCCCCTGGGTCTACCCCGGCATTTGTTGGAGAATTTAGCGACAACAGCACACTAACAAACCAAGTAGGAGCTCTGGCATCCGGAACGACGGCCGCAACCTGTCAGGTAAATACATATTGTATTCCTTATGCCGACAGTACATTAACCGGAAATCTTGGTGTTATATTTTATCAATATTCAGCAGCTTCACAAGTTAGCGTTACTGCGATTGATGTTGTAGCGAATACCGCCTCCGCTCCAACCGCGGTAAATACTTATACTTGTGGAGGAACGACACAACAGAAAAATATAACCCCTACGACATTTTATGTCGGCTTTTGTTATGCGCCGAATATGACGGCCGGCGCCCACGTTGTTGAATTTACATTTGCCAGTGCGGTGACACAGGTTTTTGCAAAAACACAACAATTCAGGAATATCGCCACTTCAACACCAATCGATGGAACCGTTGGTCTTGCATCGGGCGCGAGCTCGACAACCGTAAACGCAGCTTCGGTCACACCATCGGTTGCAAACGATTTAATCGATGTATTTATTGCGCGCATTGCCACACCTAATACTTCCTCTGTGACGGCCGGAAGTGGCTATACGCTCGGAACTATCGACCTCTTGGATGGCGGAAGTACGGAATTTGAGGTAGATAGCGGTACCGGATCTTTAACGCCAACTATGACGATGGGCACGGCCAGTACGTATGGTGAGATCGCGATAGCATTTAAATCCGCGAGCGCAGGAACGGCACCGACAGGCATGTATTTGGAGCGTGGTATGTCATGGAGTTATACAACTGCCACCGTTGGTAGTCGGTCTTTTCAGTTTCCTTCCAGCGGAAATCTTCTTGTGAATACTGATAGTTGTAATACGTTATCTCCGACCAGTATAAGCGGAGATATTACAAATAGTTGGACCGCTATTCCGGGAGGATTCTTTAACGGAACCGGAAACCTTACGGGGGGATTTTACGTTCCAAACGCATCTTCAGACAATAGTGGTGCTTTGACGGTGAATGCAGCATCGGTTAGCGGAGATTGTACATTCAAGTTTTATAGCTTTGCCGGTGCACCAACAACGGTATTTGTTTCGCGGTCGGATTTTGAAGACCTGGCTAGCGCGTGGCAGACAAGTTCTACGTTCGTATGGCCTGCAACCAATAAAAATAATACTGCGGCAGCACAGGTTTCACCGTTTATACCAAATCCGACAAGCGGCGTCGCGATAGCATTTGGCGGTCAGATTTTTAATACTACCGTCGGGATATCTGGTCCATCGAATTGTTTTTTTGATGCCGCCACACAAGGCGGAGAAAATATAAGCGGTCCATGGCCGGTAGATCAGAATAATCCTTTTGCGCATTGCTATTTTAATGGCTCTCCAAATGTTGTATGGGGCTGGCCGCAAACTTCTACCCTAAACGCTTCTGGAGATTCAGGAACAATCGTCGGATTTTTTGGTTCTACCGGAGCAGCCATCGTAAACGGTAGCACGATGAACCAGTCAACTTCCGGGACGGATTTGACTTTTACAGTAACCGCGCCTACATCCGGTAATCTATTGGCCGTGGTGGTGGGTGCATATAATGGAATTACGGTTAAAAATGTTTGTATCGGTGGAGACTCTACCTGTGGAACCGGAACACAGTTTACGGCCGTTCCCGGAGCGACATCGACTGGAAGCGGTCATCCAGCTACATCCGTTTGGTATGTGTTAAATGCACCGGCAGGGTCTCCGACAAGAATTGATGTTGTAACTTCCGCCGCCTGCTCAAATTGCGAAGCGACATACTACGAAGTTAAAAAGGGATCGGGAAGCTGGAGTACCGATGGCGGAAATCAAATAACAAATGGAACAGGAAGCGGTACAGGACTAATTACTGGTCCAGCGATAACAACGACCGGATCTATTGATTTTTGCACGGCAACTGCTGCCGTTAGCGGAACAATGGCGGATTCCGGTAGTCCGCCAAGTGGAAGCCAATACCAGATAGCCGGAACGCTTTATGAAAACACGAGTGATGGAGTAGAATCACTATTGACAACAACGATCGGTACACACACTCCTACGTGGCAGGAGTCGACTTTATCCGATTCATTTTCGTCATCTCAAGCGTGTTTTAAGTAACAATGAAGATTGAATTATCTCGGGATAAAACCAGCATTATTCTAACCGGAATAGTTTCTATTCGGATCCCAGTTGAAGAATTAATACACGTTTTGCGTGAGTGTGATCCATTGCCTCCAAGGTTAAAACAGGTCCGGGATTTAGTGCGGCAACATAGGTGTGATAAAGAAATTGCTTCTGAATTGGGAATTTCAGTGCGTACCGTAAAATTACATGTATCACGATTAAAAGAAATTTGTGGTGAAAACGACCGTTACCGACTATAATCACCATTCCAAAGGAGAGTTAATGAAAACTTCCGGCGTAATTGCCATAACTGCTGTCTCAGTAATTATTCTAGCTTTTGCCGTTGTTCCGGGATTCAATTATGTCAAGACCAAGGTTCAGTCGCCGGCCGCCGCAAAGGATAGCTGCGTCGCCGGCAAAGACGAAATATGTCCCAATGCGGACTTTCTTGGTCAGATTGACCGTATTCAGGCCCTAAACGATGATATTGTGAAGCTCGCCGGTAATAACGATTACAAGCGGATTAATTCCAAAATCGCGGATGATCAGGCGATGATCGAAGGAATACGCGACAACCTCTCAACGGCGATCCGGCAGCCAGGTAGTGGCGTTCCCTCGAATTATAAGTGGGATGGTCAGAAGAAGAAGTTTGTGCTCGATCCAAATCTGCCCGTTCCGAGTGCTCCGGCACCAACAGCCACCCCAACACAAAAGAAGTAGCGTTGGTTTGTTTTTCTTGGCATACCTCTAGGTATGCTGAATGCCCTTTCCAAACTTGGTGCACATAGCTGGCATCACGCCGAATTCTGGTTCTTTGTTGCCATCCTGCTATTTATTCTCTATGTGCCACCAGCAGCAGCGCAGAAATTATCGGCTGTTCAGGACTTCGTTGAGGCACACTTCGGGGATAGTATCGGCCTTTATATTCTTCACCTTGGCATTGGGTTGATTATTTTGGCGGGTGTGTTTCCAGAAATGACGCATGTCGACCAAATTGGTCAATCGCTCGTCTTGGCTGCAATGGGAGTACTTAAACTGACGCGGACAAACGGGAATGGAAACGGTCATGGACCTGAGTCGGTACCGGCGTCGAATCCTCCTCCTGCACCGGCGCAAACTCCATAAAATAGGGAGGACCCTCCGATCCTCCCTACTACGCGAATGTAACACGTCTTTTGGTAGCTCTCGGTAGGGTTTGCTCCTTCTTTTTTAGATTTAACAACTATGAAGCCAGTACTTCACGACATAAAGCTTCCGCGGTGCGAACAGCCACGGCATTCCCAATCTGCTTAACTTGGTCTTCTCTGGTTCCAGAAAACTTATAATTTTCATCAAACGACATGGCTCGAGCCAATTCGTGCGGTCGAAGCATTCGAAACCGGATATCGATCTTCATTGGACCTTGATCTGTCTGAACCAAACCAAATCGGTCTTTAGCTGTAACGGTATCCAGCGGCTCTGAAATTGGCTTTGCCTTGCCGGTTCCATAATATTTAACAAGGAATGGCTCAACCAACCCCCAAGCATCAACGCTGGTAACTGTAGGCATCGGTCGATCCAGGTGGTAACTGCGCTTATCCTTCTTGCCATGGTTGGTCGGAGTAATAAATGGCTCAACCAGGGCAGTATGATCCTCGGTTAAAACTGTCGGGAGCGGATCGTTGATGCTCTTTGGATTACGCCCCTTACCTCTAGGACCGCCCGCCGCGACGAGGAATGGCTCACAGAGTCCAATTCCCCTACTTGTAGTGGTGATCGTCTGTAATGGCTTGCCAATGCTCCTAGGAGCCGAATTACTGCGTTGCGGCAAGATAAAGGGCTCAACCAGTGCGATCGCGCCATCCGTAGCAATGGTCGGAAGCGGATCCTTTACGCTCCGCGGAGTGGCTCCGGATTGTTGTCCGAGGACAAACGGTTCGCATAAGCCAAGATGCGTGCCCTTGGCAGTTACGGTAGGCAGTGGCTCACTGAGACTTCGCGCAACAGCGTGATTTCGTAACGTCACAATGAAAGGTTCAGCCTGGGTGCCGCCGAATTTCTTCAAGCCAGCTTCGATACGGGCAAGTGTCGCCGGCGCCAGAGGACGTTTACGGGTAAATATGCTCGGACTTTTAATGCTCCAATCGATAATTTCACGCGCTGGCTTCCAGCGCTCAACAGCGCCAAACATTTCTGCTGCGCCTGTACGAGAATGCGTCTTCTGTGGCCACATAATCTTCTTGCGACCGCGGCGTGCAATAACAAATAGTCTTTCGCGCGTTGTGGGATCGCCATAATCGGCCGCATTCAACACACGGTATTCAACACGATAATCAAGCGACTCCAGAGCTCGCAGGAAAGCAAGAAATGTCTCGCCTCGCTTAGACTTTATAGGACGTTCATTTACTCCGAGAGGTCCCCAGTCGCGAAACTCGCGCACGTTCTCTACGATAATATTGTCGATGTAGATGGCTTCGGCCCATCGGACGATGTGCCACGCTGACGCCCGTCGCTGGTCCGACATGGGCTTACCGCCGCGCGCATTGGAATGATGGGTGCATTCCGGGCTTGCTACCAAGATATTCAAGCGTCCGCCAGGAACAGCTTTACGCGGATCAACACTGTCAATTTCCGTACAGAGATGGGTTGCGTCGGGATGGTTTGCTGTATGCGTGCTAATTGCGACATCCCAATGGTTAATCGCAATCAGTTTTACGGTCTTACCAAGGCTAAGGCAGGCTTTTTTTAAACCACTCGAGGTTCCACCTCCGCCGCAAAACAAATCGGCGGCAATAATATCAGCGGCTCGCTTTCGCAATTTCGTATCTCCCAGTCATTTCTTCCCACCCAATTTATCGACTTTCACAAACTCGACCATATTCAAACGTTGAGAAATTTGTCCAAGCTGAAAATCATTCTTGTGTTTGTTCCAGAACCCACGGCAACAGATGTCGTTTGTTGCATGGTGACACGCGCGGAAGGTTTCAAAGAAACCCTCCATATAAGGATCGGCTATCTGTTTTTCCAACGCTTTAAGATCAAGCGGAGAGTCTGGTCGGTAGATGCACGTTACGCACATCCTGCTTTGAACTTTCATTTTGTTTTTCTCTCCGGTATCGTTCCCGCATATCTTGACGTTTTTTTTCTCGATGTGCGCGATCGGTTCTGTATTTCTTTCGCGCCAGTCTTCTAGCCGTGATTCTAACCGCTTCCTCGCGTGCTTTGTCTTGATCCCACCCAGCTTCAATTAAGCGGCGCATCGGTTGATAGTACGGTCGCTTCCCTTTTGGCCGTCCAGGCTTTCTCATTTTCCGTCCCATCCGGCAACCGCAGCGATTTCACCTCGGTCCTCCTGCATGTAATCTTGGAGCATCCCGCCCTCGAGACCAGCATTAATGCGTTTGGCTCTACGGTCGTACAGGACAACGTTCAGAGCCGCGGCTAGATTTAAGCAATGCGCCGACGGGATGTAGAGGAAACGGTGACACCAGCGACGATAAACCTGTGGGATCGTGCCGTCTTCTGGACCAAATATATAAACGGCTGAATCGTGTGGATGTTCATAGTCTACCAAAGAAGTTGCGCCAGGAACGAGCTCGACCGCAACAACATGAAGCTGATCTCTAGCCGGGATAAGATGGAATGGCTTGTCTGATCGCTTCCAGGTCACGTCTTTATATCCCTTCATGCGTTCTTCGCGTGGCAGCCGTTCATATTCAGATGGATCCACACGATCACCTGTCCAAAATAGATCGTTTATTCCGAAACAGGAACAAGCGCGAATAGCCGCCGCGACATTGTGGGGATATTTCGGATTAATAAGAATGATAGCGCTCATTTCACCCTCACAAATATTTCTCGAATAGCAATTGGAATGATCACAAACCAAGCAACCACGAAGAATGCAATCTTCTGCAGACCACATCTCTTTTTTAGTTCGTCTCTGATGTTACTAAGGCTTAAAAGGAACAAGCCAAGCGCTAGATATGTGAGGATGAGTGCGATTGTATTCACCAATAAATCTTTTACGGGCTCACTCATTTTACTTCTCCGAGTAATCTTTTGACCTTGGTTTCGTTAAGCGGTCCAAGGGCGTAGAATAATCGCAAGAGTTTGGCGCGTGTAGAAGGTTTTAGCTTCATCAGTTCACGTTCAGCGATCTTCCTGGCGGCCGCCGCGTGACAACGGCAATTACAATACCCAGCGCACGTTCCATCGCTGTTCTTTCCACAACCTTCTACATGCATCACGAACCACCAAAAATCTGGCGTATCAGACCGTCAAGCGGATTGTTGTGTTCACAGGTATAAGTTACAACGAGCCCTGGCACCCGAAGTCCAACATGCTTTCCGAATGTCTGATACTCGGTTTGCACTAAATACCAGAATAGATTTTGAATGCTATTCGAAGTGTCCGCCGCTCTGTGAATGGCAATTATTGTTGCCTGATCATTCGTGTATTTGGCGTCAACGCTGAGCCGACCGTGTTCGCGCGACCAAAACTGCCAAGCGCAATATAACTTGCGCAGATAAGGTGTGAGTTCACCTATCACCGTTTCGTTAGGTCTAATAGGCGTAGTTATCGCGAATAGAGTTGGATCCATCTGGTCTATATCAACCAACAACTGTTCCAGTGATTTAGGGCGTTCTACTGCTTGCTCCATCGATATCCTCCGTCGTGATATGGTGCGCCAAGAACTCTTGGCGCGATCCAAAAACCGTAATACGATTGGGCGGCAATCGTAGCACATCCTGTCGCCGTGGTGATTTGCAAATATTCGCTCGATAAATGGCAGAGCCGGCGCATTGTTGATTACTAACAGTATGGCAATCGATCAATGCTTCACCATGGGCATATTCCAGCCATTCCTCGGCTGTACTATTGCCAAGCCAACCCTTAAGCGACTTGCGAGCCCATGGGCAGTCGATACATGGTGACGTGTGTTGTTTCTTGCGTGGTTTGGCTTCCGAGCCGATGCGGAGCTGACCCTTCATGTCTTACCTCCAGACATACGATCCAATTCCTCCTGGGTTTCAACCGAGCACAGCTTATATATGTCCATCCATTCTTCGTGGCAGTCGTCGCATGAACAGTGCTGCCACGTCTCCAAGCTTTCCATGTCGATTTCTCCGCCACTGATATTGTTCGATTTGCAAAAAGGACAGCGACTTGGATTTTTCAGGTACGCTTTCTTTTGTTCTTCAGTGAGTATTGCCATTATTCCTCCAAAGCCAAATGGCGGTGAACCGTATCGCCGGGTCGAACAATCCGCATAAACGATTCGGTCTTCCTCGTGATACTAATGTCCAGTTTGTCTTCGTGTTCCTGTTTTAGCGCGAGATATGTATCTTTGCCGTCGAACCGATCCGCAATGCGATCGATTTCCAATTCAAACTCCGGGCGGCATTTTACAAAGAGTGCCAGTGCAATCAAGACAAGAATCCGATCGGTGTCGGCTAGATTCTCCATGTCGTTCTTTTCGATTACAACTTGGAGTGAATCCTCAGGCATCAATTTGCGGAGCGCGATCTGGAGTTCATTCCACAGCGGCTCCATTAAGCCAAAACTTATATCGGCAGCATGCCCACAACGAAGTTCTTGGATTAACCTGCGGCAATCTTCAAATGCGCTCATGTTCCTCCAATCTGTCGCGCATAATCGCGCGCAAATCCTCTGCTGGTAACTGTAACTTCTCTTTGTATGCCAAGTGGATCCACAGAGCACGATAGAGGCTAAACGTATTACCCCATTCCATCATAACGGCGTGGAGGGCGGTATGGGCCAAACCTTCCGGTTCTTCGCCACAGTCAAAGAAGGCACAGCCGAATGGCGCCACGGCATGAATATCGCAATTACCTTCTGACGTCAGGTGAATACAACTACCGTCTTCTTTGGTTGCCGGCACCAGCGTCGGAATACGTCTAAACTTTCCTTCACTGATTACGAGCGCGCCGGGAGACGCTAATAGATTTTGCTCTGCCCAAATATATTCATCGACGTTCCGGATCAATCCGCCACAGTCGCAGGCGCCGTCCCACGTCGTGGTACCTTTCATTGGACGGCGGCATTTGCCGCATTCTTTTGGAATCATCCGGCCCAGATCGGCAGGGATAAGAAATCCTGGCATGACCTCACAATTAAGCCTGCAATTGTGGCAAGCGCAAGAGGTGCGCCTATAACCAAACTCGGTACGTTCGTCCATGTCAGTAACCTTCCAGTTTCGTGCTCTCTATCGGTGAACCCTCTTCATCGAGCGTATAGAATTCGCGGTGATCGTATTCCTGCACGTCGCCGGCTTCACCTCCGGTCCATTCCAGTTCGCTTTCGTGTTCACGCGCATATTCAGCCGCTTCTTCCGCTGAATTGGCTTGAACAGTTGTTTCGTAATTCACCCATGCGTCTATCTGCTTTAAAACAGTGAATTCAGCCATTTGGATCCTCCGTCAAAATTCCTTCGCGCTTCCGCACCATCTCATAACTTGATAGATCATGGGTGATTCTCTGGTTGGATTACCGTCTGGCGCAAGAAGTCCAAGATGATAGTTACGCGCTTCTAGAATAAACATTTTCTCTGGACGTTTTGTGTCCACGTGGTCGTTGTGAATGATGGCGTATTCGGTATCGTTTTGTATGGGCCGAAGACTATGTTCCAGTCGCTTCCCGCTTAAGAATGGACAAATAGAAGAACTGAATTCGGCGCAGCATAGGTGCACCGGACCATCCGTGAACTGGCCGGAGGCCATGCTCTGCGGACCACCTACAAAATAAAACCGGAACATTTTCTTGCCACAGATCGCACATAGATTTTCACGCTCACATTGCAATGCTTTTTCCCTGTCAATTACTCGGAAATCAGGTCTACCGTTGAACCACATAACGGTATACGGGACCGGGAAACCGGCGAATGTTGTGAGATGGCTAAGAAAGGATGGAATCTCGATCATCGATGCGCCCTCGCGCATTAAATGTTCTTCAAGATTGAATTTTTGTTTGCGTGGCATAAGCCTCCCGAACAATCTGCTTTGCTTCCTCGGGAAGCATGCCGTAGGTTTTAGGCGTGCCGTAAGACAGCGAGCCAATGATGTGCCCAACCATGGCAATGGCCTCGCGTGTAGTCAAGGCACTCGTGTACCAAATTGCGATTTCGCGTTCTTGGTCGGTCATGACTCACCGTCCTTCACCACGACAACGCTCATCTTGAATTCGCCAATTCGCTTGTGTTTCAGGCGTTCATCGCTAAGAACGTCTTCTACGGCACGCGATGTGGCAACGCGCAGATTGTAACCTTCGCCAGACTTGCTGATTGTTACGTGACCTGGCATTCCATCGAAAGCATGAGCAAGAACCTGAACTTTCATCTTTGCGCCTTTCTTTGCTTTAATTTGCGCTCCAAGAGATCGATTCTGCGATACTGACCAATGCGTAGACACGGCCCTTGTGTGTCGTTACCTGTAAAACAGGCTGTCTCGCCACAGTTTATGTGGTGTGGAATACGTGCAAGTGCAAATCTCGCTTCGGCAATTCTTGCCTTAAGAATATCGATGTGGCGGTTATCGTTATAAATCTCTGCCGCACCGATACGGCAGGAATTGCATAGGGTTTTGGGTTGCCAGTCAGCATCAAATGCTGGCTCCAAGCGATCCTTGGAGCCACACATTTGACAGTAGTCCACCGGTTTCAGATCCTCCAGTGGAGTATCGCTATGCGACTGCGGCTTTTGTTTTTGCCTTCTTCCCATCAGCCTCGCCTTTCTTGACCTGCGTTTCCAATTTCGCAAGCTGCGCCTTATTCATTGATGCTTTTTTGGCGAGCTCTCCCATTGGAAGTTTGAGAACCTTGGCGGTGGCTTCCATATTGTCGGCTTTGACGGTTTGGGACGAATAGAACCATAGTTCCGAATCGGCAATCATGATTTGATACGTCCATTGGGGGATTTCTGCCGCACTGATTTTGGCAAGCATCTTTCTGACGGTAGCGCCGAAATCCTTTTCGACGTACTTCCCCTTGACGACGTCCCAACCCATGGCATTGCACAATCCTCGAGCCGTGTCATTGCTCAAGTTATCGATTGCCCAATCCAACACGGCGCGTTGCTGAACTTCGCCAATGTCGTATTTCGTTTTGGCGATTTCAGCAAAGACAAGACCGCGGCGCCGAATCTCTGTCTTGCGCTTTTTCTCGGCTTCTCGTTGCTTTTTCTGCGCTGTATCTGCCGATGGATCACGGTAGACCTGCCAATGGACCTTGCATTTCGTGTTGTCGCAGATACGGATGACCTGCCCAAGTTTTGCATTCTGTTTCTCATGGGCATGACCGACAACTTCGACAACAATGCCTTCGGTGGTGTCGTTGCATTTTTTGTCGGCAAGGACCCATTCAATTGCTCCCTTGGCTTTCACGCCGGCCCAGCCGCCAACGGTCAAATGAACCGCCTTGGGATGTGCGGCAAGCTGTTTTTCAAGAAGCACCTCGCACTTCTTGCCATAACAGACATTGTCGGTACAGGTGTCGTTATCCTTGATGTCCGGAAACAGCATTGAATTTGCACCAGTGCGCTTCGGACATCCGGTACACGCCCCGGCAGCCGGTAGTAATTCTGCATCCTTGATGTCGAATGGTGCGTCCTTTAGTCGTCGGTGAAATTGTTCTTGGATTTGGTATGCCAATTGATGTGGCGAGCCAAATGTATCTCCGCGATCTTCCTTGAGCCAGGTAAGAATTTCCTTTTGGTGTTCTGGTTGTTGCCGCGCGATCAGAATCGCATGGGATAGCGTGAACTTATTAGTCCGAAACATTTTTTGTGCTTCGGAAATAAGGTTCACAAGGACCAAGCGCATACGAATGTAGGATTCCGACTTCCCGACGCGCAGACTGATGTTCTTTGGGTCTCCTTGAATACGTTGATATCCAAGTGCTTCATCTAGGGGATGAAGGTCCGCGCGTTGAAGATTCTCGATGTTCTGAATTTCTGCAATTTCTGCCTCGTTCAGATCATCGCGGTTTAGACACGGTACAGTCTTGAGACCAGCTAAACCGGCCGCGCGCCAACGCCGCTCACCAGCGATAATGCGGAAAGTTCCAGAGCCATTCTGTGGAATGACCAGAATCGGCTGGAGGATTCCGTGCGTTTTGATTGTGTCCGCGAGTTCGCCCATCTGCTCTTTATCGAACTGCTTTCGCGGATTGTTTGGATCAACCGAAAGATTACCTATCGGAACTTCAATTAGATTCATTGTTCTCCCTTTCGAGAATTTGACCGATATTCATTAATGCGGTGCTTCCACAAACCGGACAGTGTCCGTTCTTGGCAGACGTGATCATATGGCAGTCCTGACAAAGGGTCGCAGATTGCAATGGAATAGCGTCCACATGAACGGACACCTGTTTCTTCGCCATGCTACCTCCGGGCTGGATTTGGTTTAGGCGGCTTTGATCTTGCGCATCATGCCAGACGCGACATGAAGTAAAAGCTTCCGGTCGCGCTCTCCAAGCTTTGGAATAATACGAAGGAATGGGGCAAGGCTCTTGGATTTGACCGTCGAACCGTTGGCCGTTGTTGCTGCTGTGATACTGCCAAGGTTCGCCGGTGCCTTGATGCTTGGATCGACAAAAATCTGATAGAGCGGGATTTCCATGGCGCGCGCCATCTTCTCCAAAGTCTCAACTGACGGCACGGTATGACCGTTCTCCACGCGGCTAATATAGCAGCGCAAGAGTCCGGTGCGTTTCTCGATGTCACCCTGCGACATCTTCTTTTCTTCACGTAACTGTTGCAGCCTTTCTCCGATAATCATTGTTTCTCCCTTGTTTTTGGATTTGTAATTCTGAAAACGTTTTAATCAACTTCCTTAACGGTGGTTCTGACGACGATTGGCGACTTCTTTTGCCGATCGGCGAATTGGATGGCACGTTCTTTATTAATATAGACCCGAGCAAACTTCTCGCCATCCTTGTAAAACACTGTTGTTTGCCAGTGCTGATGCTTCCGGCGTCTATCGGTGAACGTTCGTTTCATCGTGACCTCCTTTCAGAAGATTTAAATCAAGCGGGATTCGTTCTATCAGGTGGCCGCAGACGATTACATCTTTGCGTCCCATCATCTTGGGCCGCGAATCCAATTCAAACGGGTCGGAAACAATCTCAAAATATTCTCTTGCCATACAGCGGTTTGTTGGTTCAACGCGGCTAAGGGAAACGCGCCGCGCAAAGAATGTCTTGCCCTGGGCGGCTAGCCAGCGGTCTTTTATTTTGGGGTTACGCAAATCCTGACAGCGTAATGCCATTATGGGGTTGTCAGTAATGCGAAGGTGAATCACCGGCGAAGACTCGCCATCTGCGCCGACACTTCTAGGCGCTTAACCCTGGCAGCGTGTTCGATAATGGTGAACGTAGTGAAAAATCCGGCAGCGAGTGCCAGTAATACCAATAGAAATACCAGCGTATTTGAATCGCGATTATCATCGTCAAATACGCTCGTGACGTCCCGCAAAATCTCTGGCATCGCGCGTATCGCATCGATAGTGTTATAGACCTGCGCAAACGTGTTATAGGCCGCAATGCCGCCGCTTGCAAAGTCGCGGTTACGCCAAAAGGATTGCCAGCTTGAAATGGTTATGCCAATACCCGAGCCGATGATTGGGAGAATAATCACCAAGTACCCGAGCTCGATCATGGCGTTGACATAACGAGGTGCCAATAGAACATGGCCGTGATAATGAATGGTACCAGCCAGATATCCAAGTACGAATAGATAGCACCAAGTGAATCCGCAGCCGGACATAATTGCGGCGCACCAAGTAACGAAATGCGTGAATCCGCCCTGTGCTTTCGACTCAATCCACGTGCGCCCGACGCCCCAAGCATTGAGCCAGCTAATACCAAAGTTCAGAATCCAGATGAAAAAGAAACCGATTCCAAGTCCGCTCATTCTATTTCTCTCCTGAGACAGGTTCCATGCACCGTCCATTTGTTTCGCAAACCAACCTCAAAAGACTTGCAGCAACTTCTGCAACATCTTCGGGACAATTCGCATCATCAAACCTCAACCTATAAGCGGTCGGCCATAGGTATTCACATAATGAATTACTTGTATTCCATCCCATAAATAACCCGTAAGCTATTTCAGGATCCAAGCCGAGAACTCTTTTGGAATGTCTTTCGCAAAACCTGCGGATACTTGCCGGACCGGTTATATAGTCGTCGTCGATTTTCTTGAGAACGGCTATGGATCCGCCAATACAGCACAACGTTCCACACGGCGGAACCTTTCGCGCTATTCCGTCCATACTACTGTAATAACCAGGCGTGTCTGTTTTTCTCCAGGAAGACATTCCAAAGCCGCGTCCATGCTCTCGTTGGATGAATGGGATTAGCTTTTCCAGAACGAATTTCTTTTGCCTCGCATTCACAGTGATTATCCTTTCTTATCTTATGGAACGGTGAAGGTGGATTTGCAGCGATTACACCTATAGCCGTGGTCGCCGTTTACTAAATCAATGTCGCGTGATTCGCAATCTGGACAAATTGGGTCGCCATTGTCGTCGTAATCGCATTCCACGTCAAAATCTTCCACGTTATGCTCCTGTAAAAAGATTTTTGTTCTTCATTTGTTTGCAATACGTCGCATACTGTTTCGGATATTCGTGGTAGGTCTTGCCATCGAGCTCTGTTCCCATTTCAGTTCTGACAGCGGCAGATTGCTTAAAAAAGAAGGCCATATCGCGCGCGCGGCAAATCGTCAAAATCTTACGCGCCCAGTCATGTTCCATTGGTCGAAAGTTGTGGGAGTTATTGCCACTTTCGCCTCCCACAATAAGTTGATGAAATCCGTCAACATGTTCTTCCAGTTCAGGACAAATGTCTTCAAGTAACGGTTCGAGCGATGCAAACCTGACTGCGGCAGGAATGTTACGCAAAACATCCATACGTTTCAAGTGCTTCTTAAGTCCAACACTTGTTCCCAACCACACATTTGGATAGCCACTTCCCCAATCCGCCGGCAATCGCTTTTCGATTAACTGTGGCCGCTTGGTCAGAATCTGATAGATCAGGTTTGGCGTGTCATGAATAATCTGCCAAGCCTCCGGACGCCACGCATCGGCTTGCTGAATAAAAAAGTCGGAGAGAGAACAAGTAAAAACCAAATCGCAGCGGTTTGCGCTGGCTGCCTCTCTCTGCCAACGCTTTGGATCGTTCCATGTCTTTGTGCGCGTTATAGTATCGAATGATCCTTTTCCGCGTGTGCGCTCAATCAAAACTTTTGCGTAACACTTGTCACATTCCTCGCTTACAACGCGACAACCAATCCAGAAATTCAACGTGCGGTTAGCCCATGAAATACGGGTGCTATCTCCCACTTTGATGCTCCTGTACTTATATAGTTGTGAAAGTGTGATTATATACTTGGAGTCTAACTTCTACAACAGGAATTTATAACGGTTTTTATTGCGGAATTAGTGCCTATTCTGCAAGAGAAAAGATGCGGGTCGGTGGTGTCTTTTCTTCTGCCTTTAAGAGACGGTCTGCTATTTCCAGATGCGCAAGATAAATGCAATTACAATCGCGTCCTGTCGTATCAAGTATTCCCTGACGGAAATTCTCTACGTGTCGCGGTCCGCGACGGTCATGAATTTCGAATGCCAGCATCATGATTTCTTTGTTTACGAGTTCCGTTGGCTGTATTTCCTGTTCTCGTAGTTTCTTTTCGAGTTTACGGATACGGTTTTCGAGTTTATAGATATGGTTCTCTGCATAACGCAGCAGGTACGAAGCACACTGAATCGTGTGCCAATCTATCTCGTGGGGTGAAAACTTCTTTGCACAGAATGGGCATAGCATGTCATTGATCCAATGTTAGGATTCTGCTTGGCTGTTGTTCATTCTTAGGAGAAATGATTTCACCGTTTTCATTGGTCGGTTCCACGATCATTCCATAATAATCGACTCTAAGAAGTCTGATTACGTAGCCAGATGTAATTTTGGCTGTTGGGCATTGCTGCGTTAATTGGCACCGATCGCCGTACTCCATGAGATCAACCTTACCTGGCACATCCCAGTGTTCGGGAATACCCATGGCGCGCTTCATTGCTTTACTGATCGGCATCTTGCCGGCGCCGTAGGTTACTTTGCCGCGAGTTAAAAATACGGCCGTCTTGTACCGAATGAGCGGTAAGAGCTCACTCCATAATTCCCAAGGGTCGCCATAAGTATCGATGTCAATAGCGTTGTAACGGCTTATGTCAAGTGCCTTAATAATGCGCGGAGTTATCTTGACGCGGATCGTGCCAGGTTGCCGATCGTCTTTATCGACAGGCGTATAACTTAAAACATTTAATTGCTGGCGCAGTCCCTTCCAGATATGACCTTCACCGGCAAATAGATCCAAGACCCGCAGTGGTTCAAGCTGCGCTTCTTTGATCACCTTGTACCGGAGGTTCTGCTTGTCCATCAGGCTTCTGTTGTCTGTCTTTTTTGTGCCCATTATTTCGCTTCTTCTTTTTTTGCCGATTCCAAATCAAACAAACAGTCGATGCGGAGACACTATACATCTTCGCAACTTCCGCCTGAGAGGTGCCGGCCTTGAGTTTTACTACGATTTCTGCAACCTGTTCGTCGGTCAGCAGTTTTTGCCTGCCGCCCATACGTCCCCACTCGCGGATTTTTTTGCGCGAATACTTCTTTGCGCGAGCCTTCCCGCCAGCTTTACCGATTTTATAAAAGAATTCCTGTAGTTCCTTACTCTTTTCCATAAGACCTCACTTCGTGTCCATAACGCTGTGTCCGGTAAAGATACACTCCAGCTTCTCATTGATGTAATTGACCATATGCGATTCAAGCGGTAGAGATTGTCCGGTATGGGCGTTGCATTCCGAAAAGTCGATGCCCTTCTTGTGCGCTTCTTCACACGCCTTAATATATTCGTTCATTAAGCCACAAAACTCAATGAACGGATGGTTGCCGATTTGGACTGCGGCTGAATAAAAAGCGGCCGAAGCCATTTTCATTTTATTGATGGCAACTTTTCTTTCAGTGGCGTTCATGTAGACTTCCTTTCAAGGATGGCAACCATAAGACCGGTACTGTCGAATACATGCCAGTGTTTATCTTTTCTGGTGCATGTACCATAGAAGCAGCGACCTGTATCTATCGGTACGACCGCAATCATGTTCTGTAGATTTAATTCGCGGAAGTCGGCTTCGGTTGTCTCGGTTTCCTTAATCGCTTCTCCAACTTCCTGAAGTAAAGTTTCAGTATGTTTTGTCGGTTTAAAACGTCCATTCTGTACAGATACATGGAATGCTAACTCATCCATAAGTTTACGAGCGGCATTGGATAAACGATTCATGCAGCATCCTCTGAAATTTCGTTTAGTGCTCTATGGAAAATATCCGCTATTTCCTGGTTGGATAGATTCAAAATCTTCAAGCGGATAATTGCGGTAGTAAGTGCCTTCTCGGCTTTTTCCCGTATATTTTCAAGTTGTTTGGTCGTGAGCGACGGCATAGCCATATCTACCATCCGATGCTCTCCAGCGCTCCTAGAGAGTCTTATGGCGGCTATGTGAATCTTCCTTGCTTCATACTTTACGGTAATCATTGAATACCGGTTAAATATTGTGGAATAAACTTGGTCCTTGCCAAGCTCTAACAGTTCAGCTTGTGACCATCCGGCGATAAGTAAGCCGCGATTGTGTTTTTCATCCCACAGGCGCAGCATCTTTGAAGATGGTTCTTGTTTTGTTCGTTCGCACCATTTCCGAAATCGATCAAATGCTTTCTGTTCTGATTTATTGCTCATGTTTTAGTCCTCCGACTGTAACATTTCGATGTTCCAACACCCATTCTGTAACAACTGATGCCTGTGCTTGCCGGTATATCTTCATTAGTTTTGCGTTTGCGGCAGGTATTTGCGCTTTTCGGTTCCAACATCCCTTCTGCTGGACTTTGGTCCACTCTCGAAGAAGTTCCAACACCCTTTCCGTTGGACACAGTTCTGCATACGCGAATGATGGTGGTAAAGGTAGTCGTTCCAACACCCTTTCCGTTGGACACAGTTCTGCAACCGCTCTGGTAAGGCACGAATATACAGCACTTTACGCATGGGCCGCCATGCTCTTTTTTCGCAAACCTTCCGATTGCACATTATTTCCACGGGTTTGCGAAAAAATCCACCTTACAATATTATGGTCGCCGTCAGACAAATGTCCCTTGGCGCAGCCTACCTGCGAATCGGAACCGGTCAGATCAACGATTTGACCGCCGCATACGAAGCAACGGACTTCTTCGTTGTTTTCGATGATTTTACCGTCGCGCTTATGTGCTGCATTGGAAATCGCTATCTTCAGTTTTCCCAATGCGATCCAGTCGCGCCGCTCAGCCCCTTTGTTTGAGTCTTTCTCTTTTAGTTTTGGAAGATCAATCATCCGCAAAACTACATTAGAATCTGTCACAATCTCTTTGGCCACATTCCCATAGACCCAATCGCGCCGGCGATTCCACCAATTGCGTAGCATTCTTTCCTTAACTAGATATTGGATATACTGCCGATTCCAGGTCTGTAGACCAGTTTTAATATCGACGTGCTCGCCGTTGGATTCCAACTCAAAAAGTAACTGGCGTAGACCACGCGCCCCCAATTTATCAAAAGCACCACCCTGGATACCACGTTCGGCCAACCATCCTTGCATTGACTTTTTACACGACTGCACGATCTCTGAACGCAATGCGCGGAGATTTGAAATTGCTTCCGGTGAAACGATGGAGTTATTCCTTACAAAAGCGCGAGGAAAGAAATATTCTTTGATCCGATGACCATTATAAACAACAGCAAAACGGATGCGATCATCGATTAACCGCCAATTTAGATCGACAACCTTAGTCTTATTGTAGACTGGCGGCTCTTTCTGTTCAGTTGCGGGATTCCGTTCCGCCGTGAAGGATAGATAGTACTCCCATGGATCAACAAACGACTCCCGCCGACCACAAAAGTACACACGCTTATATATTGAATCAACAGGAACCTCGGAATGGAATATGACGTCCAATCCAATTTCGCTTGTTCCAAGCGAAAACCACGCCGTTCCCTGTCGACTACGACGGTTATCCCTGCTGTTTGTAAAATATGCTGATGCATCCGGTGGAACCATTCGGAAGCGTTTTGAGTTACCGATCAAGGCTCTATAAGTCGCCCCGCCGCCAGTGTATCGAACCAGAAGGATGGAGAAATGTGTTATACCGCGCTTCGGTTTTGGAAATCCACCGCCATGTTTTAGTCTCTTGAACACAGACTTAAAACGATTCACTATATCGGCATTTCTCTCGCGCTCCATACCGTTGCCGGTGGCAGCAACAGAATTTAAATATTCTTCCCACTGTTTCCAGTATTCGGTATCACCAAACTTAGGTTTCGGATGTTTTTTCTCCCACTTCTTAATTTCAACGCCGGCCGCTTTACGGTCTGCACGCAGTTGATTCCACGCCTCGCGTTCCGTAGTCCAGTTAGGATGCGCAGCTAACCAAGCATCGCTGCGTCTCTGCCTTTCATCACAGAGTTGGTTCCAAATCTGCTGTTCACGCATTGCTTCGTTAAAAATAGGGTCGGGCAATCGAAATGCGTTTGAATGTTCCTTTAAATACGCACGGAATTGTGGGGGATTGTCGATCTTCATGCGGCCCTACCTTTCTTTCTTTTTTTGACAGCCTCTGCTACCCGTTTCTGGATTTCTTCTTCGCGTTTCTGTCTCATGGTTTGGTGCGCTTTCTTGGCGCGAAGCGAGCCGGCGGTCATGGCGCCCCCACAGGCTTGACATTCAGTCCGAAAAGGCAGTTCGCAATTCGGATCTTCATGTTTCCAGGTCTTGTGACATCCGTCATTCGGACAGTTGTGTATGTGTGCTTCAACGGGCGACAGTTCCTTTGCTTTTGGGATGCCGGAACGATCGGTTCCCATAAGTAGTTCGACTTCCAACTTCATAAGGGCTGCACGGGCATTATACCCGCTCTGCTTCGCAATGTCATAAAAACTTAGAGGGTAACTTCCTCCCTCTTTGCGATAGATGCGGCGCAGGAAGTGTTCCATTTCGCCCTCGAGAGTCTCGTTTTTAAATTCCATGACCCGCGAGCGAGATACGAACCTATCTTCAAATTCCGTGATTTTATTGCAGGTAAAAACCCAAACGGTTAGTGGCGGCGATGCCGTCCTGTCAAGTTTCGAGAATAAAGCCGTGCGCGCCGCTGATGACATGGAATCCGCTTCATCGATCAAGACCAGGTGGTGCGTCCTGGCTGTACCAGCGTTTTTTCCGAAAAAGTTAAACGCACCACGATGACACATTCGTGTCACGGTATCGATAGCTTCGGCATCGCATTTTTGCGATGGAATGTGATGGAGTTCTGCATCGATTTCTTCGGCGAGAACCTGTGCCATTGTCGTCTTGCCGGTTCCAGACTCGCCAAAGAAAATAAATGATGACGGTGTGATCGGTTTTTTGACGAAGTTTCTAAAATATTGCTTTACGGCATGGAGACCGATAAAATCATCGATCTCCCGTGGAGCGTACTTCTCGATCAGCGGCGAATCAAGGTTTAACTTAGCCTGGCTCACTCTGAATCTCCTCTATACCAGAAATTTACAAATACCGGCGTGCCTTCTTCATCTTTTGTTACGTTGGGATGGTTTCTGTCGTCAACATCGTAATCGTAGACCTCGATCACGGTATCAACTGGAACGTTTGTGACGTTTTGAATTAGTCCGCCTTCCATAGTGATGCGGATGCGGACCGGAAACTTCTCAGCCGCGCGCCTTTCTTTGGCGCGGATTTTTTTGAGATGCTTGGTTTGTTCTACTTCCTTTCGTTCCTCTTTTTTGAGGACCGCGAGACAACGCTTGCAGGTGATTTCTCTTGTGCTGTATGTCGATCTTTTGCCCGATACTCCGCAACGAGCCGTGTGACTGCTGTTCCTGCCCACCATATGGATTGGCATTACCCCCTCCGTGTAATTCAAAATCAAAAGCGCTTTGTGTTGGAACTTTAACAATCGTTGCAGTATTCGGTATCTTCGGCTGCTCCGAAAAATATTCTTTGAGCGTTTCTGGTTTTTGTTCAGAGTAAAGGCGATTCAGTTTTAGCGTCCACAACCCAAGTTGATGTGCTGGCGTTTCCCAAGTCGACCAGACTTCGCCGCTAAGCGTGTTGCCGTGGATTACGACAGCCGGAATATGGAGCAAGGAAAATTGAATGTATGCCATATGCGCAAAGATAGAACGAACATCAGTTGCGGTAATGTGCATACATTTCTGGAAATTCACATCGTGATTTTTAAGTACGGCAGCCGCAGCAATTCCCATGACGCCAGTTCCGCAGGCTGGTTCTGCGAGTGTGATAAAACCACGATGGTGTATTGGGTTATCGCCTAAGGCTATTTCAGCCATCATCTCAGCCACGTTCCACGGCGTAAACGCTACATCTTTGTCCATCCGAGAGCGGCCGGCGATTTCATCTGTCATATAGATTTCGCCAAGCGTGTCGTGGAAATTAAAGCAATCGCCGCGACACTCTTTATCGCTATGAATGTGCGGGCTAGTACAAGATAGCGAGTTGACCACACACGCCAGCATTTCGGCGAGTAAAGAATGTTCCTCTTTCGAGTAACGGTTAATTATTTCCAGATATCGATCCTCTCTCTCTTGCCACGGTTTATCTTTGAACTGGAGAGAATTGGCAAGTGTAATAGCTGTAATTTCAGCCCAATCCAAGAGTGCGTTGGAATGCCTGTGAGACATTTCGTGAACGATCTTTACGAATCTTTTTTGGTGGGCATCGAACATTTTTTTTGTCTCCAGGGCACATTTTAAGTTTTCCGACAGCCATTGCCGCGCGGTCACGATCGCCATGTTGGTACATTGCCTTATGGCCGCTCGGCCTGACACACCAACTCCCGATTGGCGCATGGCAGGTTGGACATGGAACTTCCAGTGCGGGATCGCGCGGCCAGGTCTCGCCGCAACGCGAGCAAGTTACTGTCATTTGGAATTGATAAGAAGCTCGACCAGCTTACGATCTGGCATTAGCCGAATTATGGAAGCTATTTTCGCTTCCACTTGCTTGACAATTTTGAGACTGTCGATGAACTCCGGTGCTTGTTTTGCTCTATAGCTGCGCTGCTTTTTCGCCAAGCTCGCCTTGATGATTTTGGACTGTTTTTCTCGCTGTTCTTTCGTCCAGACAGACCTCTGCTGCTTCTTCATGAGGGGTTTCCTTTCATGTTTTTGGATTTATACCAGAGCAACTACAAAATTAAGTTTTTGCGCGGACGTATGGAAATTTCATCGTGTGGTGTTTCGCCGGTTGCGCTTGTTCCGCACGCGTCCGCGCAAAATTGTGGTTTAGCTGACCATCTTGATAAGCTGCTTGTCCGGTAGAGCGCGAAGAAGAGAAGCCGTTAAGTGCACCAGCTTACGCTTTGGCGTGGCGATCGATACGACCGTGGCCTTACGACCACGCTTACGCCCTTTCATTAATTCGGATTGACGTTTCTTTTGTTCTTCGGTCCATGTACGTGGCATACGTTAATTCTCCCTTAGTTTGTTTGCACGCCTAGCCCCAAAAAATCGCGTGCTTTTATTCTGGGCGCGATTATATCAATTCCCGAATAAAATTCCCAATTAAATTGAGCCTGTTGGTCATTTGCATAATTTTGTTGGATGATATAAATCTAGGTAACTCCTCCCGTCCTGTAATGTTCAAGCGTAATATGCTTGAGATCGGATGGTTTGCTGTCTGGTTCCCATGGGCGTTGTTTTGAACCAATATTGTCACCCGATTCGCTAACAAGACGTTCTGCAAATCCGAACGGCCAACGAAAACCGATAATGCAGAATAAATGGTATTCGTTGCTCGTATCGACAAGACGTGATTCGGCAGGATAGAGCTCGACCGCTTCAGCTTCCGCTCCACAAATTTCGTTCTTGATCCTCTGGAAATCGCGCCAATCATGCCGCGCATTTCGTTCATGATTGTGGATAGACATGTGGATTAATTTCAGAGTGGAGTTTTCCTCTGCCTCATAGCGCCGCACGGTGACCGTATAGCGACTATTGCCCCATACCTCGAGCGGTCCCAGCTTTTCCAGTAATTCTTTTGTGGCATCAAGCGCGGCGCCGGTTGCCCTAGTTGCTGCTCCATTAGAACGGACCAATGGCGTCCAATTCGGTTTCATTTCTGCTCACAATCGCCGCCACACATCAGTAATTGATGGTGGCAGCCTGGGCATTCTTCAATATCGCAGCCAGGGTGGTGAAACTGTCCGGGTTTTGCATTGCAATCTGGACAGCGCTTTTCTCCAAACGGCTTACTGTGTCCATAGCGCGTTTCGTCGCCATACTTCACCGGTGGCAGCGTCTTTATGACTTTTGGCGGTTTATCGCGCGAATCGGTCGCCTCATAAAACTCTACCGGCACCTCTACGCAACCATCGGTTTTCAGCATATCCCCCTTGCATGTTGAACACGTTGACATGGTTTCTCCTAATCGATGAATCGAACCACGATGCCTTGCTTGGCAAATAATTCGATGATTTTTGCTTCGCGTTCTGCTTCGGTGATCCGAACACCGAATTTATCGTTCCAATTATTACCCTTGCGAAAGATGGCGTCGTTAGCTTCCATGAGAAGGCGAGCGATTTTGGAATTGGCGTCAAAATGATTTGTTGTATTTTCGCGACTAAAATCCAGGAGCCACATAACCTCGTTCGGTATCATGGCTTCATGGAAATTTTGCTGAACATCGTATAGTGATGGCTGGTCTTCAAGGAGTTCGTCCGATATACCGTGGTTCTTGCAGTAAAAACCAAGACAGCAACGTTTGCCATCTTCCCGGTAGAGTCGGCTAATGGCTCCGCCTGTTCCGCGGAGCCAGGTCTGGCGATTAATAACAAGTTCTTCTTGTTTCTTCATGTCGTTACTTTCTGGAAATGATGTGATGCCGCAGCCGCGCGCTTTGCACGCGCAACCTTGACATCTTCGTGCATGTCGAACAGGTCTTTCTCGATCTGACTGGTATCCACCTTCTTCCACTTGCGCCTCGGACCATAGAGACGCAGGATTTCTTCTCGCTGGTCAAGTTCGTAAAGATCATAGACGGCGCGGTGGCCAAGATAAGCTGCTGCCCAAAAGTCGATAATAAAGCGATCTTCGATCAAGAGAAAATCGTGACCGCCGCAGCCTTTGGCGAGTTCTCCGGGACATTCCTCTTCCCAAAAGCCATAGATGACGCCGCCAAGAACCTTGTACGATTCCCAAGCGGCATCCGTACAAACAAAACCTTCGGGAAGTTTTAGGAGACGTTCCCATACTTCGGCAAGGTGTTTTCCGATTGGAGTATCAGATGGCGCTAACAACGTGAGTTCCTTTCTTGGCAAAACTAGCCGTAAAGGCAGTCAGTGGTCGATTGGGCTTACCATCATCCCGGACTGGACAAACCTTGCTCTGTTGACGATAGAAATGTAACGCGGCGACACCATCGTTAAACTGCATCGCCAAATCCTCATTGTTCGTGACGGTGAGGATTCCGATTCCACGTTCATCGGTATCCGGCTGGAAAGAAACGACGAAATTTCCTATTTCTGGGCGGTTAAAACCGCCAGCGTCTACGATTAGGATTGTGTAGCTCATGCGGCAATCCCGGCCTTGTAGATAATTTGGTCCACGGTACAATCTTCGGCCAAGACATCAGAACGAATCGACTTCATGCGCGCCTGAACAAGGTGTCGGCCGGCGCCGCCGTAAAGATAATGCACTTCAATGACTGAGTTGATAGAGACGGTCGGCTTTCCGTTTAGCGAAACGTGTCCCACTTCCACCATCTTGCCTTGCGCGTCGTAGAGCCCGATCGCGGCGGAATTATGTCCCTTGTCGCCAATTCGAACGACAATTGCCGAAAGAGACTTGATGAATTTGAACTTCTTATGGTTGCCACTGTTGCCGGGACGGTATGCAGCGTCGCGTCGCGCAAACACACCTCCCTCGTAGCGATGTTTTTCAAGCGCCGCAAACCCTTCTCGTTTAGCTTCGGGGGTTTCCCAGGTTGGAATGAGTGTGACGTGGCGACCGCTTGGCGGAATTAACTTTTCCAGTGCCCTGTAGCGTTTTTCGTAGGTAAGAGTGGAGAGATTCTTGCCGTTAAGACGGAGAAGATTGTAGGCAATGAAAATATTGCCGACGTGCTCGCCGCAGACAAAAAAAGTCTTCGCTTTGATCCTGTCCAGTTCGTAGACGATTTCCGAGTTTAAGGCTCCGGAGAGCGTTCCGAGTTTGTTGAAGCCAGCATACGTTCCATCGGCTCGCTTTTCGATTTGCCGAAACTGCCCGTCAGCTTTGAGTTGGAGCCAGTAGTTGGAATTATTCATATACGGTTCAATGCTGGCTACCGGAATCTCGTCCAGATCCTCAATGGGAAAAGGCGTGCGAAAGTTATCCGTCTTGTTAGAGGGAACAAGCCCGGCGCGCGCCTCAATAACAGTAGCCATTTTGCCCTTCGGCGGCTCATATCCTTCAATGGTTTTACGATGAACAAGAGAATCGAAGACTTTCCTGGCTTGTTCGGCCGAAACGCCGCTGATTTTTGTGCCTGTTTGCAGTTTGGAGCCGCGGCGCCCGAATTGGAAGTTCACCGCAAAACCAGTTGCAACTGGCACAATTTGGATGTGATATTCCTTGTCGCTATTCTTGGCGGAGTTCTGGTAGTAAAGACTAATCGAAGTCGCGCTCATTGTTTTTTAATTCTCCTCGATGTTACTTCCACTACATGACATGGATCTCCAAACTGAAAGGGGAGTCTTATCGACTCCCCTTGACCGCAATATTGCCGGCGTCGCCGGTGCTTACCTTTTAGTTTTGTTTGCCGTAAATGTTGTGTTCGGTGGCATGTTTCTCCTTTCTATTTCGGCGATGGCTCTCGCTAACTTCTATCGCCAAGGTCGTTCAACTCGCTATATTTATCGTTAAGCAGTCCGAAAATGCGTTGTAGTTCGATATTTGCAGGTGTCGGTACGTCCTGCAAAATTTTCATGACCAAGTCGATATCGACAGCATTTAGGCGTAGGGTTGCGGTTTCAGAATCCACGAGTCGATTGAGAAGTCCCCAAACGATTCCACCGGGCTTTGCCTGTTCACGACATTTGGCGTCGTAATGTGCGCCAGCCGCCGACATTAGCATGTTGCATTCGGCGCGCGTGAATTCGATCTCTGCCAACGGAATGAGAATAACGTTTTGAAGTTTCATTACGCCGCAGCCTTTTTCTTCTTGGCTGGCTTTGTGGCTGGAATCGGTGTCGGCTTTACCTCTGGCTTTTTCTTGTTAACAGCCAACGATGCCCTGAGTGCTTCCATGAGATCGACAGTCGTACTGCTCTGTGTGAACTGAACCGGAGGCGGAGGCGTCACCGATTCATCCATCTTCGACGCGATCAGTTGCGTCACCCGCTCTTGAAATTCGTTCGTAAATGTTTTCGGCTGGAAAGCCGAGGACAGGCTTTCGACCAACTGTGCGCCCATCTTGATTTCTCCCTGACTGAGCGGCGCAGCATTCAGATTGTCAAACTCAGGTACTTCCGCCACCTCGCTTGCGTACCAGAGGAAATGCAGCATGAGACCGTTTCCCTTGGGGCGAATGAGCACCAGGTTCTCGCGGTTGGATTTCGTCAGTTTGGCAAGTGCCACACGCCCGGTTGCTTCGAGAGCCTTGGCCAACAGGCTATACGGCTTGCGGCCAGCGTCTTCTGGCAGCATGTAAAACGATTCTGCCAGGTAGAGCGGGTCCACATCTTCGGCAAGCACGCAATCGGTGATTTCCATGACTTTTTCGCTCGCCGGAGCCATCGAATTGATTTCGTCGTTCGTGAGGATCACGTACTTGCCGCCAGTTTCGTAACCCTTAACCGTATTCTTACTGTCCACCTTCTCATTGCAATGCGAACAGAAGTACGGTTTGTTCAGTGGCGTGTGACATTTATCGTGAAGACTCTTGAAGTCAATCCGATCGTCGCGAGCCCCGACGTTGAGATAGATGGGAATCGACAAAAGACCAAATTGCAGGGCACCCTTCCAGACTTTAGTTGCCACGATTGTTCTCCCTTCGAATTAAAATACGATGTGTTGTTGTAAAACGGTTTGCCGTTGCCAGTCAACTAAGTAGAAATTGGTATCGGTCAGCCCCCATTTCGAATATTGACGCTCGAAGTATCCTTGTGCGACACCGGCTTCAAGGAATGAGGATTCCAATTCCGCTATCTCTGAGCCCTTATGGACTGACAAGACAGCGAAATTAAATTTCGGCGGCTTGTTGATTCGCTTTGCCGGGATCATTCGGTTCCTCGATCTGAAATGAAAACGGTTCAACTTTCTTATCACCGTCGAACATCGATACGAAGTTCCTTGCTACACTGGGAAGCACGATACGAGTGTCTTGTTCGTTGACACCCACACCCTCAATAAGAATAAAACATGGACCAACCAACGCGGTCGTGAGAATACGTCTAACCGCTAAGGCTATCGGGCATTCGCGGCTGTTGCATGTCTTACCGTTTGCAATGTCTTCGGCTGTGACGGTGATGGTTATCACTTCTGTTTCCTCGCTTTCCGCTGCCGTTTGGCATCATCTTTGGCTTGGCGTTCTTTTTTGGTCAGATGACCGTCCAGTTCTTCGCGCGGAACGTTGCGCCAGTGGCGTTCAGGATGGCGTTTCATCGTATTTCCTTTTCCTTTTTAGTTTGGTTTAATTCTAGTTCCAACACCCTTTCTGCTGGACATGGTTCTGTAACGGAGTGACGTAATTTATTTGCGCTATGGTATCTATCCCATAAAATAAAATGCAGCCTCTTCCGGCGTGATGGCTCTGATAATTTCTTTTTCGTCCGTCATGCCGCATTCTCGCGTTGGTGTTCAAAGGCAAGCTGGTTATCGTGCTTTGTCCAGTGACCCTTCTTGGCGCACTCAGGGCCAAGACCGCGGTGGAGACTGGCTGGAACCGTAAGGGTGCGCCCACAACGAGCGCACTTGCTTTCTTTCATGGCGAAAGCCATTTGTGCCTGCTCCGGCTCTCTGGCTACTACATCCAGAGCATAGCGAATGCGAGTCAGTCGCTTTGGTTCATTCGCCTGTTCGAACTTGTGCCAAAACCTGATCTGGTTATCGTCGGTTAAAAAGCCAACACCTTGAAAACGAAAATTATTTTGACGATCACGCTTCGGCGTGGAGATACCAACTACGGCTTTCCCGTTCCAATCGCTAATACGGATTGTGCGATATTGCCCGTCCGAATACACGATGGAGTAGTGACCAAACGCTAGACGCGGCATCTGGAATCCTTTCTGCGAATCGCCACCTTCTAAACATGGACGGCACTATAGACCCACGTAAAGATAAGTGGCGACTCGCGTACTACGATTATAAAGTTAGAGTCTAAGATTGTCAATACTGTAATACAAAGCGAAAGATACTGGAGAATAGTGTTATTTATTCATCCAGCGTGAGAATGCGTGACGGTTTGGACGTAATAAGCGAAGACAATGCGCTGTCGATTGTGTCGAATCCGTACTTCACGTAGGCGCGTACATCTTCGTCGGAACGCAATAGGTCTGCGTTCGTGTCTTTCAAGAGAGACTTCGCCTTGTCGACCAAGACTTTCAGTTGCCGATCCTCCGTGATGTTGCGCACGTCGAACGTCTCCAGAAATTCGTTGATCTTCTTAAACGAATTCTCTTTAAAAATTTTCGTTTTGCCGTCTTCCCCAGGAGTAAGACGCTCGCGCAGATGCTCAATCATTTCAGCCATGTTCTGGCGAAGCATTTGCTGAATGACCCCGCGTGCCTTTTCCCATGATGCGGCTGTTTTCTGGATTTCTTGTTTCCGGAGTTTTTCGCTCAACTTTTGCCGGCTTGGTGGCATGATTTCCATGAAGCGCCACGTTAACCGGAAGGATTGGCGAATGACGTCCGGTGGCGGATATTGCGACTTGTCAAATAGGTTCTTGAGACGATGCCGTGCCTCTTTGATCAAATCGTCATAGTTATCGACAAGTTTTTTAACCAAGGCATCGCGCTTCTTGGCATATTCGGTCAGCTTGGCATCGACTTCATCAGCCAATGCTTTTGGAAGCAGGTAGATGCCCTTCTTGATCGTGAACGGCAAAGCCAGGCTGTCGATATACCGCCGTACTTCGCCGTCCAGAGAGGTGATGGCTGTCAATTCTTCGGCGTCCCACAGTTTCTTCGAGACTGCTAGCCATTCCTTGTCGGACGTTTTGTTGTCTTCGGTCAATTCAATGTTCTCGGTATCAACCTTGCGGTGATTGCCGATCGCGGAAAAGGTGAGAACGAAGATGACTGTCTTTTCCTCCATTTCCTCGATGCTGGCAATGTGCGCCGGCGGCAGCTTGATTTTCTTGTCCTGCTTCGGCAGTGCTTTTTTGGGTAGTTCTGGTTTCTGGCTCAGCCTCGCTTCGCCTCGCGGCGGACCGGCCGGACCATACTTAGAGCGGATCGTATCCCAGGCACGTTTTGCATTAGCAGAACGCTCTGCATGTGAAAGCGCCATTTTGTTTCCTTTCGTCTTGGATTTTATAACTCGAAATACTTGCGTTGGATTGTCTGCTACCGCGATTCTTGGACGAGTTTTGGTAAAAACTTGAAAGAATTGTCGATTTCCATGAGTGTATCGTTTACGAAGCGTCGCGTCTTACCGTGTAATCGAATGGTGTAATAATTTTCCTTGTACCATGTGTGGATGTCCCAATTCCCATGAGTCGCGCGTCTCGCACCCATCCAATCGGCGATCATTTCGAGTGCGTAACGCTCTGGCATCTGTCTTAAAAAACTTGATTCATGTTCGTAAGTGCACCAATATTCCCAGTGATGAGGATTCAGTTGTTTGTGACGGCGCTGGGCGCGGGCTAACTCTGCGCCATGGATGCCTACGATTTGGCGTAGGCTTTCCATTTAAAGGGATGTAGTTTATCCAAATCGTGAAGAACAAGCTGCAACAAGGGAACGCCGAGGTAAAGACCGACTCGCAGCACAAAAAACTTATGCCGAATCATGTAACTTAAAAATCGATAGTGCTTGCCCATCTAAAATCTCCCGCTTTGGATTTTACTCCGTGGTCCTAGACTAAAACATAATCCGTTTCGATGGTTACTTCGGCGAGAGTTATCGAATCCTTGATGAGGCGCAGGTCGTTGCCAAACGCAATCTTTGGCGTGACATTGTTCTGTTCATCGATCTGGAGGTATCCTTTTCCCATCCACGGTGAACGATGATTATTGCTATAGCGTTCAGGAAGCGTGCGGTAATGTACCCGCGCGCGCAGAAGCGGATCACCCGGAATCGGATGGGCAAAGGCAATATCGATCACCGGTCCGTCCGGCTTGGCGGTTGCCTTGGTATTCACCCGAGCAAGTGTTGATGCAAAATAGCGTGATAATTCGACGATCAATTCATCGTCGGATTTTGTCGGCCAGAGCTGATGATAGTGCGCCAGATAGTAATCGCGCTGTTCTTGTGGAATATCTCCGCGCCAACCCATGTCGACTAAGAGTTTTGATTCACGAATCATCCCGCTTGTTAGATAGCGATAGAACGTTGGCTGGTAGGCTTTTGCCAATTCGCTAAACCTGGTCCAGTTTGTGAACATCGTTTCGGTGGAGGGATCGGCGCTGTCTCCCAAAACAGCACGCGAAAGTTTAATAAAGGAAGCGACATAATGCTCAATTTGCAAGAGACCGCGATTTTCAAAGAGCCAGCGGTCACCGAGATCCTCGAGCCGGAAGCGAAAGAGGGATTCAATGCCCTGCATTTCGAGTTCTTTTTTCAGGCAAAGTAATTGCCGAAGCGCCATAAACTCCAAGATGTCGATTCCCTGATTATCATCTTGCTTTCTGGCGCCCCAGGGAAGATAGAAGGTAATCTTATTGTTGGAACCAGACATTGTGGCGTCAGATTTGTATATTGAACCGGTGGCATTGCGAACCACATCGCGGATTTTTACTTGCGTCTCCGGGGCTGGCAGTGGACCATAGCGGCGTTGCTTTGTGCCGAGGATTGCCGCGACGATCGCTTCAAACCGCACCCGTTGGTTTGTACTGAGTGGAATCTGCGTCTGACAAAAGGTTTCGATTAACCGCGTATACGGCGTCATAGTGCGCTCTCCTAGAATTGGATTGGCTACCATGTTCTGTGGTCCCCTTTGTTTGGATTAAACTATTACTCGCTCGATCAGTGCATCGGCCGTCGCATCAATGATGCGAGAGACCAATAGCGTCGCGGTTATTTGTTGTCCGGCGTGAAAATAGAGCGCAATTCCCATGGCGGCGATTGCCGACAGGAGAAATAACAATTTTGTTTTACGAGACAGCATTTCTTTCTTTTTGTGCTTCGACACGTCTCCGTCCCTCCATTATGTGGAAGTGGTTAGTATCGGGTTGTTGCTTTGGATTTAACGACCAGAGGTTGATTCGAGGCGTTCTAATTCTGCCAATTGTTTCTTGGCGTCGTTTCTGCGTTTCGTGACAAAGTCGATTTCCCGGTCTATTTCGTCGTAAAAGAACTGCCCAACGAAGTACCAGAGCAGTTTTCCGACAAGGTGGCGCATGGTTGACCCTTTCCGAGTAGATTCTTCTTAATCCACCCAACTTCCGCGTTTAAAGCATCGCCCCTGAGCCGGAAACCGGTCATTACGGGTCCGGAAACCGGTGTTAGGTCTACGGTCCAAGTCCCATTGTCCGCAGGCTCTACATGACTCGCACGGCGGGTTTTGGTGTTGCCCTCTTCAAACAATGGTATAAGGGCGTCGTCGTAGATGGTTGTAATGGTGCCGTCTGGCGCGATATCCACGATTAGTTCATCGTTCATTTTGAATCCTTTCGATCGGAGCGACACCGACTTGAGCGATTAATCGGCACGTCCAACAGATGTAGAAAGACGGCGCGGTGCGAACTGGAAATTCCTTAGTCAGAAGATCCAGTTCGCAATTACAAGTCGGGCAGTGACTTTTGGGTGCGGATTGAACGATGTAGGTGCTTTTAGCCACGCGCCTTTACCTGTGCTGGTTGGGCGAGATGCATTTCTGGTGTAGCTGTTTCTTGGAGTTTCTTGCCCAAAGCTTCTTCCAGATCCTTCGTGGCAGCTAAACACGCTTTGCCGCGGAAGCCTTTGGTCGTCACTTGCGCCTGTCCATCCGGCGCGATATCCACGATTATTTCTAACACGATTCACCTCGAGTTTTTTGATTCGGCTTGTGCCGGGCTCAGCTTGCTTTCGTATATTTGAGTTGAACGTGACCATTTGGCAGGCGAGATTGAACCAAGCGATATCCCGGTGGCGATTTCTTTTTGGCGATATTCACTTGGTATCCCTGTTTAAGCAGGTCTCCATTCTTCCCGACTGCGGCTTCCAGACCATAGCCGCCTGAATAGAAATCCCACAGCAATTGAAAGCCGGCGCGACCGTCGCGGCGCTTAACGACTCCCACTTCGTAAGAGCCGCGCTGATAAGCGGGATGGGTTTGAGGCACGCGAATAGCGTGATCGCACTTACCGAGGTCTTCTTCCTTAAATCCGTCCGGCAACGGATAATCGCCGACAGAATGGCCCCACCACTTATACGTCTTTTGACCCTGGACGAGCTCTAGTCCAAGCTCTTGACAAGTCTTAGTAAGCGCGTCCAGGTCTTTTACTTCAATTTCCATAGTAGCTACATGGCTCATTTCATTCCTCCAAACTGAAAATGCGTTTCGATATTATCGTGATTGTAGTTTCCGAAATTTTAACCTGTTCCGGTTGTAATTTCTTTTCGTGTTCTATCCTCTCCCGCTCAGCACGATGTTCCATTTCTTCCTTATGCTGTTGTTGGAGAAGACGCATGCGTTCCTGTTCCTTGATCCGCAAACGTGCTTCCTTTAATTTTAACTCCTTTACATAAGCGATGTGTTCGCAATTTCGTCCGCGCGCTGATTCTGGCGGTAATCCAATCTGTCCACAATCGCACGCCCACGTCCCATCTTCGAATTGCGAAACGTTGGCAATGCGAATTGGCGGATAGCCGATAGGTACTTGCCAGGTCTGGACGCCTATAGCCATGTTGAGGTTAGTCCATAATGATAATGCGGGTCTTTTTCTGTGTAAACGGTGTAATGACCGATGCCGATACGGTGACCGGTTCGGATGTTGGTTGCTGTTTTGAACGCCCTGTCTGCTTAACTGTCGGTTGTGGCGTCTGTGTATGTGCAAACACTTCCGGTTCTTCGTTTTGGACACCAAGGATGTGTTTGCATGGACCGCGAGGTCTTGCTTTCTGAAAGATCCAGCCGCCACAAGCGCAGGCCCAGGAATGATCATCGTACAATGTCACCTTGTACGATTTAGACGAGTCTGTGTGGCTGGCTACATCCCATTGCATTAATTTGTTTTTTGCCATTTCAGTTCACGTCTTCCTTGCTGAATTTACGGGTTGATTTGCCGGGGATGATCGCACCAACGACGACAATGCCTTCCTGCTTTTCTTCTTCGATTGTCTTTGGCGCTTCATAGTTACCGGAAGTGGAAGCAGAAATGTAATTACCATCCGCTTCTCGACGCAACGCTTCCAATTGCTTTGCCTTGCTTTTGGCAATCGGAACAATGTACTTCGCCGCTTCGATCAGTGTGCGATTGAAATCGTGTGCCATTTCACAGCACGCTTGGATTTCTGAACCGGTCCAGAGACGATCATCGGGTTTCTTCTGCTTGGGCAAATTAAATTTGCCCATGTGGATTCCCCAAATCACATCGCGCTCTTTACTGCTTGGCAAATCGAAAAAGAATTTGCCAAACTTGAACCGCCGTAACAGTTCCGGTGGAAGGTTGTCGATATTGTTGCAGGTCGCAATAAAGAAAGCACGTTCCTGCGAGACCGCTTCGACAACTTTAAGGGCAAGCCGGATATTCGCGTTACTTTCGCCAACGAGCGATCCTTTCATATCGCCCAAGTTCATCTGAATAACAGGAATGCCGGCTTCATTCCCGACAGCTTTTGCAATTTCGGTTTTGCCGACGCCACCAGGACCCAATAGCAAGATGCCTTTGGCTTTCTTGTCCTGCATGAAGGTTAACTGCGCTTTGAGCATTTCTTGTGTAACACCGCTTAGGTCGGAACCCGATCCGGCCATATCCTTGTCGATTTCGTCTTGAAAGACGAATGCTGCCGGACGGTTTGGGTTAGTATCCTTGATAACTTCATTCAAAAATGATTTGATGTTTTCCAAACCACCGATATCCGAAAATCTTTCTCCGCCGCGCCAAACCGCAAGACCTGGTGTTTGTTCGATTTGCTTGCGCTTGCGCTCATACATTGAATCAATATCGAGGCCGTTGCGCGTAATCGACATTGCCGTTACTTGATCCGCCGGAAACGCCGACAAACCAGCAAGTGCATCGACGGCACGTTTCAGGACTTCCTCTGTCGGTTCATTGGCACCGGCATCTTTATGCATCTGTGTAACGATTGCCGCCAACTGGTCACGATTCGGAAGCGGTTCATCTAAAACCAGGACGTCATTAGCCAGTTCTGGTGGAAGTGTAATGTCGGGGCAGAGAAACACTACCGTTGCCCCGCGCTCCTTGACCGCATCACGTAAATTCCAGATCGCCTGAATGAATGTTGGGTCGGCCGTATTACCGCCGAGGAATCGCTGAGGATTAATCATATAAAGGACGCCAAACTTGGCAAGTCTGCGCCATGCCCGGATCAAAACTTCAGTCGGGTTGCAAAGGATGTTCGGTTCTTCTCCCTTATTCCGGTCGATCCACGTCTGCACGTTCAACTCACCTGGCGACGGCTGAGTCTTATCGTTTACAATCTTTGGAAAAAGATTCAGTCCAACAGCACCGTTGACGACATCCCATACGATTAACGGCGTCTCGTTTCGTTTGTTCTTTTTATCGATATCCAAAACAATCAGAGCCGTCTGTTTGATTGTGGATGATGGGTCTGGCGTTCGAATCACGATCAGCGGAGTACTAACCTTACGTGCCGCTGCGAATTGCTCGATAAATGATTTTGCCATTTCCAGCTTCTCCTTCGTTTTTGGATTTCAAACTGGTTTTATATGCGATGCATGTACGCGCCAAAGTTCTGGCTCGCTGCCAAACAACGGTTTTACGGAGACTGTTACTGTCGTTTGGTTGATTTTTGTTATCGTGCCTCCAATTTTTGCGCCGCGGCGGCCGGTAAAATACACATTTTGGCCGATAGAAAGTTTGGTGATTGCATGAGCGTTTTGTTCATTGCTCTTTAATAGAAATCTCTCATGGAGCAAACCACTCATTTCCTTCAAATCTTCTTTGGTGGCCGAAGCAATGAGTCGTTCAAATATGCTTCTGGTCTTGCCGTCCACAATGCCTCCTTAAAAGTATCGGCGGGTGAGAACCAGCCAGATTGCTCACCCGCCGTTGTCCTATTTGATTAAGCGTAATTTTCCGCAGGGAACTGTCTTCAAGTACGCCCTTTACCGGTGACCGGTACGATCCGGGCGCATAGGCTCAACCTCCTTTCTGTAAAACTTCCATATTAAACTGTTTCCAAAACTCCAATTGCGTTGTGGCAATCTGTTTTTCTTCGAGGCTCAACTTCATATCACGCAACACGCCCTCGAGTCTATTGATTTCATGCTGGCGCTGTTCGGTCGTCCATGCTGTCCAGCGAGCATAGCCACGAATAAATGCCAGCGCCTGTTCAACGAGTTTATCTGCTTCATGTGTCCCCAAAACGCCCGGTTCCTTTCCGTCCCAACCAAGCTGTCGCGCCTTGTTTAAGATGAAACGCTGGGTTGAAAAATCACCGTTTAAATCTTTAAGAGCTCCGTCCAACGTCATTGACCAGATCGGTGTCAAGAGCACCTTCGCTTTGTCGTAAACATTTTTGAGAATAGCTTTCTCGTTGTCGCCCTGTAGAGCGATTGCC